CTTCTTTTTTTCTTTATATATTAATTATTTCCAATTATGTATATTTTTATTCCAACCCCAAAAAAAGAAATGAATATATTTTATTACATATAAAAAGAAATGGCCGTGCGTTAGAAGTACGGCCATTTCTTCCCATTTTTTATTTTACCTTTTAATAAGGAAGATTGAAATGTATTCTGTATTTACGAGTTCTGGCACTTTCACAGTACCCAAGGGCGTTAAGAGCATCGATGTCTTCTGTGTAGGTGGTGGAGGAGGATGCTATGATGCATGTACTGCAGGTGGTGGAGGCTATACTAAAACTGTTAAAAATATATCTGTAACTCCTAAAAGTAAAATATCAGTTACAGTAGGGGCTGGTTCATATGCTGCTGGTAATGAGACTTTAGTGGGGTCATATTGCACTGCAAAAGGTGGATACTCGTATGCCTATTACAGTAGTGGCACTTCACCAATATCATTTGGCGGTTCTGGAGGTGGAGGTGGTGTATATTGTAGAGATAGTAGTGTATTATATTGTACTATACCTGGTAATGGCGGTAGCGATGGTTCTGATGGGAAAGATTATAAAAGTACATATGTATATAAAACATATGAAAGTGCTACAGCATTTATTAATCCAAGTCCAAATGGCAAAGGCCAAGGTACCACTACAAGATACTTCGGAGAGAGTAATGGTACCCTTTATGCAGGTGGCGGTGGCGGTATTGCTAGACTTTATTGCGATACTTTTTTTGCTGGCGACTCTTTAGTTAAAGGATATGAAGGCGCTAGTGGAGGAGCAGGAGGCGGAGGTAATGCATGCTGTAATGGAAGTTATGCAACTGGTGGTGGAGCTGGTGGTGGGCCTTCAAATTCTTTCTACTATTCAAAAGTATCAGAAGTTTATGTATATGGCGGTAGTGGTGTTGCAATAATAAGATGGGGTAAATAAAAATAAAGAGAGCACTATTAATAGCGCTCTCTATTATATTCTCTATTTTATTTCTTTCCCCAACGAATAATAGCAATTCCAGAGCCACCAACTGAATATGTATCTGCACTACCAACAGCGCCGCCTCCACCTCCAGTATTTGCTGAGCCTGGTACTGCATATGATACGACAGTAGAATAATCGCTATATAACTGTCCGTTTCCACCACCTCCATCACCGCCATATGCAACTCTTCTGGTATAATATTTATATACGTATGTATCAGCTCCGCTTGCTGGAGTAGCCATACTTATATAAACAGAGCCAGATGAAAAATTTATCCCAGCGCCAGCACCACCTCCTGCATAGAGTGTTCCATTAGACTCACCAAAATATCTTGTAGTGGTACCTTGGCCTTCAGATACATGATAGGAAACTACATTAAAGTAAGCATTAAAAGATTTAGCATCAGTGTAATATCCTTGTATATCATTTTTACTAAAGCCGCCATTTGAGCCTCCATCATTACCAACTGTTAATGCATAATTAGATGTATTATAAGCAGGATATTTAGATGTTATACTAACTCCACCTGCAGAACCTCCGCTACAAGAATAATCATATTGATAATATCCATGGTTAGATCCATATCCACCTTTTGCAGTGCATATGCTTCCCACACTGGTACTTGTTCCATTTGCATAGTATTCGTAGGGGCCTCCATAATTTCTACTAAAATAACTGCATGTTCCTATAGTCACCGCAATAGACTGTCCAGGAGTCACCGACGCCGCTTTTGTAGTAGTAGTGTACCCTCCGCCACCTCCACTATAGCAATGTGGAGTTCCACCTCCTCCACCACCTACACAGAAGACATCGATGCTCTTAACGCCCTTGGGCACTGTGAAAGTGCCAGAACTCGTAAATACAGTTTCCCCAGGCGCAGCAGCGGCACTATACACTTGTGCAGGGCTATTGCTTTTCCCTGCATAAATTTCATTTACTTCTTTAGGAGTACCATTTACACCTACATATACAGCGGTTACCTCTTTAGGCACTCCATTAACACCTACATAAATAGCCATATAATAAAACCTCCTATTTATAGTATTTTGTGGCTATAAGGCCCACCTGCAAAGTCGGTGCAGGTGAGTCATTTTATATGCATGATCATCATGTCACATATTCTAGTAGGTAGCATATCTAATGATTCTTTTTATGAAACTTAAAAAATTTCACCTCCATATACAAATATTAGACTTATTAATTAGCTGTTCAATATAAGAAAAACAATATTTACTCAAGAAAACTGGGGAAACTGTATTTACGAGTTCTGGCACTTTCACAGTGCCCAAGGGCGTTAAGAGCATCGATGTCTTCTGTGTAGGTGGTGGGGGTAGCGGGTGGGAAGGCCATGGGCCTAATGCCAGTTCAAATCAGCCATCTGGTGGTGGCGGTGGAGGCTATACTGCAACTAAATCTGGTATATCTGTAACTCCAGGCCAATCTATTGCGGTGACTATTGCTCCTGGCGGAAAAGCGGATTCGTGGTCAAGTACCAACTATGGTGGTGACACATCTGTTGGATCTTTTTGCACAGCTAAAGGAGGTGGTGCTGGATCAAATGGATATGGTAATGGCACATCTTGCTACTATGTATGCTATTACCCTTCAGCATATATATATAGTACAGCAATTATGGGAGGGAGTGGAGGAAGTGGTGGATGCGGTATGGTTCTTAGTAATGCAGGTAGTACCCCATATTTAGTTAGCTATACAATATTTACTGGGTATGGTGGTAAAGATGGAGGAGATGGATATATAAGGTGTACATCAACACCTTATGATTATTACCAATATTATGGTAGAGACAATTTATATCATGCTATATATTATAGCGGTTTAAGATATTGCAAAGGCCAAGGTACCACTACAAGATACTTCGGAGAGAGTAATGGAACACTCTACTCTACCGGAGGTGATGGGTATAATTATTCTGGAGGAAGCTACAGTACTCCGTCTGCTGGAACAGGAAATGGTGCTAGTAGTGGAGTAAAATATGGTGGTAGTGGAGTTGCAATAATAAGATGGGGTAAATAAAAATAAAGAGAGCACTATTAATAGTGCTCTCTATTATATTCTCTTTTTATTTCTTTCCCCAACGTATAATGGCTATTCCAGATCCACCTGATCCTCCACATTCATCTATATAGTCATATTCTCCCATAGCAGCTCCTCCACCGCCATTGCCAGTATTTGAATTTGCACTATCGGCACTGTAATATATATTAGCAGAAGAAAACATTCCTGTGTATTTGTAGCCGCCATTTGCCCCATATGCATTAAAGTGATAATCTAAAAAAGTGTAATTTGTTCCATTACTCCAAAAATTGTATCCTCCGCCACCACCTCCACTAGCATAGAGTGTACCATTAGACTCACCAAAGTATCGTGTAGTGGTTCCTTGGCCAGTGTTACCATAAAATGAAGTACTATATGCATCACTTCGATCACCTTTTCCATCATAACCAGCGTATGTTGGATATCCATAATTACTAAAGCCTTGTTCTCCGTAGTAATATTTATTTGCACCTGCACCCCCTCCACTGCCACCATTTCGTGTAAAGGTGTAATCCCTATTGCTAGTAAATATTTGAGATTGTGAACTGCTATCATACATAACAGTTCCACCTCCATATGCTACAGAAATCTTTGATGAATTAAATTCACTGCCATGATTAACTTGTGTATCAGATCCATATGCACCACCCATTTTACCACCACCAGGTGCATTACTTGCATTTCCACCAGATCCAATAGACACACTTATTTTTTCTCCAGGTGTAACAGTTGAAGTCACTGTTTTAGTAATTCCGCCTGCCCCACCATGGCCACTAAAATAATAGTATGACGTTCCATAACCATCATAACCATACTTATAATAACTTTTTCCTCCTGATCCTCCACCACCTACACAGAAGACATCGATGCTCTTAACGCCCTTGGGTACTGTGAAAGTGCCAGAACTCGTAAATACAGAATATATAAAATATTACATTTTACCGTTTTTTTTTTTTACATATTTATAATGTATCTATTATAAAATATTATATGGAGGTAATTTAAATATGATTGATATGAATCAAAGTATTGAGGCCATTATGCAAGAATGTGATTATATTGCTGAAGTGAAAGGCGATAGTGAGATAGGATATAGTGTTGGAAGAAATATGTCATATGGTACTAATAAGCACGAATATGGTTTGAGATGGAATGGAAATGATGCTGGATATCTGGAAAAAGGGTATAGAAGTGGCAGAGCGCGTGCAGTGGAGCGTAAGCAAACTGGCGGAATGAAAACTGCAGAAGATTATCGATCTACTGTAAGTGCTCTAAAGAAAAATAAAGATAAAGCGGATATATCAAATAATAAACATGAAGAATGGAGAAGGAAAAAGCAGGAGTTCCATGGAGTATCTGGAAACAGCAATGATAGAAAGCGTGCTAGAAGAGCAGCTAATGAATCATCTATCTTTGATGACTTACTTGATTTAGTATAAAATAAGAGTGCTAATATATTAGCACTCCTATGTATTTTTTTTTTTATTAAACTAGATCTAATAAATCATCAAAAATAGATGATTCTTTATATCCGAGTGAATCTAGATTTCTGTGCATCTCTTTTCTAGATAATTTCCCTTCAGCTGCTCTCTTATAACCATCCCTCATGGCCCTTGCTGTGGGATTGCTGTCAAGCTTTCTCTTATCAGCCATACTTCTAGTATGATATTCTGGTTTATCCCCATAGCTCTTTGGTATCTTTTGACTAAGTACATCTCTTGTATCTTGCTTATTGGCTCTATATGCTTTTGCATATCTATGGTCGCCAGACATTCTTTCATGAGCTCTGTTCATATTATACTGATCATTAATATCTTCTTTATGCTCAGCAATATAGTCACATTCTTGCATAATGGCCTCAATACTTTGATTCATATCAATCATATTTAAATTACCTCCATATAATATTTTATAATAGATACATTATAAATATGTAAAAAAAAAAACGGAAATACAATATTTTTATTTGCATTTTTTAATTATTTCAATTATATATAATACCCATGAAACTAAAGTGATATCGGGTTCTCTAATAGAAGAAACATTGAGTACCTGATTATTTTATAATGATAAGGAGGAAATCATTATGAATAACAAAGAATACAAAGATTTTGCAGAAGCAATGGGTATTAAGGATGCCAATTATATTGTAAAACAATATAGGGCATATCAGGTTGCCAACATGAAAGCGTCCGAGCTTACTAAGGAAGACCGTAAGTATTATGGCATTCCTGGTAACAGAGGGCGCATGGATATAACCAACGATGATGGTTCAGTAGCCATCAATATCGGTTATTATCCGATCTCTAGCATATACCAGCTAGAGGGTATTGAACGAAGTGCCTATGAGTACAGGCTCTTTGTTCAGGACATGTTGTACCGAAAATTTATTGGGTATGACATGCCTTTCTTCAGATCACCGGAAAAGGCAGAATTAAAAGGTATATATAATCAGGTATGCCTTGAGATGGGACTGGAGGAATATATACTCGACAGAGCGCTTCCAGCGGTTGAGATTGTTTCCAGCATTGATAATAATATTATAGATGCTAATATTATAGATGCTGCGGAACAGCAGCATCCTGAAGACTCTGAGAATGGGTATGTAGTTACTCTGCTATCAGATATGTCGATCGATACGTTCGCACATAAGATAGCGAAGGTAGTAGCCGCTGATATTGGCTACACTGGAACTGCTGATGAGCTTCTAAAAACATACGAGTTTGGGAAGCTTCTAGACTCTATAAAGCAGATTCCAGAGGCAATCTTGACAGGCCAGAAGATACATGGTGGCTTTATGATAAATAGCTACAAAAGGCTTGTTAAGAAATATGCTGATAATGACACTAAGTCAGCATTATCAAAAGATGTGTCGGAACTTGTCAATATGATTCATGTACTGAATGATTATATTGGCAATGTAGACTGCGAAAGCATCAACAATATCAGCACTGAAGATTTCAGTGCTATACTTAATAAAATCACATCAGATGATTATATTAAGTTTATTGCTACAATTTTTGAAAATCTCATTAGCAAAGATGTAGCAAAATCCATTGTTGCCTATCTTAATGCCAACAAGGATTCTGTTGATGCACTAATTAATAAAGTGCGCGATGCGGTGGCAGATGATAATATCGTTGCTACTATCGGTCGTGCAAAGGGTGATGCCGATAAGATCACCCAAGATGAGAGGATTGAGGAGCGAACCAGGGCTAACAATCCTCACGCGTTAGTGCCAGATAGTGCTAGCGTGACTAATAGGAGGCTACTCAAGTCATATCCAGAACTTGATGGTTTCCGAAAGCTACTACGAGAAGATCAGAAGGTGAATTTTGGAAATTATCATGGCCTCGTAGTGGCCGAGGTCAGCAACAGAGATGATGCTGCACCAGCAGGAGTATTTTATATTGATCCTGCAAAAATAAATCCGTATTTTTCAGTGGTAATACCACGCAGTGGATCAAACTTTGATTTGAATCCGCTGTATGATATATACTGCGAATTTGAAAATGCGGATAGGCTTGTCCAGCATGGTCAGTACAGTGAAACAGACTGGCATCGGGACAATAATAAAACGATCATAAATAGATCATTCTTCTCCCATGTAGATTACAAGGGAATTCCGAAGAATGATCTCCCTATCGTAGTAGGGAAGATGAAGCCTTTCACTGATGTATTAGACAGTAATATGTGTGATATCAGGTTTAAGGTTTCGAACTACGAATCACCAGAGGCTTTCACTCTGACGTCTGGGAAAACAAGTCTGTCATATTTTGCTTCAGCAAATAAGTTCTATGATGGGCTGGTTCTGGATGTCAGATTCGGTAGTTCCGGTGCTAATCTGTTCAGGGCATCTGGAACGAATGCTCGTAGATTTGCAGAAAGGATCAATAAGTTCTGCAGGTCTAACGTGATAGATCTGGACGTTTCTGATGAGGAATTTGCTAAACATGATGCAGAGAGATTGCAGCTTGGTTTAGTAGATTAATCATCATAAAAAGGCTGGGAAATTTCCCAGCCTTTTTTTTTTTTTGGTATTTGATAGAATCTGGAACAATATAATAATTTTAAAAGTTCGAATTGGAGGTATTGATATGGATATTTCTAGTATTGTAAATGCATTTGCAGGTGGAGATGTGATTAGTGATGATAATTTAGAGTGGCTACAAAAGGAGTTAGAATATGCACAAGAGCAACATAAAAATTTAGAACCTGTAATTCCGGTGAATACATATGAAGTACTTGGTGGAATTACTTGTGGTGTTTGCCCTAGATGCCAAAAAGGAGTCACTGAATCAGATAAATTCTGTCATGAATGTGGTGCTAAGTTAGACTGGAGTGGTAAAATACACTAAGATCTACATATTAGTAATAATAGAGTAGGGGAAGTGCAGTAATGGCAGAGAAGTGTGTTAGTTTTTTAGACTATGATAAGATCACTGATGATCTTATATGGTTCTCAAAAGAAATAGTTTTACGATTTAATGTAAGATTATCATCTAAGACTGCATCTGGCGGAAGAAGACATTATTTAAATGAAGTCAAATATGATTCTAGATATAATGATTATGGCAAAGTGCTTACAGTACGTAGGCACTTTGATTATTATCTCTCTATAGATGTAAGATATGAATATGAATCTAGTGTATTGATTAAAGCAAAGGATATGATAAACATGAAGACTCAATTAAAGCTGGCTAGTAAATGGTTTTCTGATGGAGTATTTGGCAAGGATAAGAAAAAGAAACTTCATATTATTGGGAAACCAAAATCTATAAAAATATATAATTTATCTGGAAAGTATTTGGAATTAGAACCGGTTGTAATTACTTATGATAATGATAATCAAGTAGAGGGGGTTAGAGTTATATTAAATGGTGGACAATATGCAGATATAGATGTAGATAAGTTCATGGAATGGGTATACTTAATTAGTAGTATGGATATGTATGGATGTGCTATTGGAATGGTTAATTTCATTAAACCAGACTTAGGAGAGAACGTATATGATTTAGCGACGTATAAATATGATGAAGACTTTTCAGATGATAATAGATGCGATGCATCTATTAAAGGCCATAAAGTAAAACCAGAAAAGAAAAGTAATTCATTCTTTGATAAATTAGATGATATGTGAAAGGAGAATAATATGAATAAGAAAGTAAGACGTATTAAGAAGCACAATTCAATAGAAAATAGAAGGTATCTAAAGGAGATGAAAAATATAGATGCTAATTTTAAATTCATTAGATATCGTAAAAATGCTTTTAAGGATATAATGACTGATATGAGTAAAGCTATGAGCCATCTATATAAATGCAAACCTGTACCAGGGAAGAAATATGAAGATATACGATTTAATGGTGATTGCTATAATATAAAGTGGAGGATATAATGAATAAGAAAGAAAGAATTAAAAAGAAGCATTCTAAAATTAAATGTAGAAAAGCGAAAAAGTGTGTACAAGATATTAAAAATAGATTTAAGTTCTGGGGCATTATGATTGCTTATAAAAAGCCAGAACCTATAAAAATTGTATATGATGATGTACGTTTTAATATTAGTAATAAACTTCCATCAGAATATGATGTAATGAAGTATAAGCAATATACACTTAGAAAGTTATATGATAGCGCCAAATTATCTAGAGAAGCATACTATACTCTTAAGGGAATGAATAGGAGAAGAAATAATGATTATAATGTAATGAATTGCATTAGAAAAAGATCTCCAGAATTAGCTCTTGAGATAGAATTATATGCAAAAACTGAGGCGCCAGTATGCACATATGAAGTGAAGATGGATGCTCCAACAATATTAGATCATATATTTATTGCACATGTATAATAGAAAAAATAGAATGGACTAATATTAGTCCATTCTTTTTTTGCCATTTTGGACTAGTGGAACAAATATATAATTATTTCATGAGGAGGTGTGCCATGTATAATGATGCACTACTTGTAGATGCTTTTAATGAGCACTCTGATGAAGATTTCAGAAAGATTGCTGAAGTAACACAAGATAATGGTTTTATGTTTGATCTAAAAGATCAGGGTGCTTTAGAGGCTTATAATTATTTCAAGGATAAAAGCCTTGGATATATTTTTTCCGATATGGATGGTATAGAATATCATTACTGTTTAGAGAATGGTATGATTTATGCATATGATGAAAATGCAGATCCATGTATGCTACCAGAAGGTAAATCATATGATGAATTACATGGTATAATTATTGGAAGACCAGAGAGATTCTCATCAGTAAATGAGGCTGAGGTATTCCATAAGCATGAGCATAAAGTGGTATATAGTGGGCTTAAACAGGATATACTTGATGTAAAAAGAAAGATCAATGAAGCTAGTCTGAATAGCTGGTGCCAGACTTTGGGATTATCTATATATTGCAATGGGGAAGATGATAAAGTACATGTTATAGTATCTCGCTCAGATACTTTGCCATGTGTATCTCCTGCAGCTATTAGAGTAATGGATAGAGGAACCTTCAATGATCTATATGATGGTGGATACGATAACTATCTTACTTGTAACATGATTGCTTATCTTTATATTCATGAATTTCCAGACGCTAATAAAGCATTAGTATTTGACATAGCTAAATATCATTCTGGTTTATTTGATGATTACAAATTAGAAGGATTAGATAGATCTATTTGGGCTGATAGAGATGTAATTGATAAGCTCTACCAGCAAGGTGGTAATGAGTTATTCGTAAAGATGGTTAAAGATTCTTCTGGTAAGAAAGCTATTAAGGCTATTGGTAAGCAATACTATGCAGATATAAAGAAAGATGCCAAAGGCACTATTGATTATTTTTATAGAGAGGATGCTATTAATGAGGCTAAGAATAAAGATGATCATGACTGGTCTGTAGATGGTATTGCTAAACTTACTCGTCGTATTAAGATGAAGAACCGTACTGCTGTTCATGGTGCTAATTCTGTAAATAGAGATGTAGAAGCTATATGGGATATTAATCAGCCTAATCCAGATATAGACTTAGATAAAGATGGGGAAGTAGAATCGGAAGAAAGGAAACAGCAAGTTCATGGAGCAAATGTAATACCATCTTCCGAGAAAATTAATTCAATGATTAAGAAACCCACTCCTGGAGGTGCCACTAGTGGGGGTTCTGGAGGAGATAAATCTGCTCACATCGAATCTGCAATAAATCCTAGTGATTTCCTTAACGATCCTGATATAAATTACTTCTACAATGGAAATAGTTATATTATGCTTGGAGAGGCTGTAAATCCTAATAGGAAATATAATAAGATGCTGTATACTAATCTCTATGCAGATCGTATGAGAAGAGTAAAGGATGTCTTTAGAGTATATGATGCTATAAAGATGGATCTTCCATGGATTAAGTATGCATACTCTGATCCAAGAAGATATAAGTTCAATCTTATTATAGATACTTATTACTACAATAAATCTTTCTTTACCAATAATAATTATAATAGAGAGAAAACAGTAGATCTTTATGCAGAAATGCTTAAGAGATTAATACAGGATCAGAGATTTATTGATTATGGATATTCTAAGCAGACTATATTTATTCCAATATTAGGTTGGGAAGATGATCCTTCTGTAAAGATGTGGTTATACAAAGAAAGTATAAATCCTATATCAATCATCTATAGACTTATGCAATTAAAGTCTGCATCTTTAAAAGATATTTTCCAAGATAAGGATGTAGTATTTCTTGGTGCTCATAGTTATTTTAAGATTAATTTCTCTAAAGAGCATAAAGGAGATATAAAAACAAAGTTTGTAAGTCTTATTAAGAAAATCATTGCTGCTGGCGAAGGTGGATTTGTAGAACCTGATCCTGAAGATGATACTCCGATGGGTGATTCTCCAAAAGCAATTACTCTTGATATTATTGATAGATTGAATACTAATCAGAATATTAAGATTGATTCTATGGTACCAGTAAAGAAGAATCTTGTTGGTGATCCTTTGAAGAAGACTCCTACAGATGTCAAAAAGCCTGCAAAGCAGCAGGATAGTATTGCACAAGCTAAAACAAAAAAGGAGATTGAGGCGGAAAAAGAAAAAATAGCAGTAACTCCTGAGCCAGAACCTACAAAAAAGGCATCTACTAAGAAAGAGATCAGAGATAATACTACTGATGCAAATAAGGATGAATTAGTTGATGTAATAAATACAGCAGCTTCTTCATCTACTTCTACAGATGAAGCTATAGATAAGATGGAAGAAGAAAGAGTTGCTAAGCTCATTGCTGCATTAGCTGCAGATGAAAATGATTCTGGGCAAATCAATAAAGCTAGAGCAGCTCGTATGGATAAAGTTAGGAATGATTTCTATAAGAAATCTGTTGGTGGAAAGACTGTAAAAGAATTAATCACTGAGCCTAATAATAAAGATGTATCCCATGAGATTCCAACTAAGCAGATTAAGATTGATTCTATTAATGAAGAATGGAATGAATTGACTTATGCTAATTTTGATAAGACTTATAATGTAAATTCAGATATAGTAGCAATTCTTAATTCTATGGCAGATTGGACTTATCCAATTGTGGTTAGAGATCTTGATGTAAAAGATAATTCTACTGCATTAGATTATGTGGATCTGTGGACAGTACATTGTGAAGATTCATTTGGTAAAAGATTTACTTTAAAATTTGATGTGCCAAAATTCATGAATGAGAATCGATATATGATGCTTAGAGGTAATAGAAAGACAATTGAGACTCAGTTATTCTTAATGCCTATATTGAAAACAGATGAAGGAGATGCACAGATTGTATCTAATTATAATAAGATCTTTATAAGAAGATTCAATACAGCTCCTGGTAAATCTAATAGATCATCAGATATTTTAGTAAGATCTCTTAAGAAGTATAAAGGGAATAATATTAAGATATACTATGGTGATAATAGTAGGATCTGTTCTAAATATTCATTACCAATAGATTATATTGATCTTGCACAAGTATATAGTAAGATAGAATACAATGATCTTATCTATTACTTTGATCAAGATGAAATTAGACAGAAGTACAGCATAGATGATTCTAGGGGTATTCCATTTGGAGTACATAAAAATGGAAAAGATCAATCTAAATGGGATATTATATATCTATCTAATAATGATAGCTATAGTATAACTAGTACGATTCTCAGTGTACTTGATCAGGATAAAGAATTTGCTGATATATCAAAATCTATTCCTAAGAAGACCAAGTATACTTATTCTAGAGCAAGGATATTAAATTCAGATATTCCATTGATTGCTCTTTGTGGATATTATGAGGGCTTAACCAGAGTATTTGATAAAGCCGGTGTACATTATGAACTTATGGAGAAGCTACCTACAGATGTACGTAAAGATGAATCTAAAGACTATGTGAAGTTTGAAGATGGATATCTTGTATGGACTGGAGATCAATCTGTATCATTATTGATGAATGGATTGAAGGAATGCAATACAGAAGATTATAAATTGGCAGATCTAAACTCTAAGGCTATGAATACAGATTTTGTTACTCAATTCTGCAGCAAGATTAAGACAGACGGTCTTGATGTATTCTATGATTGTATGATAGATCCAATCACTAAGGATGTATTAAATCATTATAATCTTCCTACAGACTTTGTAGAATGCTTATTGTATGCTAATACTCTATTAGTAGATAATGAGTACTATAAGCATACAGATATGAGAGCTAGACGTATCAGAAGAGCTGAGCTTATTGCTGGATATGTATATAAAGCTATTACAGATGCATATTCTGTATATACTATTCAGGCTAAGCATACAAGAACAGGTGCTTCTATGTCTATGAAACAGTCTGCTGTTATTGATAGAATACTTTTAGATCCTACAGAGAAAGACTACTCTACCAATAATATGCTTACAGATGTAGAATCTGTAAATGCTATATCTACCAAAGGACTTACTGGTCTGAATAGTGAAAGAGCATATAGCTTGGATAAACGTACATATGATGATTCTATGCTTAATGTAATTGGAATGTCTACTGGATTTGCTGGTAATGTTGGTATTACCCGTCAGGCCACATTAGATATGAATGTAGAAGGTAAGCGTGGATATGTAAAAACTATTGATAATGATACTACTCAGCTCAATGATGTAAAGACAATGGAGGCTACAGAAGCACTTACTCCAATGGGTGCTACACATGATGACCCATTCCGTACAGCAATGACATTCGTACAAAAGTCTAAGCATGGTATGAGATGTATTAATGCAGATCCACTATTAGTAACCAATGGAGCTGATGAAGCATTGCCATATATTGCTTCTGATATCTTTGCATTTAAGGCTAAGGCCCCAGGAGAGGTTATAGAATTAGTACCAGATGATTATATGATTGTGCAATATAAGAATGGTAGTAAGGATTATATTAATCTCTCTACTACAGTACAAAAGAACTCTGATGGAGGATTTCATATTCCATTGAAGTTGGATACAGATCTTAGAGTAGGATCTAAGTTCAAAACTGATGAGATATTAGCATATGATAAATTATCTATTGGTAATACAGTCGGTGAGAATGATAATATGGCTTATAAAGTAGGTACTCTTGCTAAAGTAGCTATGTTAAATACAGATGAAGGATTTGAGGATTCTTCTATTATGTCTCATAGATTATCTGATGCAATGGCCTGTGATGTAATTAAGGTTAAGCAAGTACTTCTTCCAAAGAATACTAATGTGTATAATGTATTATCTAAAGGTACTCATATTGAAGAAGGAGATCAATTAATGGCTTTCCAAACTCCATATGAGAGTGAAGACTTAGAGATTCTACAAAGAAACTTAGCAGGTGATGAAGAGCAATTATCTTCACTTGGTAGAGTTCCAATTAGAGCAGAATGTACTGGAGAATTGGTAGATGTAATTATCTATAGAACTTGTGAGCTGGATGAATTATCTCCATCATTGAAGAAACTAGTTACTGCATATGAGAAACCAATTAAAGCCAAGAAGAGAGTACTTGAGCAGAATGGTTTGGATACATATGAACTTCCTGCAACTTATAAATTACCTGCTACTGGTAAATTAAAGAATGTAGAAGATGGGATAATGATTGAGTTCTGCCAACAATATAGAGATGTACCTGCTATTGGAGATAAGATTGTATGGTATTCTGCTAATAAGGGAGTAAATAAAGGATTATTCCCATTAGGTGAAGAACCATATACAGATCTTAGGCCTAATGAAGTTATTGATGGTTTCATTACAAATACTTCTGTAAATGGACGAATGGTATGTTCTATTGCTGTAGTGGGTGCTCTAAATAAGCTAATGGTTGAATTAGATCGTACTTGTAAAGAGAAATTAGGTATTCCATTTGATGATACTAAAGCTTAAAATGATGGGGTAGGCTAAATGCCTACCCCAATTTTTCCTAAACTTATTAATAATTTATCCATTGTAAATTAAATTAAATAAAGGAGGAATATAAAATTGGCTCAATATATGATGGTTTTTAGAAAACCAAAAGAAGTTGGCCCTTATGGTACGCCTAGTGGATGTAAGCATCCAGTTGAGGTTACAGATCTTGATGATTACAAGAGCATTAGCTCTGTATTCAAGTCATCTTTATTAAGCGATAATAAGTATATTAGCACTTATGATTTGGACACAATGGATGAAGATACTATTATCGTTGGCGGTACTTCTACAGAGGGAAAAAGAAAAGTTACATTTACAGACAATATTAAATTTAGCAAGCATTGCTTAAAGCATCATGAAGTAGAGAGTGAGAATCTTGATAAAGATACTACTGTATACTTTATCGATGCCGATACAAGTATTCAGGCTGCTATCAATACAGTAAAAGATGGTGATGTAGTTGCATTACTTGCTGATCAGACTATTACTGCTCCATTAACATGTGATAATGCCAAGAATATTATTGTAGACATGTGTGGCTGCAATATTCTCTGTGATTTTGAAGGTGAAGCTGAGACTTCTGATAATCTTGATATCAGGAATACAGTTCCTGAATCTGGAGAAATTAAGAAATATGTACCTGAGTTTGTTGCTGATATCACATTAGGAAAAGATGGTTATGATACCATTGCAGATGCAGTAGCAGCACTTGAAGTAGGTCAGATTCTTGCTATTCCTGCTGGAATATATGATGAGAATATTGTTCTTGATAAGGCAGTTAGTATTATTGGTGCTGGAGTAGATAATACTACATTATCTGGATATATAAATATTAGTGCTGAAGAAGGAGATGCTCTTATCTCTAATGTGAAATTCTCTGGTGCTCAATCTAGTGCTGGTACTGGTAATGGAAAAAGAAATTCATCTGGAAGTGCTATTATTATATCTGGAAATGCTAATGTTACTATCAAAGATGCAGCAATAGAAGGCGAGAAATACTTCTATTCTATTATCAATATTGCTGGTAATGGTAAGATTGTTATCGATAATGTAGCATTTGGAGATAATGAGTGCTACCATGCTATTGAGTGGGGAACTAAGATTAAAGTTGTAGATGGTACAACTATATCTAATTGCTCATTTACAGCAGGTACATGTACTCATAATGGAATCAGTATGTATGACTTCGAAGAGGGTGCCACCGTTGAATTAAATAATAATACATTTGGCGATGGTGATTCTTACAGATTCAGTAATATAAGTGGTGCAGCTTGTACACTTAATGTTGCTAATAATACATATACTGCTGTAGATACATCAGATGGTAGTAAGTACTATGAACTTGGTTATCAGAATGGTAAGTGGTGGTCAGGACTTCTCTTCCAGGCTTATATAGATGGAATGGATTTCTCCAAGATGGTTGTAAATATTACGAATATGATTGCTGCAGGCCATACTGTTACAACACCTGAAGAGGCTACATGTGCTGAAGAGCAGGCATACTATGTATTTAAGGACGATCCATCGTTTACCGTATCAAATCCTGTAGTAAATATCGCTTAGAAACATATAAGTATAGAATATTCTAGTAAAATAAGGAGGTAATTACTTCATGGTTTATGGTAATATTGTAGCTGAAAGTTTTGGCGAAGAGATCCCTGAGGGACTCTTAGAATCTTATATTGTAGACGAGGTATCACATTTATCTGATGAGCAGATTCAGGAATTTTGTCATTCAGATGAGGCTGAAGCATTAGTTGAGGCTGGTGTAATGAGAAAGAAAACTCTCGTTAGACTGTCTAAGAAAGATGATGTATCTCGTAGACGCACAATGGCAGCATTCTCCATTGCACGTTCTAAGAAGGATCCATTATGGACAAAGCTTGTAAAGAATCGTGTGCAGGAGCGTAAGCTTATTGGTGCTATTGTAAAGAAGTACGGATCAAAGGCTGAGAAGGTTGCTAAGGTTGGTCAAAAGAACTACCTTAAGAAGAAGATGCCTCTGTCCTTTATGCGTGCTGGTGGAAATGATAGATAATACCATTATTGGTGTTTCTATATCTTGTTTTTCTCTTTTGCCATAGGTTAAAGCAAGAGCCTTGTTTAAAAAGTTCTCCTAATGAATTTGGTCAGTATAACCCCTACGCTCTTATCGGCGTAGGGGAAATACTGTCTTTAAATTATTCAAAGAAAGAAGGTATTTTTATGAAGAACCGAAACAACAAGGTTTTGCTCTTACCCATATGTTTATAGCTGAAGTATATTACTTACCGGAACGGCTGCATTAAGCCTGTTGATACGTACAGATTCCAGTGGAAAGCCTTTTAAGTTATCTGTGACAAGTTCATTAGTGTTTACCACTTCAATAAGCCATTCTGGAACATCTTCTGTTGTAGGAATCGCTATTGCCTTTATTTTACCATCCTTTTTGAAGTCTGGTTCTTCTAATAACTTTAATGCTTTTTCATATACTTCTGGATATCCTCTTAATTTCTCTACTGTATTCTTATCTATAATTACCTTTGCTACTTCCACATGATTACGAGAATCTAAATCTATTACATCTAAATCTCCAGTTCTTAATTCATTCCATGCTATAGATGCTTTAATTCCTTGAATTCTCATTGGATCATCATATGCTCCAATAGATTTAATATTCACTGGCTTATAATATTCTTTAGATCCACTATTAATAGATTCAATTATCTTATGCTCTAAGATAGCAAGATCTTTAATAATCTTTACTTGATCTATATTATCTGCTGTAAGAATATCCTCTAATAGAATTTTCTTTAATGCAGATTTAGTAGAATCTGGAGATGATGATTTTGTAAGAGCTTGTAATCCTTTTACATCTAATGCTTCATCCTTTGGTACAAAATTACCCTCTTGGATCTCTTGATAAGATGCATAATTCTTCTTGCCATCTGATAATAATGCTCTTCTGAATAGAAACTCATTCTTTGCCACTATCTTGCATTCTTTTCCTTCAGCCCATGAGAAATTAGCTTTAGTGAATTTAATCATATAATCATTAACTACATAATCCAAGATATAACACATGATATTTATGATTGAATACCTTACATTATCCTGTGGTAAGAATACTACTGGATTTATCCAATGCTCTTTCTCTATAACTTCATCATTATAAAAGTCATAATCTTCTTCATGATCAAATTCTGCTGCTTTGATCCATGCTCTATTATTCTCATCTCCAATATCATCTAATTCTATCTTCTTAAATGGATCTATCTGCATCTTAGATATATTGATTCTCTCATCTCCAATAACCAATAATCCAAATCTATACCATGCATCTAATGATATAATACAACTATCTGTATCAGAGATCATAATTATAGATTTAATCATATTTGCATTACGATCTACTCTATCTGGAATCTGATATGAATAATATACATACTCAACAATTAAATCTCTAAATACATCTAATTCTGCTTCTATCTCTTTTGGAGGTTTCATTGGATTCAAATATGGCTCATTCAATTGCTCTAAAATAGTTCTAAGAGCTGTAACCATACATGAGTTTCCTACAAACTCATATAGATTATTCTTGTAATAGATTCTATTCAAATCCTCTTGAGATAGATTCTGTAATATATCCCAAATCACTTGCATCTCTTCTTCTGATGGTATCCACAGCCATCCACACATCATAATGATATGCCCAAATACTTGATGCAATGGAATATCTTCATCTAAGATATCTTTATCATTATACTTTCTAGATCTTCTTTCATTTAAGATATTATCTATATAGATAACTATCTCATCTACAGATCCAAACTTGACGTTATTTGCCAGAAACATTTCAAACAACATTGACAAAGATGAAATCTGAGATCTAGATTGCCCTAATATTGATGCTCCTACATGAAGATTATATACCAATGATGCATTCATTGTAAGAATACCAAAGATTCCATTTGCATCGATCTTATCCAATGATTGAATCAGATTCCAATGTTCATAATCCTCAGAACCTTTCTCATGTCTAAACATTTCTTTCTTATGAATAGATCTATTATCTAGAAATGATTGAATAACTTTAGCTAATGGATTTGGTACCGTGCCATGCTTCTTAAACATTACACCATATCCTGTTAAGATTGGTTCTCTTGTATAGATATAATCTGCCACTTCCAATAATGTAAGATTTACTGTATTCTTTTTATAATTATTTACTACTTGAGCTGGGTATTCTGTATATCTTTTTTGAATAGAATAATCTATTGCTGCATCAAAATCGCTCTCCATCATATTTGGAAAAGATAATCTTAATAAACGCTTTGTAGTATCTTTGTATTTCTGCATTGTAATGCTATCCATAACTTCTCCTTATGATAAATCAAATAATACTAAGAATATTGCATATGTAATATAAATTTGAATTGTATGAGAAAATTGATCTTGCTTTAAGTTTATTTTCTTTTTGTTAGCCTTTAAATCATCAATAAATTTATGTATAAGCATATTGAATAAAAAGACTATATTAATTATAATTGTATACCTATCTAAATTATATTCATAATACCATGCATATACTAATGGAGGAATAAATATACAACATGTCCATACAAATGCATGAGTATATAAAGCGGTTACATAATCATCCTTATATAATTCATCTGGGCAATTCGCTTCCCACCATTTTTTCTGTTTTGCAGATGCAAGCCATCCTTGTAAATTATAATCAGCTAATGTATGAAAGAAATACATTGCTATTAATAAAACTAAATATCTCATTATAACCCTCCTTATTTATTATCAAGATATTCTGCTACAATATGACAAATAAAAGCTAGAACAAAACATATTATGCCAAGCTCCCTCATATTTAAACCTCCTTTATATTTTCTATACTCTACAGTTCTGGGTTAATTAGAAAGCTACCTTCTTATATTTTGGTCTGGGGAACATATCCTTAATTACGTAATTATTTTAAAAGGAGGGTATAGAAATGCCTAAATTTGGTTATGATCTAAAGAATATAGAGCGCGCTATGGCTTCTTTGAGAATGAATCCAAAAAGTCAATCTAATCTTAATAGAATTAGATCTGAATTAAATAAATTCTTCCCAGAAGCTACATGTAACAATGTATTTTATTCTGATAATAAGGATAAATTATTCTTTGGCATGTCGGTATGTCCTAGCTTAACAGATGAACAAGTTGCTGCAATTGCATTATCTGATGGCAATGATAAGGATTTACTTAGAGTAAAGCAGTATAGTATTGATATTGATTCTAAATTATTAGATTCATTAGTATTGACAGATAAAGAGCTTACTGCTATTCTATTACATGAGGTAGGCCATCTTGTAATAGATGATTCTCCTGCTAAGATTGTACAGAGAAATATGGATGTGTATTTTAAGAAGAATCGTACACAGATGGATGCCACTCAATTATCGTATTGCCCAGATGTAATTCGTTTTGGTATTGAAGATGCTATGGTTAAAGCTGTATCTATTTGGTATAGAGATGAAGAAGTAGCAGCTGATAGCTTTGTGGTGGCATGTGGGTATGGACCTGAATTAGAGACTGCATTAAGAAAGATTGGTTCTAATGCATATTCTATGGCTAAAGGATCTAATGTACCTAAATTTATTATGCTGTATTGGTCTCTCAGAGTATATCAAGAAGTACACATTAAAAGAGTGGGTGCTGTAAAGACTCTTGATAGAGCTATTTCGCTTGAAGGATCTACATTACAAAAGAATAAGATGAATTATCTTAAGAAGAGATTACTTACATATGTAGCTCCTATTGCAGCTGTAAAAGGAGATATTCAGAATCCAATCTCTGATGTTCAATTAAAAGAAATGACAGTACTTACAGAATCATTCTTGCATGAGAATAAATTATTCAATAATCTTAAGAATACTGGATTGAGGAGTATCGAGAATGACTTCTATGAATATCAGATGAGATTGAATAATGTAGAAGATGAATTAGATGCTCTCCAATTATTGAGAGAGATTAACAATAGAATGTCTGCATTGGATAATTATCTTGCAAGTCCAAAGATTTCAGAAGGTGAAAGAAAGAAATATCTGCAATTATATAATGCATATTTCAAATTAAGAGAAGCACTTTCTAAGAAAAAGATTTGGAAGAAATCTCAATATGGATTATATTACAACTACAATGACTTAAGTCCTGCTCAGATGCAGAGCTATGAGCCAATATAAATAAGGAGGCGTATCATGGTAGATGAAAATGTAGTAATTATGGATAGACTAATCGAAGATCTGGCAAAAATGGAAAAGCCATGGTACTCGTTCTTGAATGTATATGACGTAATGCTTGGCGTAGACAGTTCCATGAAGCGTTTCACAAGAAATTGGATATATGTATTTGGATCTGGTTTGGGGCTTCCACATGATCAAATGTGTTCAATGAGAGATATGTATATAGATAATCTATCTATAGAAGAGATATCTAAGAAAAGAAACATTCCTGAGCAAGAGGTAAAGAATCATATTCAATCTCATTTAAGAGAATTGATGAGTCCCAGAGCATATATACTATCTGAGAAGACATATCCTATGCAATTACATGAGTTGCGGAAGAATAGATTCTTAGGATGCTATGATAATTATGGAATATGGAATGAGCCAGAATATAGCCCAGATAAATTATATCTTGCGATATGTTTGTTTGACATGTTTGATTATCCATTTATAGAGAAATTCATGAAGAATAATAGTATTATCTCTATAGGTGATTTATGTGCATGGATTAAATTACATAGAAAAGAGATAGAGGCTAGAAAAGCTGGAATAGGAAAGAAAACAGCTGCTATATTCTTAGATAATCCATATATTATGCGTGAATGCTCAGAAGAACTTCCTATATTACAAAAAATAGCTGGTGAATAAAAAGTCGGGTAGGCATTTAAGCCTACCCGAAATTTTCCTTAATTTTAATTATATATTATTCATATAGTATAGGGTACTGATGATACCCACAAAAATTTTATTCTTAGGACAAGCCTAAGGGAAAGGAGTATTATATGAATAATAATACTGAATTAATTAAAATTAAGGAGACCATATCAAGAATCTTAATCGACAAGGTTAAGAAATCCCTCGATATGGCCTCGGATTATAGTACCACCAATTTCAAACCAAATGATGGTGCTATCTTCATAAGCCTCCCCGTTCAACAGCTGATAGAAGACAAAGCCGAGGCTTTAGTAGCCGAAGGCGAGTATTATTTCAGCTTCAGAAAGACCGAAAATGGGGAGACAGATGTTACATATGTCGCCGATACTGGATTGGTGACGGTGACATACAGTCAACCCGAATGGGATGCCATCCGGGAATACGTGAGGACACTCAGCGATGCCAACAGAATAAGATTGGACGCTGAAGTGAAGAAGTACACCGAGTCAGTGAATAATGGCACGGAGTACGATCCTCTGATCCTTAGAACTACCATCAAACAGCCGATAGGCTTTGCTCCGCCAAAGGTAGGATAGCTGATAGGTTCTGATCCATCGAAGGTGGAACTGTAGGACTAAGGAAAAAGAGACAGGCATATGCTTGTCTTCTTTTTTATATGTTTATTGAATATAAAAATGTAAAAGTTCAATTTTTCAATTATATAATATCATGGTAATACAGGATAAGTAATATGCTTATCTAAGTTTTGCTTACCAGGGGGATCATAATGATCTTAAACGAATAACACCCTTGGAGAAATGGAGGACATTATGAAGAAAAATGCAAATGCTGTAGTAGTAGTTGGTAGGAAACAGCAGGTTTCTAAGATCCTGTTGGGCCAAATCGAGCGAGAGCTCAAAGACCGTACTTGCGCAGACAGCAAGTACATTCATATCGATGGCGAGCCCATTACAGGGCGCGGTATTGAGATGATTATTAACGGAACTACCAACGGTTTTGGAACATGTGGTAAGTTCCGGTTTACCTTCCACAAGAAGGTTATACACGGTAAGGTTTACATGCAGGTATGCTACATCAACAACAATGGCCTGCAGTCTGTAGTCTACAATAGAGACGAGTGGAATCTTATCGTCGACACCATTGCAGAAATGCGAGATGAGTATCTTTCTAGATACGAAAGCCGCATGGAGGCAATAAGGAAAACCCAGGAGGAGGAGCAATTCCAGCATCGTGTTGCTGCTGAGGTTGCTCGTCAGCTGGATAAACGCCTTAGCAAAATGAATAGGGCTAAGGTGAAGCCAGAGCAGCGGGATGATGTCATTCATGTTAAAATTAATGACATCTGCATGACAGACAAGTTCAGAGAAACAGCACAATGATGTATATGTAGATCAGGAAGGGAGATACTTATAATGAAGAAAAGTACAAAAACAATTGCAACAATGTTGATCTTGGCATTGGTAGTTGTTTGTATGGCACCGATGGTGTCGGCAAAAACAACTTATGTCACAAAGAAGGAACTTATCAAGGACCGCAAGGAAGCAATTGCGGCCCTTAATAAGTGGGGTACAGCTGCAGGTACAGAGAATATCTATATTAGAGATCTCTGTACTCAAGCATTGAAGCTTGTACCTGACATCACACAGTCATGTGATGATGTCGTGGAGGTTGGGGCCTCCGGAAAAATAACCCCAAATTGGAAAAACATGACGCCCGACCTTGATTGCAAGGAATTTAAGGGCGTCAAGTGGAAGAGTAGCAACCCAAAGGTCTTGAAGGTAACTTCGAGCGGAAAGGTTACTGCTCTGAAGAAAGGGAAAGCAACGATTACCGCTACTTCAATTAGTAGCGGTAAATCATCAAAAGTCAAGATCACCGTTATAGATGAGATTGACTGGTAAGCAGGACATACAAAGGAGAAAAACCATGAAAAAGAGCACAAGAAAAATGATAGCAACAATGTCAACAGTATTCTCAACAGTCATCTATGCTGTTGCAATGTACTACTATGCGATCGATCTTCATAAGAAGATCGACAGCAAATTCTAAAAACTGAATATAGAAAAGGCTCGGATGATTCCGAGCCTTATTTTTTTTTTATACTGTAATTAGAAATGGTATAGAATCATTTGCTGCTGTTACATATGATGACTCTAGTCTCTCTATTATCTGATCTCTTTTTTGTGCCGCTTGATCAATATCACCAAGCTTCATATCTACTGTAGCAAATACGGTATCCATTTGATCCCAGAATCTTAAATTACTAGATAAGAATTCAGCTACATCAGCTTTTGCTAATTCTTCAAAAGTTTCCATTTTGGTAGGTGATATAGTCTGTAAACTATCGGGATGCTTAAGTAGTACAGTAACAGTAAATCTATTCATCTGAACTATCATCTGATTTGTGAGTCCCTCAAGTCTGAACATGTTAGGCTCTCTATATTTAATATAGATACCATAATTAATAAGACTCATTGCATCTGCTCTCATCTGATGACATAATAAATCATCAAATGATATATTAGCGCCATAGAAATCAATATAATTTCCATAACCAGAAATCTGAGCAACTGATAAATTATCGCTAGAGAAATCACTCCAGTCAATATCTTGTATTCCTAATAATACTCCAGTTTGTCCAAAGTATTTTTCCTCATCTATAATATACCATCCATCTCTTTGTGGTACATCTGGTGTTACAACAAATGGAACTTTCCATGGAAAATATCTTGAGAATGTAGTTAAAGTTTGATCTTTAATTACTTCAGCCCATGCATCTTTACCATATTTTTCTGGAAGATGAGGAGTAAGAGGCATCAATCCAAGACGCCTCTCTATTTTATTAATGAGATTGGTCATATTATTTGCATGAGCCATTCTCAGCACCTCCTATTCAACTCTATAGTACATATTATTTGCTTTCATAATTCCCAAATAAGTTTTGAGATACCCAAGAAATGTAATATTAGCATCTAATAAATCAAGCTCACCTTGTAATACGGTAACTTCTTTAGATGCATATGATGATAATCTTCCTGGTACACTGCATGATACATGTCCTGAGCATGATGTAGAAGATAGTCTACCTTGATCTTCTGCTATTAATTTTTTGATTTTGACTTTCTGTTTCTCCATCATTTTGGTAAGCTCAGTAATCTGGGAATTAATATCATTAATGCATCCAATAGTACCTTCTGTGATTGATTCTTCATTTACTTTATGCCATGTAGAATCATCTGGATCATTACCTTCACTTCTTCCACCCATTCCACTTACTCCACCACCAGAGAAATGGGAAAATCTATATGATCCACCTTTTGGTTGTTTAAATGCCAATTTTGACATAGGCAATTCTCCTTTTTACTTATTATAGAAATAATTCATGAGTCCATTATGGACATAATTCTCCAAATTAACAAATAAAATATTTCCACTCTTATCTGTAAGTCTTACCTGATTACCAGATTCATTAAGCATAATGTCATCGTAGATAAGATCAAAACTCTCTTTGAATATATGGAAATTGAATGACTCACTCTGGATATAATCTATTACATTTCTATTTGTAATAGGAGTAATCATACCAGACTCATTCATCTTATCTCTAGAGATATCTGTTCCAACAAGGCTATCATCTACCATAGAACAAGCTTCTGTAAAAGCAGATTCAATATTCATACGAGCTTTAAGTTCTTTATCTGCTTTAGTCAACTCAGTACCATCTACTAATCCCTGTCCATATGCTCCTGGATGAGAAGGATAAATTACATCATCCCAAGTAATGATCTTAAGATTAACAACCTCTGCACCTTTACTGGTATTATTGACAGATCCTAATGCTCTAAGAGAGAATGATGGATCAATGCCGCTACGAAGATTATCATCAAATGTATCTCCTAATGCATTATTATGGCCTACATACCAAGCCCATACATCATTACCTTCCATCCAGACTTTAAGATATCGTACAGAGCATAAGCTCTCAATAATCTGCTGCTGACGAGCAAGATCTTTAGATAATGGATGTCCATTCTCACCCAATAATCTACCATGCTTAATAAGCTCTAATGTACGTGGGCATACTACCTGTGGAGATAATTCCTTCTCAGTATCATAGTAACGTCCATTTCTATTCTTCTCATTTCCTGATTGAAGTATTCCTTTTCCAACTATTCTTTTACGACTTCCACATTGGATTTCATTAACTAATTCTGTTTTAGTTGGCTCTTCCGGGGCAGCCTCATTAATAATATAGCCAATATTATTAGTATACTTGGAATATTCAAGTATGTCTCTCATCTCTATTGCCTCCTTACGTATAATTTACAATTATAATATTGTTCAGCTGCTATATTTGAGCATTATTAAAAGGCTGAACAATATAATTAATACAATATGGAGGGATAGAGCCATGAGAGATAATCCTATCAGGTTACAGCAGATTCAACTTAGGCAACAACGTGTACGTAGTGCCAATACTGAAATGGCAGCCATGGTAGAGGCTGCGATAAATACTGCAAATTCAGATGAAAAGAAATTTGCTCTTATTGAGCAATTCTTCTCATTGTGCAGAAGTACAGAAAATGTGGAACAAAGTTTACCCAAATTAGTGGACTATTTCAATGAGAATAAAGATGAGAGAGCACTCAGAGCTATGACTGTTCAATTTAAGAATACCATTGCTCCTGTGATTGAAAATACTCATGTTGCTTTATCTGAAATAGATAGAATTGAAGATGATTCTATTAGAGAGATTTGTAAAGAATCTGTATCTGATGATGTAGCTATTGATACTCTTATTAATAATCATAATAAGATATCTAAGAGATTCAATGTAAATGCATATGTAGCAGATCATCAATTCTATAATGATGAGATAGAATGTGTAAATCAGATGTGTGAATGGATAGATACCTATTCTATATCTGGAAAAGATAAGGCTGCTATTGCATTGGAAGAAACCTTATATGCATTTGCTAAAGGTGGTATGTCTCATAATAGAGAAAATGTAGTGCAAGGAGTAATGGAATACTTCTTAATTAGCAATGCAATATCTGGAAAGCAAGCTAGAACTGTATTAGAGCGATGCCAATTTATTGATGAAGAAGATACAAAAGATGTAAGATATCTCTTTACTGAAATGCTTTCTGATGATGTAAAAGGTGTAATTGATCAATGTAAAGTAGATGAAAAATTCAATGATGGAGCATTTAAGACTGCTATTAATCGTATATATTCTAATAGTGCAGAGCAGATAGTTGATGGTACTCCTAATGTATTAGGTTGGATTAGGCAATTAGCTGCTATTAGTACTCTTGGAGTAAATGTATTTGTAGGAATTGCTGTTATATTAGCAGATAAGTTCATTCAGATGAAGATTAGTCGTAAGCAATGTGACAGAGTTATGAGAAACTTCAAGGATGAAAAGAAGCAAGTGGAGAAATCTATAGAGAAAGCAGATGATGAATCTAGAGAGAAATTACAGAAATATTCTGATTCATTAGATGCTGCTATAGATAAGATTGAGATGTATAGAGATACTTTATATACTTCTGAGGAAATACTTAAACAAAATAAAGTTGAGACAGAAGCTGCTTGTAATCCTCCTACAGCATTTGATGAATTTAAAGTATTCAAGTTTCAGAATCTTATTAATCTTGCTGCTACAGCATCTGATTATATTCAGACTCAATATAATAAAGGAGTAGATAAAATCAGAGCTAAAGTAAAGAAAGTATTTAAGAAAGATGAAGATGTAGATAAAGATGGAAATGCTAAGAAGAAGCCTGCTATAAATGATAAAGCATTAAAGGATACTTTTAAGCTTATTACATCTCATCTTACTGAGACATATAATGGTCTATATGCATTTGATGCTAATCTGGTTACGTTAGATATTACAGAATGTAGCTTGGATGAAGTATATGAATTTGCTAATGCAATATGTGAGGATTTACAGAATCATTATAAGAATATGAGATTCTATACAAATACTAGTGAATCATTCTGTGAAATTCATATGTCTGATCCAGAGCCTGTTCTTTTATCTGATGAAGCAGAAGAATGTATTGGATATTTCAATAAATCTGATATAGATACTATTAAAGAATATGCTGTAACAAGTAGACTACTGGAAGAATATGTAAGCTATTCTCCAGAGACTATTATGACTGATTTATTAGAATCAGATATAGGATTCAATGAAGCACATGCTATAATGGAGCTTCAACAATTCTCTGGCATTAATAATGCAGATGATGTATGGGATAAATTGGTAGATAAATACTCTCATGATTCAATGGAATATCATTCTCAAAATCAGATTGAAGAGAATACTTTGCTTAATGATTTGCAATATAACTTTGATGGATCAGAAATTCCATTTGAAGTACAAGTAGAAGCTTGTGGCCTTATGAGAGATATTCTTAATGAGGGAATTCTCAATAAGGATAAGCCTAATGATAAGAAGAAAGAGAAGTTCATTGATTTTCATTCTGATATTAAGAAGAATGAAAAGACTGGTAAAGTTGGTAATATAAAAGTAAAAGTTAAAGTAGGTAATTCACAGGGTAAATCTAAGAAAGATGATAAGGGTATAGATTTCTCTGCTCTTAAAGTTGCTATACAAGGTATGAAGTCTAAAGTGAAAGATCTTGGAGTTAAAGAGAAAGAAGTATCTAGAGATCTTGATGTTGCTGCTAATGGATTTATGCGTAGTATAGAGAATGCTCTTACATCTGATAGAAGAGAGGGAATCATTAAGGGATCTATTATACCTTCATTCTCTAAGTGTCTTAAAACTGCTTTGGGTGCTGGAGCTATTGCTGTAGTTGCAGATCCTACGACTGCATGTATTGCTTTATTAGGTGCACTTGCTGGTTCTAGATATCTTAATAATAGAGAACGCATGCTACTATTAGATGAGATAGAAGTAGAACTCAAAGTGGTAGAAAAAGAAATTCAAAAGGCTGAACAAGATGATGATATGGAGAAATATAGAAAACTTCTTACATATCAAAAGAAATTAAGAAAAGAAGACTTTAAGCTTAGATATAAGCTGTCTAGAAAGATGGGCAAGGATTACATTACAAAAAGCAATAGGGGGGACGACGATTGATTTACGGAGATATCTATAATAAAGATGCAAGAGATGCAAGGTTATCACAGCTGCTTCATGAATTAAATATTCCTGGAGTAGATGATGACGATGATGATAATCCAGATTATACTGCTGATGATGGAGGAGATGCAAATGATAACACTGATGCTGGGGATACTGGTGATAGCGGTAATGACGATGGAGGTGATGGAGATAATCCGGATTATACAGTCGACGATGACGACACGGGAGAAGACGAGACAGATAATAGTGGTGGTACTGACGGTGACACTGGTGATGCTGGTGGCGATGATGGTGGAACATTAAACCTTCAGGACGACGATGATAATCCCGATTATACTACAGATGATGGGGGTGACACTGATGAAACAGATGCTGGTGACGATAATGCTGGCGATGGGGGTGATACTGGAGATAGCGGCGATAGCACTAGCAGTGGCGCTACCGACGATGAAGGTGGAGAGGCGGAAGGTGGAGAAGATAGCGGCGATGGAAGTGTGGACGATGGGGATATGGACAATGGTGACAATGGTGACGATACTAGTGACACATTGGATATGAGTGATAATGGGGATGATGAAAATCCAGATTATACCTCAGATGATGATACAGGTGGAGGTGATTCAGATGCTGACAGCGAAAGCAATCCCGACTATACTGCTGGTAATGATACTGGTGGCGGCGATACTGGCAATGGCGGGGATAGTGATGGCGGTAATCCTGATTATACTAGCGATGACGGAGAAACCGATGGAGATAATTCAGAAGCTGGGTCTGGCGATAGTGGTGACAGTGACGATGGCAGTGGCGATGGAGCTACTGGTGATAGCAGTGAGCAAGATCCTTCAGATATAAATCTCACTGATGATGACGATGCTACTAAAGCTATTAAGAACTTGGAATTGAAACAGAATTATCAGCAGATGTATACAGCATGTGATGACATTATTACTAAAGCAGGTACTATTACTAAGTATAATGAAGTATCAGAGATACTTAGAAGAGTAATATCTATGGCAAATGATCTTAAAAAGTATATTGAGTTCTATCTTACTAATACTTTCAATAATAGATCATACATAGATAATGTAGTAAACTTCCAGAAGTATCTTACTATATTAAATGGAATTAGATCTGTTTTAAGTGATACATGTGAAGGGGATTCAAAAGAAAATAAATTAGAAGAATCTGTAATAGAAGCATTTAGATCTGTATTATAATGAAATGACACCCCAGAACTATCTGGGGTGTCTTTATTCCCTAAATGCCTTATAAACAAAGGATACAAGCTAATAATCTACCTCATTTTTAAAGGTTTGGGTCAAACAATAATTTAAATACATTTATTTGGCTTAATGACCATATTGAGATAATGAGATTCTCAAAGAAGGTCTGCCGATAATATGTAAATATATTTATGTATTATTTTTTAAAATATTTAAGGAGGTAGATATATATGCCTATCGCTGGAACAAGACAGAAGCGAGTTGGTGGCAATTATGAGATGGATCCTATGTATGGATACGCTCAGGCTTTCGCTAATTGTCAGAGAAACATCTTGGCAGAAAGTGCTATTGATGTATATGATGAGCCTCGTAAAGCATACCGTATGGAAGGTACAAAGGAGGCCTTAAGAAACTTTTTCGTAGAAAATTCATATGACCCTGCTGATCCGATGATGCAGAGTCCGTCTGCACTGCAGGATCATTTGCAGTCAATGAACGAGCAGTTTGAGAATGATGTTGAGGCTATGAATGAGCATGCAGCTCCGGCTGATTATAACCCGGCTATCGGAATGACATTACCGATCCACAAGAATATTCTTATGAATATGGTATTTGATAAGGGTGCTATTCAGAAGACTACAGCTGTATCTCCGAAGTTCACAGAGACTATGGAAATCAGATTGCTTATTACTCCGGATGGTCGTGAGATCGATATGTTCCTGGAGCAGAATGAGATGACCGCAGCTATTGATGCTACAGTTCCGATCGTGAATTTTGATGTTAAATTGCCGAATATTGGTGCTACTGATTATGTAGCAGCTCTTGGTGGTGGACAGCAGGATTCTTTGGATATCGTTGAGACATACATTAACGCTGTCAAGGTTGAGGGTGTTTACATTGCAGAAGGTGAAGTTCTTCCGAATGACGATGGATATCTTGAGGGTGAGATCGCTACAGCTGATACAGCTGGTACATATGATGTATGGTATCGTACAGCTATCCGTATGGAGCCGAACTTTGGTGGTAAGGAGCGTGCTGTAATTCAGCCTATCTCTATCACATATAAGACTGATGCTGATGGCACTACTGCTGAGCTTAAGGGCTGCATCTCTGCATCTCTTGATCATAATGTAATTGAGATCGCTGATATGTATGGTGCAATCAATACTGTTAGACTGCAGGCTCGTCTTGATACATCCAATGCTATGAGTACTACCTGCTCTACATCTTGGAAAGCAATTTCTCAGTTAATCGAGATCGGTACATCCATCCCGATTAATACAACTATCTCTCCGGAAGAGATTAAGGATATTGCTGTACTGTATGATGTAAACCAGCTTACAAAGTATATGAGCTTATTCAAGACCACTCTTGCTAACTACAAGGATGATAAGATTAAGCAGAATCTTGAGAAGTCATGGAATACTATGCCTGCACGTAGCAAAGCTGAGATCACTTATGACTTCGAGCCGCGTCAGGACTACGCTCTGGATCACATCGAGTGGAGACATAAAACATTTATGGATAAGCTCGATCGTCTTGTATCTAAGATGCTTCAGGTTCTTAATGATCCGAACATGACTGTTACTGTATTCGGTGATCCGGATACTATCCGTCGTATTGGGCCGACCACATATGAATATAAGACTCCTGATTCAATTGGTCAGGTTGAGCTTGACTATACTAAGGGTGTCATTACATCTGACAAGAGAACATATCAGTTCATTGGTTCTGATAAGATGCGTGGACGTCAGGATCTTATTGTTATCCTTTGCCCGCATAACTCTCAGAGGATTGTATATCGTATCTATGATTATCAGATGTATGTATCTAATGAGATCCGTAATATCAATAACCCGGCACTGCCTGCAATTCATGCATTCGAGCGCTGGAGGTTCTTCGAGTATCAGCCTGTACAGGGTAAGGTACATCTGTTGAACAATGGATTGGAAGATCTGTAAATCGATTTCTTAGAAAGAATAATTCCCTGCTAGGTTAATTCCTAGCAGGGTTTATTTTTATTTTTGTAAAAACATAATTATGTGATTGCATATTATAACCATGTAAAGATAATAACTATCTTTGCATAATTCAATATTGGCTGCATCGATCTCCCAAAACCCGGTGCAGTCTCTCTTGTTATGGGCATTCCAGGATGCCTGTGCCTTTCTAAGCACTACACTATGTTCCAAGCACAAGTCTCCTGGAGGGCTTGTGCTATTTTTTTTTTTTATTATAAATACATATAGATAATGTATATTTTTCCATAGAATGTACATCGTATAGATATCTTGGTATTTATACTTCTCCTGAAATATCTGCCATAGTTATGCTAGGTAGCTATGGTAGATATATTTTTATTACTTTTATTAACGAATATTTTTTATAAGAAAGTGAAAACTTTTCTATGTTCCTTCATGCTTGCTCCTAGCGTGGGCGTGCTGAAGAAAAACATAGCCCTGCTAGAAATAGCAGGGTTATAAATTTTTGTAAAAGTATTTTTTAGTAGTTATATACTATTACCATGTAATAGAATGGTATATATACCAACTATTGTTTTCATATTTTTTAGGGAGGAAAGAGAGATGGCAAACAGAGTGTTAAAACCGATACACAGTATGCCTAATTTAAAGTATACTGAGAAGGATATCAAGGTGATAAGGGATTATGATATCGCTGATGGACCATATGAGTATCTCTACATATTAGACCTTAGGGGTACCATATATAGTAAGTCAATCGGGATAGTCTATCCTAAGCTGCTAATCTTTAGTGATGGTGAACTATGTCCTACGGATTGTGCTGTGGATAAGACTATGATAAATGACTACCTTAAATAGTAGCTGAACATTAATATAATTCTACTAAGTAAGGAGGAATAATTAATGATTGGAAAGCATACTATTAAATTAGATAAATCAGTTGAATCTCTTCCTGGATTTAACAGAGGAATCTATTATAATCCATCAGATTTGAAGACCATCAGATCTATCGATGAGATAGAGAATGATGAGCCTTATAAATATATCTACATCTATCATACAGGTGAGATGTATTTACCATATTTGCAGCTCTGGGATGGCAAAGAGTTGCATATGACAAAGACATTATTATATTAGAAAAGAAGTGCGCTAGGAATATTCCTAGCGCATTATTTTTTAGTACCCTATTATCTTAGTCCAACTATATTCTCCTACTGGATCTCCACCAAGTTCTTCACTACTATCGTCATCCTCTTCTTTTTTATCAGTAGATTCAGAATTATTTTCTGTAGTAGTATTCTCCTCTGTGTTAGATTCCTCATTATTAGTATCTTCTTTTGTTTTAGAATCTGTAGATTCATCTTTATTTTCACTTGTTTCTTCTTTACCAGATTCCTCAGGTGTGGCATCCTTAGGAGGATCATCATTTGCTGTGGCGCAATTTTGACTATCATCCTTAGCAAGTGTACTATCATCATTATTATTTTCCTCAGAAGCGGTTTTCTTACCGTTTCCTACAGCATCTTCAAATATATCAGATAAGCGGTCTGTCTCTGTATTTAAATCATCAGTAGACAAACCATGTATTACGCTTTTGACAAAGTACCTTACAATTCCAAGTGCAACTTTGTTATTCAATAGTAGAGATGCTACTTCTCTAGACCACATGCCCATAAATACACATGCTAGCACCAATGTTCTAAATCCAGCTTTGCTGGATATTAGATTAAATGCAGTAGTCATTATAAATGCACATGGAGTAGAAAATATAAATGCATTGCCTATATCTACTTTAGTTTTAGACTTAGATGCTGTTGTTAAGTCTCTAATGGCTGCACCGATAAAGCAGCATATATATACTAATATAAACTGGAATAAATAATCTAGAACTGCGCTGATTTGAGACGATGTAACAGTGAAGTACTCCTCAACGCTGAACAAGTTATCACCTCCTAGTTATTTTTTTTTTTGTACTAATTTACTGATATGCTTATTGTATATATACACAATGATGACTGCAAAAAGAACCATACCAATTAATAAGCACAGTCCTAAGATATATAGTACTATAGTAATACTAGATAATTCATCTTCACTAAATCCACTAGGATATGTATCTTGAATATCTGGTTGAACTTTAAGAAATTGATCATAAATATTAAACTCTTGTACAATTATAACTTTATAATTTCTTTCTCCATTGTAATATTCATTACTATAATGCCCTCTAAGATCATCTGTTATATACACAGGGACAATTACATTTACATACTTGAGAGCATCAATTCCACCAGACACATACATGTCTCGTATATCGTCTTGCTCTAATACTGTACCGGATCCATCATTGATATATGCTATATAGTTTCTAGTATTAGAGTCTAATAAATCTGCTAATGCATCTCCTACAAGCTGTGGCGCATTATCTGAACCAATAACTTTATCCCATGATAAGTATCCATAGATTTCATCTTCACGCTTACTATAATTTGCAATGATACAATCTTGATCGCAAATGAAAATATCATTATTAGAGTTTCTTATATAAGTGAAATAATTCTTATCAAAGAAATCATTAAACTTATCTTCTATTTCATCATCTCTGCCATGAGTATCAAGCAATTTGCTTACATATTCTATATCTTCATCTGTTAATTGATCTTCTGCATCTGATATGCTAAGCTGTATGCTTCCCTCTGCAGATAGGCATAATGATGTAATCAAACCTGACATAATAGAGTATGCATTATCAGAACTTTCATCAATGCAGCGTTGATTATACTCGTTTAACAACCTTACTTCGTCGATGTATTCACATGCTGCTATCCCATAAAGTATGATGGCTATTGAAAGAGTAATAATCAAAACAATGTCAAAAATATCAACTTGTTTAAATTTATCTCTTTCAAACATAAACATTTATCCCTCCTTTATTTTATTAAAGTGTTTTTGAAACAATAGAGTCTGGGCCGCGGAACCCAGACTCTAATTGCAAAGAGAAAAAAATCATGAAAGTAAAAACAACAACAACCAAAACAACACAACCATAGCACAATGGCCAGGAGTTCCGCTCCAGTCGATAACAGACATACACGGAACTTCCCAAGGCCAAAACAGAAAGGAACACAAAAAATGCAATCTTACTTAAAGGCAAGCTTTATTACAGGTAGGTATGCATTACACTAATGTTGGTTAAATTTCATTTAAATATCCATTATATAAATATCCAGTATATATTCCATCTCTAGTCATGCATAACCAATAGGAACTATTAGTCTTGGACCTTAAAATAAGAGTAGTTCCGTATGGAATCTCTGTAATTACAGAACCATTCTTTCCACTTGGCTTATCTCTCATCTTAAGAGTTTGACCATGGGACATAGTTCTATCTCCTTTTGACCCCACTTTAACATATTTAGTTTCAGATGTTTCTAATTTAAGAGTAGACTCATGTATTATACATCCATCATTAGCAAATACTTTATAGCCAGCATTCTTATCGCATACCGCAATAGCAGTTGCTAATACAGTATATGGGCCTGTTTTATTTGTAAGATTCTCCCAAGCACTACTTACATAATACTCTGAGGAAGTATGCTTATGCCCTGATACACTTTCAGTATAATCCTTAGTAAGTCCAAAGAAAGATATAAGAGAATGTGATACAGCAGATGCATATGCTTTAATTCCCTTATCTGAAGTAATATACTCTAAGTCTGACTTATTAGTAAGGAATCCACCTTCAACCAGTACAGTTGGAAATGTCTTAGGTGCACACATACTCAATAATCCAGTTTTCAATCCTCTATTCTTCATCTTAGTAGATGAAGATAATGCATGAAGAATTTCAGTACCAAGATTAATAGAATCTTGTGTAGCTCTATTATGTACAAATACTTCTACACCAGTAGCATCATTAGGACTGGATATACTGATATTATGATGAATAGATATACATACATCAGCATTTCCAATCTCTGCTACAGTAAGTCTCTTAGTAGTAGGAGCAGGATCAGTTTCTCCTGTAGTATCATCACATCTATAAACTACACAATTATACTTAGCCAAGTTAGCTTCAATAAATTTACATACTTTATTATTCAATTCCCATTCAGTAACAGAACCATCTAAGCTACACTTATTTGGAGTATGTAAACCATGTCCTGCATCAAGATATATATTATATATTTTGCTCATTATGATCTCCTCTTTTTAATTATATTTACTAGATCTTTTACTCTAGCATACCATAATGTATCCATTCTAATATCACAATCTCTCTCACTAGCAACTAGTTTAATCATTCCTCTTACAGGTCTGGTATTCTGTACATAGAAATCTCCAGTAACTAATTTAAAGAAATTCTCTGTGTCTGCACTCTTGAATACAGGTGTTTTTTCTAAGTGAACTTTTTGTTTATACTTAAATTCATAATCTGGTAAAGGCTCTGTTGTACTATATTCTAATCCAAATAACATATTACACCTCCTATATAAATTAAATAAAAGTTTTATTTGTAAATTCTATGCTATTTAATGATATATTATATACTTGAAGCATCAGGGGTTTATAGATGCTTCGTAGTAACTTGTAAAGGGGGTCTGCTAACATGACGGGACCCGAATTTGGAGAGGGAGGATACTATGGGAACAGAAACTTATGGAATGGGCTAATGGGGGCATTGGTCCGGAAAAGGGAGTAGGCATTTACTGCCTACTCCTTCCATAAGTTTCTTACTCATCCTCTTTTTTATTTGCTTCATCTGCAGCAACCATTCTCTCGATCTCTGCAAGTTCTTCTGCTTCTTTTTTAGCAGCTTCTTCTTTTGCAATACGTTCAGCCTCAGCTTTAGCAGCTTCCTCAGCCTCTTTACGCTTACGCTCAGCTTCTTCTTCTGCTGCCCTTCTAATAGCAGCCTTCTTTGCAGCTGCTTCTTCTGCTCTTCTCTTAGCAGCAGCTTCTTCTTTTGCTTTCTCTGCAGCTTCACGAGCACGTTTCTGTTCTGCAGCCTTTTCTGCTGCAGCAATCTGTGCTGCTTTCTCAGCTTCTTTTTTAGCAGCTTCTTCATCTGCTACTTTCTTATCTGCTTCTGATAAGATATTCTTAATAGAATTCAGATTATTATAAGTAATTTGGTGCTTCGTTCCATCACTAGCTTCAACGTATACCTTAGCATTAGAATTTAAGCAACGCTTAATCTGCATCTCTGTAAGTTCAAACCTTTTTGTTGTTTTTACAGGTCTTGACTCTAAACCAACAATTGGTGTAGTTGGTTCTACAATAACCTTTAATTTCATGATGATCCTCCTTAATTAATCTTCGCCTTCAATGAACTCCATATCATCAATAGAATCAATAGCATCATTATTGGCAAAATCTCCTGCAAGTAATTCCATCTCAGCAGCGCCATAATCTTCTGCATCTTCTGATGCAATATCAGATGGCATATCTACAAAATCTCCATCATCTGAGAAATAATCTACATCATCTGCATAATCAATATCTTCATCTGCAGATTCTGTAATAATGGAGTTATTGCCTTTAGCACAGTTGTCAATATAACTCTCCACTTCTGCAACCATATCATCGCAGTTAGGATCTGTTAAGATCATATTATCTACAGGATCTAATGGATCAAAAGCCATAAAAGTCTCTTTATTGCTCATCGCTAATATCCTCCTCATCTTCATAATAATCCTCTTGATCAAAATCTGGATACTCATCACATTCAGTATCTATTCTGTCAATCTTTTCAATTACCTCTTTATCCCCAATAAGTGTATTTACTAAAGTAGATGGAGTACCATCTTGTACAGTTCTCAGAGAATCATTAATATCAGACAGCCCAGCCATCTGATCAATAATATCACCATATTCTGATGCATCTAATGCTTCTTCTTCAATATCTTCAATAACAGCCTCATTGAAGATAGATTCAATGGATTGATATTCCATATGTATAGATCTCCTTTCTGGAAAATATGCCATAAATTATTACTATGTTGAAATTAGTGACTTTATGTAGGTTTCAACACAATATATCACTATAGGCATAGTATAATACAATTGCTGAGAAGCTACATATTCTATATCTTCTAATGCTTGCACATCCAAATCATTTACAGAAATCATTCCATTCATATATTTAATTACGATATTCAAATATGCATTATACTCATCATAGTCATATAATTCATTAGACATAATTCTATCTATAAAATCTACATCAAATGTTTGTACTACATTACCAGATGATTGCATAACATATGAATTATCATAATTCATATAAAAGTATGGCTCTTGCCTGGTCATGAATATAGTGGTCATATTTGTAATAAGATGATAAGTACCCATTACTTTAGCATCAGCAACTTTATCTTTATCTCCTGCTTCAATAGCTCTAAATAAAGAATCCGTATAATCAATAGAGAATGTCTTTGGCACTGGATTCTTATGAGATACATACATATAGTCTGCTCCATTACCACCCATGAGCTTATTTCTAATTATAAATTCTATTACCATAGAATCATTAATATTATAATTAGTCACTAATTGATAAGTATATGTCTGTACTCTATCATTATAGAATAACTCATTATAATATTGCCGTAGAATAGTACCTATATCATCTAATCTCTCTGCTAGATCATATCTAGAAGATAATACAACTGCATTCTTCTTAGTACCAATATTAGATGGAATAAATCTGTAATCTTCTACAACCTGATTCTGTAATGCTTCCCAATTTCCACTATCTGTAGCACTCAATTCATATGACATTTTATGAATATTATTTCCATCATCCATAGTATCATCTGTTACATCTGTAATAACGAATAGATAATGCCTCTGATCCCCATTAAGATATGGAATCTCAAAATAACAACCAGGAGTTGGATTAATGGTATTTGGAAGATCTGTGCAATCTCCTTGAATAGGATCTGCCTCTAATCCATTCTCTCCATTAGAATAATGAATCTCTATCCTTTCTAATCCATATAGATATACATCTTTAATTCTCTTAAATCTAAGAGGAGAATTAGATCCAGTCTGTTCATACTCCATTCTAGTAGAATCATCTAATGTAGTTTGAGTAGAGTCTAATTCATAGAATATTACCGGAGTAGCTTTAGTATTTTCAAAAAGATAATATGGATTCTTAAGCATGTCTTTAACGACACCTTTAGTAATTGTATCCACCATCTGCTTGTGTTCTGTATTTATAAATTTACCCAAATTAAATCACCTCCAATTACATAAAAGTTCTAGAGGGTAAAAAGCCGGGGACTAAGCCCCGGCTCTTCGTGCTAATAGTTCAAGTGTTTCTCTTGTAGGAATCCCATCTCCCTTCAGCCCATTCCTTATCTTGAATCTATTTATAGAATCTTCAGTAACTTTATCCCATTGCCCATTATCTGTACATGGATATCCAAGAAACATGAGTCTTCTTTGTATAGGTAGAATTTCCCTATAAGACATACCGAATTTTGTACTAGTATTATACTCATCAGCAGTCATAAAAATCACCCCATTTTAAATATGCTTATGCAGCATTATCCTTTAAACTAGCAATTGTCTTAGGTCCGGCAATGCCATCAACTACAAGGCCATTAGCCTTCTGATATGCTTTTACAGCAGCTGCAGTCTTGGAGCCATATTCTCCATCTACTACTAAGCCTGCACCTCCTTTATTTAATTCAAATTGTAACCACTTCACATATGAACTAGTTGCCATTCCTGCTTTAAGGACTACTTTGTTACCTGGTACTGAATAAGGATTCATTGAACTACCTCCTGATGTTTTATCAAATAATGCTTTTTCCGCTTTACGTCTCTTCATGATGCCTGCTTTAGCAGATTCATTGGTTCCCCAATATACTAAAATATTTTTAGATAAATCAGAAATAGTCTTAGAATTATTAGCAAGCTGCTTTAATCCTTTAGATCCTCTGTTATATGCATAATCCACTAATGCATCGAATTGATTCTGATTGAGAGTAAGCTTAATATTATTAGTTACTATTTTCTCAAAACTCTTTAAATCTTCTTTAAGATATGCATCTGCTTGTGCTTGAGTTATTGTCTGGCCTTTTTTAATATCGGATGAGCTATGACCCCATCCAATAGTATAATTTTTTTCACCAGAATTTATATAAGCCTTAAGTGAGCATGTCTCATAGCTCTTTAAGAGTTTAAGACCTTCTGTTCCCATTACCATAATTACACCCCATCACTCTTTAATTTTGCAATGGTTTTGGTCCCAGCAACTCCATCTGCTGTAAGACCATGTGATTTCTGATAGGCTTTAACTTGTGCTTCTGTCTTTGCACCGTAATCTCCATCTTCTTTGAGAGTAGACTTCCACTGATTAAGCTCATACTGCAGCCATTTTACTGTACTTCCAGAAGAACCTCTCTTAAGTGTACCTGTTGGAACTGTATAAGGATTGCTTCTGCCAGATGATGTACTTTTTACCGATGATGTCCCAACTTTGTTGTCTGTACCAACATCTACGCTAGAATATGATGGGGTAGCGAAATATGCTGTTGATAAAGATAAAGAATAAGATTTTTGATTCACTGATCCGCCATTACGTACTACTCCGGCATCAGATGAAGTATTACCTTCGATGGTATAGAATTTGCTAGAATCTACTTTTGTTACAAGTCCTACATGAGCTATACGGCCTAATGTAGCATTATAGAAAAATACTACATCACCAGCCTTAGGTGTCTTTTTCTTGGCTCCCATTTTAGTATACCCTGTAGGAGTGTAAGAAAACAGATTTCCACCCAATAACTTCTTAGCTGCTTTGAGCCCATATGCATAAACAAACATAATGCACAAGTACATAGCACACCACGATTGTCCATTCAACTTAGTACCCATGAGTTTATCGTAGTCCCTTCCAAACATGGTATAATTGTTGGTTCCAGCATTTGCAGTGAAGTCATCAAGTTTAGAATTACTAGCTTTCTCCAAATAACCATCATATTTTTTGGCAGTCTTAATAACTGTCGAAGCTTCACATTTTGCCATTTAAATTACCTCCTTTACAAAATGATTTATTTATTTATTATAAAGTTCAGGCTAAAAAATAAAGGCCAGATTGACTCTAGCCTTTACATTTCATATACTGCCTCTATAATTCTATTTGCTGGAACTCCAAAATCTTTCTCCCCACTCATAGTATTTCTATGAATGATTACTGGTATTCTATATGGTCTGGTTAATTGATATACTTGATCTATTTCCTCCAATCCGACAGAATCATTATCTGGATAAAGATGCAATTCTATATAGAATAGCTTCAATTTAACCAGAATATGTCTTAGTAATCCAATATATCCAGAACCACCAATAGCCATATATACTTGGTTGGGATCTTGTCTAAGATTATAATACACAGAAAGTATATCAAATTCACCTTCTGCAATATTTACCTTAATTCTATTTGGAGAATTTAAATTAATTCTAGTTGGTATTGTATAGAATCTTTCAAGATTATCATATTTGCCAAATATATTATATCTAATATATCTTTTATCTATACTATGATATACTTTTCCTTCAGATACTACTCTACGCATATTCACATAAGCATTGTCGGAACTTATAAATCCTACAAAAAAATCATTTAATTGACTTATAATATTAGAATCTCTTGTATATTCAGCAATTCTATTACTATACAATAAGTCTCCTAAATTGAGTACTATCTTTTTATCTAAAGCTTCTTGATAATCTATATTGATACCAAGTCTATCATTGATATATTTCAATTTCAATTCAGATTCTCTACACTGCGTCACATAAGAATTTCTTATATTATACACAGTTCTACCCATAAGTCTCTTAGTGATATTATGCTTATAAGATCTCTTATTCTGTATAGAGAGATATGCATTAGCATCAGAATTGAATAAACCCCATCTATCCAATACATCTGGAGTTATTATGGTATGCATCTTGCATTTTTGGCAATATGCCCAAGATACTTCATCATCTGATTGTGGTATGGCAATATAAAGATGTGCATGTGTAGGATCTTTAGAATCACCACACTCAAAACATCTGCACAAAATAAATCTGCCCCCTGATGCAGGTGAAGCAGATGGTATTGAATCTAATAAGAATTGTCTATATCCAGATGAATCCAAAATACTTCACCTCCTCATTATAATCAGTTACATATACTTTGATAAAATAACAGGGGTACCAAATAGGCACCCCTGCTTAATCTATACTTCCATCTCCCCTTCTATAAAGATCTCTTTATTGACAAAAGAATTATATAATTCCTCTGCTCTATCAGGATATCTATATCCAGACATTGCGGTTGATTTCACCAATTCTAAGATTACTTCAGCCTTTGTTTTAGGGCATCCTCTTTCATCTCTAATATTGGTTATGACAGTAGTTTTCATAAATACACATCTCCTTTATATATGAATTATGATGTCATTACACTTATGGTGTTTGCTATAGATACTACATTGAATAATACAGAGCATGCAATCTTGTGGCATCTCTCTATAGATGGTCCAGAGCCATCATTAGCATCTGTAACAATGACAGCATTGCCATCATCATATGTAATAGCATCTACTGCATTCATAACAGAGATTTCTGCTTGTGTATATACTGAGCTATATGGTGCAACACATGATGTATATGCTTTTGGATCAAGCATAACAGAATAGCATACATTGTTATCATCATATGACACCGCAGCATCTTTGATAATATCAGTAAACTTGTCTGGATAATTAGCTCTGCCTGTTACATAGATAGGTGTAATATTATCAGAAAGATATCCCGTTGCAGGATATTTATCCATTGTACCGCACACAATATCCATTAAAGTATCTACTGAATTAATGATCATTTCTTCACTAATATCATTAGATTTATGCCTAGCCTTTTTACCCATTACGATAGTAAGATAATCTTTATCTCTTCCTATTCTATTGATTATATCATCTAATCCACTCATTTTAATTGCATTAGTGAAAATCATAATACCAGATTCAGTAACCTGGTCAAGATATTCTTGGCATTCAGGTGTAATCTTAGTATATACATATGGAGTTCTATCTGGTAAGAACTCCATCTTAAAATCTTGAGCTATATATTTCTCATATTTCATAAATACAACTCCTTTCTTATATCAGCATTACATAGATTAAAAATTCCTCTATAATAATATCTGGAATTATTTCTATTGTTTTGCCATTAATTTTTGGATCATTATAATCAATGATCTTAAAGTCACTACTTAATACAGTCGCTATCATACTGAGAATCTCTTTAATGATTTTATTATTCTCAGCATTATATGCTAAAGCATTATCTGAATCTTGTGTTGTAGGATCAAATACAGGTTCTTGATACTTCTGTAAAACTTGTGGAAATAATTCAGAAGATTCAATCTTTACAAGGTCCTTACGATTTACAGACTTACGACTGATTAACTTTTCTACCTTACTGCTAATCACATAAGGTAGCATTACTAAACATTGAGACTGCAGAATTCTTTTTGCTGCAATCATCAATTTAATATAATCTATTCTGTTAATAGAATTAGCAGAAACAGTATTTCCAAAATATTTGTAAAACAAGTTGAAAATCAATTTCTTCTGGAAGCTATTTATAACAGCATCATAATCTCCAAGTTCATGGAAATAGAAATCAATCTCATCTTGATCAAAGGGTCCATACAATGTTTCTATCAATTGCATAGTAGCCTCTGAATTTACTTTATTCTGGATATACATAGATTCGTTCTGTTTAACTAATTGCGCTTCGTACTTCGTCTTCTTAACTATAGGTGTTACCTATATGACGAGACTATATCTTCATCTTAGGCATACTGTTACCGTACACCTGAGATGCCTCCCATTTCGTGAACTTAATCACTAACGATACTCGCTTCACATACTCTAATGAATATGCTTATCTTCAACCTGCCTGGTTTATTGGTTGAGTCTTGACCACCATTTATGGTATTTCTCCAAATGCAGATATTTAGCTTTTTCTAGTCGTTGAACGTTCATTACTAATAATAGTAATGCTTCATTGCTGATTGCGCATTATTATAGTACTTAGAGTTTCCTCATATACCATCCCGATATTTGTTTCTGACTTTCGTCTCCATATAGGCTATCAGGCTTTAGCACTTCCCAGCACGGATATATTTCCTATATCCAAGAGAGGTTTCTACGCTGCCTCACGACAACGCGCGACTGTACTCCAATCGAACTCACTGGTACTATCTTCATCCCTCCTTGATGAAGATAAACTTATAAAACTATATTCATATCCTATATCAATAGTATATTTCGTGCAATTTTTTATACTCACGAAGTTAAGACTAACCACATTAGCGCTGAATACATATTTTGGCATTAGATTTAAAATTATATTTCTAACAGCAGATTGTGCATGTGTAATAACATTAATGCCTCTGATGTCTTGCATATTCCATAACTCTTCATCATTTCTTGCCTTCTCCTTGATATTGGTTATGGAAGTTTCATATAACTTAGAAAACATATCTACGCCAAATAATTCAAATATCTTATCAAACGCTTCTAGTAAAAATTCATCTACATTTTCCACTTTCTTCACATAAGCAAAATGTGTTAATAATGGAATACATAGATTCATTAATATACTCATATGCATTAAAATTCTAGCATGATCATCCGTATATTCTAGTGCTGGATTCTTTGGGTTTTTATACTTCAAATGAATAAAGTAATTATCCATCACCATTGTACCGACTTTACCAAATATATCTGATGTCAGAATATATCTGATAATGTCATTTATAAACATCTCTTTCGTATATGATGGCTGGTAATCAATATAATACTTAATCTTAGCCATCACGGTTAAATATTCTTTATCTGTATCATAAAACTTTTCAAAGTAATTTATGTACAGACACATGTGCGGTCTCATCTCATCAGAGTTATAACACTTCTTTGGTGATAAGATGAAACAATTTGCTGGATTGTCTAGATCATCATCTCCATAAAGCACCTTTGTTACAGGTGCAAAAAGTGCTCCTTTACTGGAGCAAATAATATTGTCCTCCTTTCTGTCAATTATCCATGAATCGACTGCTATAAATGGTGGGCCGTTTCTAAAATCAACACATTCTTCCATAATTTTTTAAACCTCCCTAAATGAAACTCACGTATATAATATATATCTCAAATACGTTTTGTTCGTTTCACTTTGCCAGTTTTAGGTGTTCTCTTAGTTACTGGCGTTTTAGTGACTCCACTGGTTCTCTTAATTCTGGGCGTTGCATTCCCAGGTTTTCTAGTCTCTTCTTCCGGCAATTCAGCGGACTTGTCTTTCTTAGGCTTTTTCGGTTTTTGTTCTTGTCGTTCTGTTACCTTAGTGTCTTGATCAACTACATCGGCTAGTAATTTCTTTTTGTCATATGGAATAGACATAGAATCTAATCTGATCTTAGAAAATAACGATTTATTCTCCATAATAAGATATGCGAAGTAAAATACCTTCACATATCCTATCTGGTTATCTGGATTTTTCTCATCAGCATTTTTTCTAAGAGCAGTCTTAGACATTCTTGGCATGAGATCTTTAATTAATAAATCATTCTTATAAAATGCATGGGTAAAAGTATACATGAAAGAAGGATCATTAGAAAAGAATCTGATAGAATAGTCACTTATAGAAGTGGATAATCCTTTGCCAAGTCCTGCAGGCGAAAATTGTAATACCACATCATAATAGAAATCTTCTATCATTTCAGATGGAATCTTAAAATGAATATAATAATCATCTTTAGATTTATAGACCACATAGTCTATATTACCATTTTCGCGGATATAAATTGCATCCAGCTTAGCTGAATACAATTGTCTGTACATCTCTCTGTGAGAGATAACAGCATTTTTCATACCTGCAGGATTATTAATATATTGCGCAAAAGTTGTTACCACACACCATCACCCCCTTTAAAGAAATATAATTAAAAGTTTATCTAATTATAATTTCCCACATTACTAACAATATATACCTTATTCACATACATCTATAAATAACTTTCCATCTTCAATAGCTGAATGCTCAATGCATGGATAATCTTTAACGATATCTGAGAGCATAAGATATGTATCATCACACATTTCATCTTTATTAAATGAATACAAATGCTTTGATGCAGCTACCACATGTTTATTAGAATGAATAATGTATGATATAACAATTCTATTCACCAAGTCATTATTTTTAGACTCTTCAATAAGTCTTACAATTCCATTCTTTTTTACATCATAAATCTTCAATTTCCTGCTTAATTTAGAAATAGATTCCATGTCTATAATCGTTGTCCTTTCTACTCCTCTCATATCGTCAAAACTTTCACCACAGTATTCATTTGATAATGAATAGAATACTGCATATTCTCGCCCAACTTCATCATCAGCCTTATATGTTCCAGCAAACCTTGCTCCACCATTGATTAATGGATATTTAAACGTTCCGTCATTACACTTTGTTCTATGATCACTTATCATTTCACTGTTAATTCTAGTAAATTGCTCCATTACGTTTCTCCTTTAGCTGTATATAGGTATTAAAGCCTATTTAATCTCTGTATATCTCCTCTGGAGATCTTGATATTGGTTGTATTATAAGTAATCTGCCCTTTATCATCTTTGACAGCTTCCACACAAGTCATAAATACATCCATGCTATTAATATCAGTAACTCTAACTTCTATACTTTTTGCATTATCCATTTTTCTTATCCTCCTTAAAAAGAGCAGGTAGACTAAAAGCCTACCTGCAAAATTAATTAATCGTTCAAATATTTATTTCCTACAGGTGAAGGAAGCATAGCCTGATTAGCCGTAAACATCAGAGTTATAATCTTAGCAATAGAATCTAAGATTACAATATCTGTATCAATGGAAGTAATAACCTTTCCATCATATTTCTCTGTAGCCAGATTAAATGGATTGCCATACTTCTGTGCTCCTTGCATGATAATCTCATTTACCTTCTTTAAATCAGATTCATATGTAGAGTACAACTTAACCTGCATATTGTAGTAAGCAGATACGATGATGCGAGCCATTAAAATGTCACAATTATCTGAAATACTCTCCTCATTACCAGACTTGATTGCTTCATCTCGAAGTTCTCTCCATACAAAAAGAGAAGCCATATATCCTTCAAAGTTAGCAGCAAACCCAACACCACTCTTAGCAGCAGAACGGCAACTAAGTACACAGTCTTCTACAAGATCTCTCTTTGCATCTCTATCTGAAATAGACATTCCACCTACAAAGAAATCAATCATATTGGCTTTTAAAGAATTAATTCTTCTCTTAAGATTACCAATTACATTTGCATCAGCTTTATTATTCTGAGCATTGATAAGCTCACCCTCAAGAGATGACAATACAATCTTGTATGTAGATGATGGAATGAAATCGCCATTCTCATCTCTTAATACTTCATCTGTCTCTGGATCTCTTGCATGAATGAGATGAGGCCCAATGAATTTGGTCTTATCTACACCAGCAGATACTTCATCACATTTTCCATAGAAATTTACTACAGTATCTAATGTAGGAGCTAATCCTTTTTCTACATCTGCTTTATAAATTTCGTCATCATTATATTTGCAGATAGCTTTACATCCACAGAGCCTTGAGATATCATTAAAATACTCAGTATATACTCCAAGATTAGTAATAACCAAAAGTGGTGGCTTCTGAGAAATTAATCCTGCATCATTGTATTTATACATCATGGTCACAACCTGCTCCATCAACGATGACATATCTCTGGACATGATTGGAGATACAATTACTGTAGGAATACATTGCATCTCATTCTGCATTGGAATCATGATATTCTCAATGATAATCTTCTCAAAGAGTGAGATCATTTCTCTAGTATCAATAGGATCTAAGAAGTAATATATTCTAGCATCCTTAATAGTAGACATTCCATCAGCACCATTTACATATGCTACATCAGAATATCCCACATCCATAGTTAATCCGTCATATACTTTGATCATATCTTCTTTGCCTGTATTAGGACGGACATCAATGTAAACATCATTGCCGTAAGTCTCATAAATCTGCCTCATCTGAGTAGCAATTTCTGTATTTCCATTAGTAGAAATCATAGAGATATTATAGATATCATCTAACTCTAATGGACTAGCAGATGATTTGATCTCATCTTTAATCATATCTACTACCTTCTGGAAAGATCTCATAAGAGCATAAGGACGATATTTTGCCTGCTCTTCAATATTGCATAGCTCTTCAAAGATAAGAGCAGCCATCTCAATAGCAGATGATGTACCATCTCCAACTTCTCTCTCTACACGGCTAGTAATATTCTCTGCTTCTGCCTGGATAGACATCTCGATAGGATCAATGTATGTATTGCCTTTTAATACTGTATGCCCATCCTTAGAATACTTAGTAACCATAGTTTCCTTGGAGTTTCCTTTAATTATGGCGGTATTGGATTCCATAGGACCATATGTAGCCATCACCTTTTCTGCCAGATCTTTAATGGTTCTGAGTTGAACTCTTCTAAGAGAAGGCTTCTTTACGATATTAGAGATAATAATATCTTCTGGTTTCTTCTTTGGATTGATCTTCTGAATAGCTTTATCAAGCTTATCAATATTCATGCCATTGCTTACAGCTACTCTAATATAATCCTCCTCATCCATTACTTCTACAGGGCCTTCTTCTGTCTCAATATTAGCAATTGTTGTGGCCTTTTCGGTATCACTCATATTACCCTTCCTTTCTTTTATATACATCAATAAAACTTACTATACACTGATGCCTCAAAAAGCCAATAGCTATAGTAGGTTCTACCAATTCTTTTCCATCTTGGTGAATCATATTAAAACCATAACGAGGTAAATATATATTATGCCCATCATAGTTTCTATAAGTGGCAAATTCCATACAATCTTTTACAATTATAGGATCATAGCCACTACAATTCAAATTTGTCTCCATTACTTCATCATAGTCAATCTTATATTCAGATCCTAATATCTGATTCCTAAGAAATTCTACCTCATATTTATTTCTAAATGATACAGCTGGGCAAATATCATCTGATGCAGTTGGGCATAAAATAAAGAGTCTTCCAATAGCAGTAAATGCAGATCTATCTAAGATATTAACTATTTCGTTATCCATAAATTGATCATAGTAATCATTTGCTAATTCTTTATTATTCTCATAGTCCAGCATGCAAACAGATAATGGATTGATATCTTTTCTTGATACTAAGATCTTCTTAAGATCATCATCTGGAAGATCCAGAACAGAGAGATCAAAAGTACTCTCTGCTCTGTATTGATCTTTCAGTAATTTTATGAGGCCAAAATCTGTATCGAAAATGGCCCCAAATGAAAATAATGGATGTATATCTGGCGCCAGATCAATCATCCTAATTCATTCTCCAATTCTTCAATTGTGCTTCTCCTAGTGGTTCCACTGTTTTTATTGTCATCCTTGTTAAAGAATGAATTCCCAACACTACGAGAATTATTACTGCTCATCTTACCAGTCTCCACTCCAAGCTTAAGAGCAATAGCCTCAATATTCTTAGGCATCTGATAATCCCATTTCATCATGTCACATGTAGCAGCTGCAGTTGCTCCAAATGCACTTCTTGCAAATTCATTACAAAGATCAATAATCTGCTCAATTTCAGCTGTATTATAATAAGACTTCTCTACATCCATCTCATCAAGATTTCTCCACTCTAATGCATAGTGATATTCTGTATTGAGCTTATAATCAATACGTGACTCAAATGCTCCATCTGGAGTAACCTTTCCAATTACAATAGTAGGCTGATCGTCAATCATAGTGATTGCAATGATAGGTCTTACTTCTTTAATGCCAGTGTCAACGCCATATGCCTTACCAGAAAACTCCCCTAAACTAAATTCATTTAAGAATTTATTTACTTCACTTGCAAAGATGGAAGCTTTCATAGGGCTAAGTGTAATACTAGCCACATTCTCCCACTTGAAATCTGATGTAGATTTACTAATCTCAAGTGTTAATAATCCAGATGAAAATCTTGGAGATAATCTAAGCTTTCCATCCTTCTGTTTGATACTCCATCTGCTCCAATATGTAGGAGCATATGTCCTATTCTGATTCTGATTTGAATCTCCTAATGCCATAGTATTTTCCTCCTTTAATCATAAAAATTAAGAGGCACAGAATAGTGCCTCTTAGAAACTTGGTTTAAATGAATTACTTCATTGTTTCACTATTGGTAGGTTTTTAATATATTCCTCACAGTCCTGGCATACTTAAAAAGATCCCATGAGGAATTAGGATTACAATATATGATGATTCTATTGATAAAACTTTTGTATTGTTGCCCATAAAAACATACCATAGCATAATTGAACCCAGATATATTTATAGTCTGGAATTCATCATTTGTTTCTCGTATACCATCTGTATATAATCTAACTCCATCTAATGTAATAATATTTCGGTCTAGTATGATTGTCTTATTAGATTCTTCAATTCTGGTACCAGTAGCATACTTGTGTTCTACCCACTTCTTGAGTGTTGGTATCTGACTGCTATTCATCTACTCACCCCGAATAATTACATAATACTACAAAGTTTTCATCATAATAAATAATCAGAACTCTGGGTTAGTTAATACACCCTCAATTATATTATCTGTCATCATTGTCAAAGAATACATTGATATGATTGCCTCTTTGGTAGGAGTTCTAATGATATTACCACCAAGGTCTACATAATTAGCTTTAGTATTCATATATGCTTTAAGCTCATCATTAGCTTCGGTAGTATATACTCCCTTCAAAGTAACAGTATCGCCATCATAATCTCCGCCAATAGCAGGAAGATATAGATTACTCATTACGAATGTATCAATAAACATAGAGCTTGTATCGGACCCTATATCTTCTTCTCTAATCTTTGGATAGAATTTATAAAAAGTATTATCAACAACCATATTCTCAGTCTCTATTGTAGATGATACATTCAATGAGATAGGATACTGATTATATCTAGAGTCCATAGGATATCGTGTAACCAATCCTACTTTATCTTTACATGCTTCTACGGCAGCTCTATAGAATACATCTACCCATGTAAGTCTTCTCTGAAAAATTGCTTCTGGATTATAGTCTGGATTGCCTGGTTCTCCAAGTATTCCTTTAAAGTACATATAATAGGTTCTTCCATCATCTTCTTCCACTGGTATCTCAATTGGAATAATACGATTAGAATTACCATGAATAAATCTCTTCATCTCTGCTGTAATTCTCTCATCAGAAAACTCAATAAGAGGATCTTTAGCATGATAATAATGTACTTCTTTTGTATCTATATTTACACATGGATATAAGGTATTACTAGAAAATTCTTGCTCAAAGAATCTTCTTACTAAGAAAAGTATATATGGATAGAATATGGTAATTGCTGTAGATAATGGTACAGCAGCATGATCCAAATCTACCATCATATCATTTCTTCTCTCTGCTTTTACATTAGGAGCAGAGATAACCAAACGACAAGAATAATCAGCAGTCTTAGATGTAACAGAACGTCTAATTATACCAAATTTACCCTGTAGTCCTACACCTTGATCTTTATCTCCAATCATAGAATTGGTATTTCCACTGAAGTAATCATATATAGCAAGAATAGTCTCTTGAATACGCCCAGACGTAGCATGGGTTTTAGAGAGCCCATAATAATTCTCTTCATAACTCTGGTTAGCAAATGATATAAGATTAGAATACATCTTATTGATGAATCCCACTCCTACATTAGATCCAGATGTATTTACGTCTCTATAGTATGCAGGAATTACAATCCAATATTTTATAAATGCTTTCTTGATATTTTTCTCAATATAATCAATCTTGAGATTTCTACTCATAGAATCATTCTTTTTAAACTTAATTTTATCTATATTGGATTTAATAAATGCTATACCACTATCTCCCTTTTCATCTTCTACTAGATTACCATCATCTGTAATCTTCCAACTACCAATTCCATGTACTACTTTCTTGACATCTGGATTGACTTTAATCATAGCTTTATATATTGATGGATCTATATAAGTTCCATTAAGATCTATATAAGCATATATACCAGATCTCTCTTCCATGGTAATACCAAAGATTTCATTAGATAATAATCCATCAGATGTAGGAACTCCAGCACGTTCAAAGAATATAGGATTCGTTATCTTCTGTAATTCATTTCTTTTAATGAATTTCTGTTGATCTAATATCTCTGCAGTGAATCTTAGTTGACTCTTTTTATCATACTCCTCTAGTAAAGGATTATCATAATTATCATTCAATCCAAGAAATTTTATTTCAAGACTATTTGATGCATCTTTCATATAGAATCGTAATCCATTAGCTTCTGTTAATAGAAAATTTCTATCATATATTTCCATACAGCACCTCCTTTAAATTAATAATATGTGCAAAAAATGCATCCCCTCAAAGAGGAGATGCACTTACTGGACTCACTGTAATATGTATTTCCAAATCATTATGTCTAGTATATGAAATTGAAAAAGATCTTCCATATATACTTATTGGACTACTGCATTGTTCTAAAGTAGATTCCAATGTGTCAGCATCAGAAACAGTTCTCAAATTGATACCAAAAATAAGAGATCCATCTGTATTAGTAACGTCTATGGATATCGTATTATTTCCTATTATACCATATAACCCCATGGTTTCATCAAAGTATCTGATGATTGTTGGGGCCATATTATCATGCTGACCATGGAAATTAATGGAATTAATATATGAAATTCTATCATTCATCTATTCTTATATTCTCCTTTTATTTCCTAGGCGGTTTCTTAGGTTTATTCTTTTCTGCTTCTACGGCATTCTTAATAGCTATTCCCATGTCAGTCGATCCGTAGTACTGCTGAGGTACCATTTCTTCAAATTGCTCTTCTATTTCTTCTGCCTCTCTTTGTTTCTGGCCTTCGTCAGTCGTTGCTTGGACATATGCTTGATAGAACAACTCATGAAAATCCTCATATGGCATCTGTTGAAGTTGATCTATCGAAGCAAATCCCTTACAATATTTACCTACACGTACTAGGTTGTCGATGTATTGGCTATGAGTGCCAAAGGCCGCCGTGTAAAAAGCTGTGTTTCAATAGTGGTTCCATTAGCCTCAGATAAGATCTGTTCTGGAACTGCTCTACCACATTTAGGACAAGTTGCTGCAGGAATAAAGTATTCAACGCGCTTCTTATCTTCATTCTCATCTCTCTGTCCTAATACTGCAATAAGAAGATTGTATTCATCTGTATCAAATGACTTGATAATACGGTTATAGATGATTACTCTATTCTTAATATTCTTAAGAAGCTCTCCTTCTTTACCCTTAGGAGCTGTAATAATCTGCTCAAGTCTCTGATTTACAGAATCAATCTTATAGAACTGGTCAATGAATGGGTAAATATCCAATACATCACTGTATTTAGTGTAGAATTCTCCGCCTACAAGTCCATATACAAATCTTCTATCATAGATATCAGGATTCTTTACTCCTACAGCAATAGAATCAGTAATAGGAACAATCTTAGTTGTTATATTTCTCTGCTGTCCTTTCACTGGTCCTTTATCTCTAATAGCCATAAATTCTTTCTCAAATTCAGGATCTACGAATCTATACATAGATGATGTAGGAATATGCTCAGATATCCATGCATGATTACATTTCTCATTTGGGCAAGTATATGGAATATGATTTGCATTATGGAATGTAGCATCATATACAGCAAAGAAGAGATCATCCTCATCTTCTGAAGAGATAGTCTTAGCCCATCCCTCTACAGTATCCGGCTTATATGGATTCAGATCATGATCATAAAGTAGCTTATATCTTTCCATTGCAGTATTCTGTCTATTTCTTCTACCAGAAGAAAAATTAGACAAATTCTTTAAATCAATACCATTGAATTTGCTCATGGTAATTGGTAATTTGGAATTGGACAAAGCCCAATCACTACTATCAATTGCTTTGCCAGAAGTAAGAGATGATAATACTGATGTAGCAGATACCTTGCCTGCTACTTTAAATCCAGAGATATCTAATCTACGAGGAGCTAAGTTCATAATCTTAGAAGCTTCTTGCGTAAACTCCTCAAACTCTTTCTGCTGTTCCTCCTCATCCAGATCTTCATCATCTTCATCACTATTAGCTTCTTCAAGTTCTTTAAGAAGACCATCTACATCATCTTCAATTTCATCCGGCTCATCTTCCTGTGGAGATTCTGATTCTGCAGGATCATACAAATCTTCCTCATCTTCTGCCTCAAGTTCACCTTCCTGATAGTAATGATACTCTACTATATTCTGAGGAATTTCCTGAGCTACTGGCTCTGGAGCTTGTGCTCTGCTGATCTCTTCTCCAGGATTTTCCTGATCAAAATCATTCATAAGATTATTGAACTCATCATCATCTATAGTCTCATATTCATGATCATCCTCATGAGGTGGATTCATATGGGAAACTCCCATCTGAGCAAGTTCAATATCTAATGCAGCCTCTAAATTATCTTCATCTGATAACTCAGCTGCCTTTCCATCAGCAGCAATAGCATTACCATCTTCATCAAATGTAATACCTTTTTCTTTAACGATCTTCTCATTAACTTCACTCTCTGCCATAAGAGCTTCAAGTTCAGCTTTAGCCTCTGCCTGCTTACGAGTAATCACATCATGCAATTCATTTTTAACCTGTGTTTCCATTACTTCAGGTTCTTTCTCATATGGATCTTTGATCTTTGGAATATCTGTAGGCTTAAAAATCTTGGTGCCATCACTAGTAACTTCAGATACTGTATTTGCTGCTACAAGATCTACAGCTCCATTAACCCTTTCTCTTCTAGTAGGCTCTTTTGCCACTGTATTTGTGGATTCTGTATTAGACTCATCATCTGTAAGACTAGATAAATTCACCTTAATAGGTTTTCTCTTAGCCATAAGATTAGGATCTGTAATCTGAATAGGGGCATTGGTGGCTGCTGGTCCTGTCTTGAGATCATTAATGTTTGCCATTATAAAATCCTCCTTCTTTAATATACCACTTCCAATGACACTGGTGATATATCATCTGTAGAGTCATATGTGTATATAACTCCATCTCTACATTGGATAATGATATTGATATACTTGTTCTGAACTATTTCGAGCTCAACCGAATCCATTAAGCATTCAGGCAAATAAGTATCAATCTGCTTTGTTACAATGCTTTTTAATGTAGGTAATTCATCTGACATTATATGACGATATTTAATAAGATCACATCCCATTTTAGGGAATAATGGATTATGCCCTGGGGTTAAAATGAGTAATCTTAATATGTCAATACCTCTTGCAGCATTGTCAATTAATTTCTTCGGTTCACCGAAATCATTAGTAGATAATAAATACTCTGTCATAGTACTTACCCTCCTAAATTATATTATTTGTTTCGCTTATTAGAAAAATATTCGTAATTACCTGAAACCTGTGTTAATTATAGGATTGTTTACCCTGAGTGAACTTATAGATAATTCTATAGGGGGTACTGAAATATGTCAAAATATATTCTTAACGAGGCTGTTTCTAAAAGCAAGAAAAGGTATAAATGTCCATATTGTGGCAATCATGATACTAAGGATAATCTTGTAGCTCATATTGATAAATACCATCAAGATATGATTCCTCAAGGATACTCTGCAGCAAGAGTATTATTTAATTATATCAATAAGAAAGACCATGGAACCTGTGTATGTGGTTGTGGAAGAGAAACTGATTGGAATGAGAAGACCTGCAGGTATGATAGACTTACAAAAGATCCTAAGTGCAAAGAAAGATATATTGAAATGGTAAACTCTAGAAAAGAGGCTAAGTATGGCACTTGGAATTTGGCAGCAGATCCAGAATTTCAAGAGAAGATGCTGGCAAATAGAAGTATCTCTGGCACATATAACTTCAAAGGACATAGATATACTTATACAGGAAAGTACGAGAGAAATATATTAGAGTTTCTTGATAGAGTAATGGGCTATTCTCCTAATGATATTATGTGCCCTGGTCCAATTATTCCATATGAATATAATGGGCAAACTTTGCACTATATAAGTGACATGATGATTATTCCATATAATCTTATTATTGAGATTAAAGATGGTGGTAATAACCCAAATAACCGACCAATGGAATCATACAGAGAGAAACAGATTGCTAAAGAAAATAGAATAAAAGAAGATGGCGAATTTAATTATGTAAGAGTAACTAATAATCAATTCGACCAATTATTAGAAGTACTTGCTGAGTTAAAGATGCAATTAGTCGATGATACTTATGAGAAAGGAAATAAGATTTTCAGGGTGAATGAGACTATGATGCCGATAAGTTGTGAAGATAAACCAGTACTAGTGCATTGTCAGAATAATATAACCTTAGAAGAAAGATTATATGTGGCTAAAGATATCTTATTACAAGATATCTATACAGAATGTGGAGTAGAGAATGGTTCAGACTTATTAAAAGATTGCAATTATTCATTATATTATCCATCTAAGAATTGTGTGGATAAATCATTATTCTCCAATGGAATATTTGATAATGAATCAATATATAAAGCATTTACTGGTAATGATTTCGTTAGTTTCTCTCAATTAGCAGTAGATCCTAAATTATCTGCTGCTACAGATATATGGGGAGAGATGGATAAAACAGATAAGGAGGTAAAGTCAGAGCTGTTAGGTGACCAGATGAATACTCTTGATAAATTACAAGAGCAATTAGATCTCTTAAAGGAGGTGTAGTATATGATACTTTTGGAGACCTTTACTGAAAGATATATTGCAGCATTTGAACTCGTATTTACATATGTAACACCATTGATCAAATTATTTGTATTAATATATGGTGCTATATATGGATTAAATCTATTAGTAGATTTAGCTTGGATAATCCATCAAATTCGAAAGAATGCAGAGGATTATGAAGATAAAAATAAAGGAGCTTGATAGACAATGGATACAATAAAATCAATGTCTAATCTGCTCAAGATATATCAGAGCAATTTAGATTCCAATACAATTCTTGAAAGTGTAAATGCTGAAGAGGTTTTTAAATCTTCCTTAGATGCTGTCAAGAATGATATAACGATGACTAAAGATGAACTCCCTAATCATGTGCCATTATTTAATCCAGATGAAATATATCAGACTGGTGTAGTAGATGACATGAATGATAATGAGAAAGAATGGCTTGATAATTATAGCAGAACTTGTATGATTGGTGCTGGAGATTCATATGGAAGATTAGTCAGAGAAACATATGCTAAGTATATAGCAAATGAATCTGATGAAAATAAAAAAGCTTTACTTAAAATAGGATGGCCTGCTGGAATAGAGCCAACTACAGAATCATTTGTAGCTGCTAGAGAAAATCTTTGGAGCTATGTGCGTGAGCATTCATGCAATATGATTGATCTTACTGAGACTACTGCTAATATACGTGAAGAGAATATTAGCATAGTAAATGAATCAGGTGAATTACTCCAACCTGTATATTTAATTTGCACATTCACTTATACTACATTTGGAAAATTGATTACTAGTGTAACTTCATCTGAATATTCTCATAGTGCTATTGGATTTGATGCTAGCTTAGAGAGATTATATTCTTATAATATGAATGCAAAAGCAAGAGGTGGATTATCATTTGAATCCATCACCGGTTACTTAAAAGATTCTCCAGCAGCAAAGATCTTTGTACAAGTTGTATTCTTACCAAAGAGACAATATGATAAGCTCAGGGGTAATCTGGATTGGTATATTGCAAATTGGAAAAATGCTACTTACTCTGTAAGCAATTTATTCAATGTAGTGGCAAATAGAACAAGAAATAATAATCATGACTTAAGTATGATTTGCTCTCAATTTGTAGATTCAATGCTGAAGTTTATCAATATTGATATAACCAATAAGCCTAGTAATCTTGTTACTCCAGCTAATATATCTCAGGTTAAGAATCCTACAGTATATAAAGTATATGAAGGATTAGCAAAAGATTATAAACCAAAGAAGATTCAAGCTATGGTAAACAGATTACAGAAGAATGCTATCCCTGCAACATCTACTGTATATGAAGCTGCTTTGAAGAAGTATAATGATCCTGTAGTATTAGCTATATATGAAGTAATAGATAAATCATTAAAAGCTTCTAGTATTTGTCATGAAGATACTGTTCCAATAGAGATTGATGATAATGGCGATCTCACAATTAAAGTATATAAGAATTATGAGGTTAAATACCAAGAGATTCATACTCTATTAAAAAGCTTAGATAATGATGATGCTATTAAAGATGAATTGTGTAAGCTATGGTGGATAAATTGTAAGTTGGAGCATAAGATTCAAGCTTGTAAGAAAAAGGATACTAAAGAAGTAAAAGATAAATATTATAAGCTTAGATCTAGAGTATTAAATGATTTCTCTAAGTATATGAAGAAGGTACAGAAATCAGATCCTGATTTTAATTTCTCTAAATACTATAAAGAATCAGAATATTATGATGGCTCTACAACAATAAAAAGGTCTACCCTTAAGGGATTAGGCAGCCTGATAAAGCAAATTGCTTTGTAATATTTTTTGTGGTCGTATATTATACAAGTATGGGAGGCTTAGAGCAAGCCTCTCATAGTTTTTCACTAATAAAGGAACTGAGAGATAGATGAAAGGAGAATGATTTTATGGACGTATTTAAATATTATAGTATTGAAGAGATTAAAGGTATTATAAAAGAAAGAGATAAAAATAAAACAGAAAAAGAAATTGTATTGAATGCAATGAATATATTAACAAGATTAGCTGGAGAAATAGCTAATGGATATTCTGGAGTTACTACAGAATATTCTCCGGAGATACTGATAGAGTATATAGCAGATTCATTACTTGGAATATGTACTATAGTAACTTTACATGATATTTCCGAGGAAGATTTAGACGTTGCAATAAGGGAAAAGATAGTTAGTCTAATAAAGGAGGTAAATGGTTATGAAGAAGGCATTAACAAATAAAGATGTATTATCTCTTATAGGATGTAAATTCTATAGATATATTGATGATGATAAATTGGAGCTTATTAGAATCACAGGAGTACAAAATATAGAGACCGTTAAAATTAAATATGATGATGGAAGAGAAGATAAAGTAAATCCAAATTACATTCTTGATAATTATAGAATGCTTAGAGCTGATGGGTTAGTAATATTCTCATTAGTATCTGTAGATAATGGTGCTGGATCTCTTATGGATGATGTGATAGTTACATTGCATAGACGATCTGATTTGGAAAATGGTAATAATGTTCCATATTGTGTATGCAGGCAGAATGTAAATGATATATTTTATGAGTATAATAATCCCTATCCAACGCAATTATATGCTGGATGTTGTGTATCCATTGATACTATTATTGAAGGTATGGATTACTCTATAATGACTGCATGTAATGGAGTTCAATATTCTACTGGTGTAAATGTATATATGGATGATGATCTTGACACAATATTGAGCATGGCTAAACTGAAGAGATTTGATAATGCTTTATTTGGATTAGGGCAAACAGAATTGAAAAGAATTAACGATCCTAACCATAAATTAATCTTTGGATATTGCCCAGATGTAAAGACATTATTAGTACAGAATAATTTCATGTACGATTTCAATGTGTGCTTTAATATATTCCCATTATCTATAGAATTATCATATGCAGATAAAGAGCAGACTAAATTGGATAGAGATTGTGCTTTAGCAATTATGATGATAATTAGAGAGAATATAACTGATACAATTGTAGTACCATATGGGAAAGATATAGATTTAGATTCTATTAAATCTGATTATATGATCGTGAAAACTCCATCAAATAAGATGTATATTATTGGATATTTGAAAGAGGGAGAATTTGTAGAGAGTGAAGATGCTGCTAAGATGATGAATCAAATGAATGGTGTAGCGCTTGCTCATGATACATCAAAATATGCCTAGCAAAAATAAATATAGGCATATATTATAATCTTGATGATAGCTGACGAGTGTACATGAATCAGTTATTATACAAAAATTATTCATTTAAGGAGGCGCCAAAAATGAGCGAGAAAGAAAAGAAAGAAACAAGAGAGAAGTATTCATTGGATGTAACAGAATTTGAGCCATTCAATGGTACAAAGACAATCCGTGTTGTCACAACACACAATTTGGCTAAGATGTTGAATGAGCGCATCAAGCCTGCATTCGCAGATTATCGCGGATGCTACATTGAGCCTATGCCGAATGGACAGGGCTTAGCAGTAACATTTTCATTTAATCAGGTTCCACATTCTGATGATGAAGATGTAGCATATGGATTTGACTCAGTTGAATCCAAGCGTGGATCTGGCAGTATTGCTGAAAGGGTTCAGAATATCTATTCTGAATTAAACAATGGACGTAAATGGCAGATCAGTCAGGATGCAATTGATGTATTCGAGAATCTGTTCCAGGTACGTGACACAAAGAAGATCCAGTGGGATAAAGTTACTAGCGAAGTGTATGAGCGTAATGGGATGTTCCAGGAAGGTCACTGTGTGATTTATGGAGTTGACTTCAATAAGTGCATGGAGTTGATCTTCGGAGCTAAGAATGATGATGGATCTAAGATCTATTATAATGGAATCATTATGCAGCCAGTAGTAAATACCCAGATGGTTAGACCGAACAACTGGACTCTTCAGTTAGAGATGATGACCGATGCATCTGTGCAGGAATTGTGCAATGAGGTTGGTTATGTAAGTCTTGGCCAGTATAACTGCGTTCAGGCATAAGAAAAAAAAATAAGAGAGGGTGTAAGCCCTCTCTTTTTTATTTCGCTGAAACATGAAAGAAAAGGAGTTATAATATGGATACACCTATAGGCAAATTTTATGATTGGTTAATTAAGAATGATGATCCAAATAATATATTTTGCCCACCGATGAATGGACAAGTTGCAGTAAATATGCTAATGGATTATTTACTTGGAGAGGATTATTATGTAAGCGATCCAGTATGCACTGAGCAGGTGAATACAGAAGCAGTATATGACATATTGTTAAAGTATTCTCCTAAGTTTAGGAAAGAACGTAAAAAGTTTGTTAAAGTAAATAGAAGAAAAAGTAAAGATGTATGAGGAGGTAAAGATAATGGGTAAATTCGATCCTGATAAGAAATTTGAATATCATGTTTTAGAAGGCAGTGATAAAGTATTTGATGAAAAGGGTTCTACGTTCCTGGCTATGAGAAGAGTAGCTTGGGGTGTGCCACAAGATGAAGAACCTGAAGAAGGGAAAACTAAGCTTGAACTTCGTAGATGGCATATTAGAGATAATAAGGAGCAAGCTGATAAAGGCTTTAGCTTCTTAACAGAAGAAGGTCCTCATGAACTTACTAAAGTTTTATTAGAGGAAGGATATGGTAACACAAAGGATGTATTAAATATAATTAAAGATAGGGATGATTTTAAGGACTCAGTAAGTACTCTCTTTGATGATGATAATCCATCTGGAGATTACTTTGATCCTAGATCTATCCTGCTGGGAGACTAGTATGAGAAAAGAATATGAATACCCACAAGTGTCTCAGATAGTAGGTAAGTATTTTATAAAGCTTACTAGATTATCTGAGTTGATTCATCAAGCATATGCAGGCTCTAATGCTACAGAGATTAATTTCTTTATAGACTTATACTCTATTAAGAATAGTCTCTTAGGCAAAAACTTTGTTATTCCACAGGAGTATGAATTATGCTCACTGATTTTGGACATGGTGGCATTTTATAAGAATTACTTTAGAAATATAGGAGTGCATGCTACTTTCTATATAGTAAATTCTAATAATGTACCTGTGGATAATAAAACATTTTATCCAGAATATAATAGTGATTTTGTTATCAAAATGGCTTCTGGAAATACAGAGTGGATTGATGAAAATCTCACTATACTGGAGTCATTAGTTGAATACTTTGATGACATTTATTACTATAATACAGCATTTGAGGCTGTTGCAATAATTGACACTATTTGTACACTTAGTAATAAACCATCTATAATATTATCAAAGGATCCTATGTGTGGAATGACTGTATACAATTATCCAACATGCAGGGTGACATGGTTAAGACCTAGAAAGTACAAAGGTACTGATAGTAGTTTCATATGTAATAGTTCTAATATAATGGATAATCTGATAGTAGAATGCGGACTGGCATCTGGAAATTTCGAGAGGCCAAGTCCCAGATTAGGTCCAACTGAGTTATTTGCATATACTAAATTTCCTGCAAGATCTATACCTCAGATCTTGTCTTATAGGAAATTTATTCATGCATATAATTTGGGAGAGCATATATCATTATCAGAAGTCGAAAGAAATAAAGTGAGTATAAGATCTATGGTATTAGATTTGATTAGGCAAGGGACTTTATATTTAAATTCTTCAGAATATGCTGAGAATAAAAATCCTTCTCCTAAGAAGTACGATATTGAGGGTCTGAAACATATCAATAATTATTATTTCTCTGGCAATCCTTTGATGCTGGATGATCTGTTAAGATAAAGAGAGAGGCTATGCGCCTCTTTCTTTTTTGTAAAATTTAGAGGAGGAGCATATATGGTTAATGTACAGTATAAAGCAAAGATTGCATGTAAATGGGTATATGAAGGAAGTGAAACAGATATAGAAACAGAGTCTATATCTAATGTCTTATTAGACTATGATTATGACAATAATAATATGCCATTGATATATCTTACAGCAAATCTTAGGACTAGCGTATATAATAATATGATCAAGCATGCAGAAGATAGTAATTCTAAATTATATCTTGAGATAAAGAATTATAATATGAATGAAAGTAATCCTAGTGGTGTAGTAGATATAAAGCAACAGTTTACTTACTTTATGCCTAACTCTGTAGATTTTGATGAAGATTTGATTGCTGATGCCTCAGAAAGTAATGGTAGTGAATCTGCATATAACAGGGTTACAATAGGATTAGTATATGATGGTATATTGAATAAGAATAGAAAGAATTTCAAAGACAATATATACTCTGAAATAAATAAGAGTACTCTTGTATATTTGGGATTAAAACACTTTAGCAAGTTATGTATAAATAAGATAGCTGCCAGAAAATTACCAGTCACAATAATGCCTCCGCTTACTACAGTATCTCAATACTTAAAATATGTAGATGAATTATATCCAATATATCTATATGGATATAGATTCTTTAATGATTTCAATTGCACTTATTTTTTGAATGAGAAAGATGTGTACGTTCCTGATGGTAGTGGAGATTATTCTACTGTAAAGATTAATATAGATAATACTACTGATGCAGATACTGCAACTCCTGGACTATATATTGATGGTAGTAGTGGAATGTATATTATGCATTGCGATGCAGATTATAGTACATTTGATAAAGATAAGAAATTGACAAAGCAAACCTCTGATGTAGTTGGAGTAGATAAGAAAGGTAATACTGTAGATGTAACTTTGAGTAGTGATACGGGAAGAACATCATATGTACGTACTAAAGATTCGACAAGTAGAATTAAATTCAAAATGATGAAGTATAATACTACTGTATCTGTAACCAAAAATCTGGTAAATGGAAGATATTTTACTCCAAATAAGATATACATGATTAGCAATTATAAGGCTAATAGTGCATATGACGGAAGATATGTATTAAGTAGAAAACAAGTAGTATATCAAGTACAAGATGGAGACTTTGTACCAACAGTTTCTTTATATCTAAGATTAATGGTGGATTTCAAGAATCTATAAAAAGAAAAAAGTCCTAGGGATCACCCCTAGGACTTAATATTACGTCTCATCTTCAACTGGAATTGTATTATCCTCTTCGTTTTTGTTTTTACCACCATTATTGGTAGGCTGAACAACATCACCAGAGGAATCTTGCTTATCCTTGGTACCCTTATACTCACCAACATGCCATCTGAATAATTTCATATAGTCACGGTAAGCAGATTCTGCTACAGTAAGACGAGTAGACACAAAATCCTTAGTCATACCAAATACATTATCATAGTAATTCTTAATAATAGAGATGGTATCCTTGGATATTCCTTTAGCTTTTACATTATCTTGTGTAGCATCATTATTACGTTTTTCTACTTCTTTAGCCTGATCATCTGTGCCTTGAGTATTGACTGCATTTTTAGTAGGAGAATCATTAGTAGTAACATTTTTATCTGGTGCTGTTTTGTTGGTAATATCGATATCCTCAGCAAAATAGTCATTATAAATGCTACTAAAATCAACTCTCGCACTATTCTGTTCTACATTTTGTCCTTCTTTCTTCTCTTCCTCTGCAGGTACAAGATCATCAAGTAAATTAAGAGAGTTCTTTGCTTTGTCATGCATATCATTCACTGAATTAATCTCTTCTTTTAACACCTTAAGAGTTTTATCCTTAAATGAATAGCAATAATCAAACATAGCAGTCATTTGCTTCTGTGTAAGAGTATTTGCATTAAGAGTCTTTGGAGATTCTCTAAAGTAGAATTTGAATTTATCTACTGTATTTGCAAAGTTTGTATTCTCATACTCATTAAAATATGTAGCAAATGTATCATTCTTTCCATTCTTCGGATCTCCACATTTCTTAACTACACTATTGGTAGCCATGGATTCTACCGCAGCTGCATTTGCTGATTGGAGAACCACAAAGTTATTGTTGATATTTTTAAGCTCTGCATTGTTGATCTTATCCAGCTTATAGTCATACCAATTCTCAATCTTTACTCGTTTAGGAGTATTACCAATAATAATATTCTTATTCTCTTCAAGATACTTTACATCATTTTCGAATAGTGCATTCATGGAATTAGTAAATTTACCCCAGATCTTCTTCAAGAATTGCATGATTCTATTCAGAACATCTTTAGCACTAGAGATAAGTCCTTCAGTGATATAAAGATCAGATGATTCATTAAGAATGTCTCTAATGTATGCATCAAATTGGGTCTCCCCAATAATAGTATCAAGAGCAAATAATTCTAATGCTTCTGAATATGGACGATCATCATCTACATCATAGTCAAAATCATCCTCTTCTCCACTTGTATCCCCGTACTCTCCTTCTGGAGGTAACTCATCACTATCTGGATCTTCTTGAATAGCTCCAGGAATACCATTATCTGTTGGCTCTGTTGGAGTAGGACTAATATCAATAACCTCTGGCTCAGGTAATGCAACAGGCTGATCCTGACCACATGAGTACTGAGCAATCACTGCTTTGCATTGATTAAACTCACTATTCAGCATATCGAGCTTAGCACCTAATGCCATGATAGCATCATTACATTTGCTAATGCATTCATCAGTTTTAGCCTTACAAGCTAAATCAAGATTCTGCACCTGATCATTATCTAAATCGCAGTCAGTACCATCTTCTCTGATGTATCTATTTGTGATAGTGGCATTCTTTGCAGCTTCAATTCTATCTACAGCTTCTGATAAAGATTTAGCAATTCTCTTACCTTCAGCTTTTATAGATAATACATGCTCTTTAAGTCCTAATACAGATTCATTGCAATAATCCATATAGTTCTTATTAATTTTTACACTATATCTTTTAGATGAACCAAAACTATTTAAAATGTCCCTGCCATAATTTGATCTAGATACTTCAACAGATTCATTTAATCCACACATAGTAGATTTATTTAATGAATATTCAAGATTGACTTCTTCTGTAATATTCTTGTATACATCTTCATATTCAATACCAGAGCATACTTTCTCCATTGAAGAAAAGTCAATTCTAGTAATTGGAAGACCTCTACTGGTATCATATTTAAAAAGCTTTTCAGAAGTATTTTTGCATGTGCATGGAGAATTACCGCAGATTGGGCAATGGCAATCCTTGGCATCTTTTTCACATGCTTCAATAATATGAGCAGATTCTTTATTAATAATAGGAATCTGATTCTCCATTCTAGTAGTAGCCCCAGAAATATTTCCTATAGCAGTATTAAGGATTTTAATAGAATCTGAAAAATACTTGATAAAAGACTCAGTAGAATCTTCAGATTCTTTCACAGTAATATCCTGCTTTCTAGGAAACGATGTTTCGTATGCTTTAGAATATATACGTTTAAAATCATCAGTAGATGATTCATTCATCAATCCCTCATACAATTCCTTTTTAACAGAGGTATACTCATCCTGGATTCTTTGAACAGTCTCTAATGCTGTCAAAAAATAACTTTCATTAGTAAGCTTAGAATGAGATATAGAAGGAATAGTAATTTCACTTTCTAAGAGCATATCAGGCGTAAAATTAAACATATTCTACTCTCCTTTTTTATGAAAAATACCAGAGAGGGCTTTCAAACCCCCTCTGGCTAGATTTTATCTTTTAATCAAAGATAGTTGCAAAACGGTCTTCTAAGATAGAAGCAGCTTCATTCTTTGTAAGATCTTTCTTACCGCCAACACCATTTGCAAAACCTACGAGCTTAACACAGATAGCCTTTGCCTGACGATTCTGATCCTTGAGTGCTGAAATATAATGCGAGAACCAAATAGATACAGCAGACTCAATATTCTTTAAATAACCAGAATATTTTGTAAAGTATCTAGACTTTGCAGACTGAAGCTTTACAGCTTCAGCATCTGTAGAATCTTCAGGCGTATCATTAAAGCTGTCTGCAGCCTCATCCACTTTATCGATTGATTCATCAATCGTATCCTTTGCAGTATCACGGGCATCCTCAGCAGCATCAATAGCATCTTTAGCTCCACTAACAATAGATATTAAGTTCTTAGCATCGATACCATTTTTATTAATAAACACTTTAGCTGAACTTCCTCTAAAATATTTATCTAATTCCTTTCCAAAATCAGAAGCAGATACTTTCCCAGATCCATGTCCACAAATTGAAGCTCTAAAACTAGATTCAAGATCACTAAATGTAGTATCAGACTCTGATAAAAATTTATTAATAACACTGCTACCTGTTGTACTAGAATCAGCTGATTTCTTGTATCCACTTACTACTTTTATTTTATTTGGAACTCTGTTAGTAATTTTTTCATATTCGGACTTTACATCATCAGATAAACTCTTGAGGTTTTCATGGAATTTATATCCTTTAAATGAAAATCCATCTGGAATATTATCTTCACCGGTATAAATATCTTTAGAATATTTATCAATGAATGATTCATCATTCTTGCCAAAGCTTGCAAACTTAGCAAGAGCTGTCTTTGCGATACCCTGGATTTTAGCCCAAAGATTCTGAAACCACTTAACTACTTTATTTTTAATTGCCTCGATATCTACAGACTCATAAATCAATTCCTGGCCTGCCTCTGCAACATATGATAACTCTGTAAGAGCAATAGCTCTCATCATTCTGTTCCAATCTTCTGTAGATTCAGCAACTGCAATAGCACCCATCTCTGTAAAGGAGATGGAATCATCAAATTCATAAGGCTCTACATAGTTCAATGCAGATTCCCTTAAACTATATACACTTCCGTATACCATAATTTGTTTTCCTCCTTTATAGATTATGAAATAAGTTCTTCAAAGTCATAGCTGTACTGATCAAAGAATGAATCTACTTCATACTCATCAGCATCAAGTACAGCCTCAAGCAATGTAGACTCGGTAACCTTGCCTGCTCCCTTAGAAGCAATAGTAATAAATGCCTTCCTTGCTTGCTTCAGATCAAGTTTTAAGATATCAAGATATGTGGAAAATACTTTACTAACAGCCTTCGAGTTTTCACTAATGACAAACTTAGCACACTCTGCCTGGAATACAGCTGCATCATGTTTTTCCTGAGATGTCTTGCCTTTGCCGCCATTGCCAGCATCTGCATCATCTTCATATGTATCACTTCTAGCTTTATCTATCTGTTTCTGAGCATCTTCTTCTGCTGTGGAATATGCTTTTTCAGTTGTATCTTTGATTTCAGTAATTTCATTAATGCTCTTTCCATTACCAGAAACGATATCTTTGATTGTATTTCTAATCTTGCTTGCTTTTACAGTAGCTGGATCCTTAAATACTTTAGACTCTGCATCTTTTGTGAATGTAGCATACGTAGTCTTCTTGCCACCAAGATATGTAGATAATACCTTATCTACACCATGCTCCTTTTCAAATTTATCTTTTTCCTTCTGTGTGCTGACAGTAATAGCACCTTCATATGATTTAACTACAGAAAGTTCACTTGTATTTCCTAATGAAGCAAGAATGCCACTTCCGCTTTCTTTCTTCTCTCTCCATCCCTTGATTTCAAGCTTAGATACATCAGCAGCATCAAACTGACGGCCATACTTCTCAACAAGAGCAGATCCATCTTTTGTAAAGAATGCATTTACTCTCAATGCAGCAGCCTTAGCAATAGATACGATCTTTTCTTTTACCTTAGCAATAAACTCTTTAACTCTTCCCCAAACGTCAGAAACAAAGCTTTCATCAATAGCATAAAGAGTGGATTCGCTAATAGCGCCCTGCATAGCAGCACACTCTACAAAATCACGTTCAATAATAACATCAAACATATTCTGGTCGAATTTAATAGACTCTTCGACCACCAATGATGGTCCATCAGGCATAGCATAGTCAGGATTGAACTGAGCCTCACTTACGCCATATCTAGAAGCACCATAAATACTTCCATATACCATTATGTATATCCTCCTTATAAAATATATTTTACTTTAGGATTTAGTAGCCAAGCATGGCTTATAACCATGCTAGGCTGCCAATTATTATTATGTTTATTTTTAAAAGAATACATGATAGCTAAAATAAGCCATATGAATCGTCTGAATCAAGCTTCTCATAGGTAATATCAGAAATCTTATATTTCTTTTTCTCACTAGTGATACTCTTATCAGCATCATGTTGTGCTTTATTCATCTTAATAGCAAAAGTATTACTAATATTCCTAAATTTATCAGCAATGCCTTTCTGTCTATTATAGATGATAGTACGTTTCTCATCTGGAATATCGGACTTATACTGAACGTTATTAGCATTTACCTCTAATAAATCTGCCTGAATAGCAAAATAGTCAGATACAGACTGTTTAGCAGAATAGAAGAAGTATACCAATTCTCTCAGCATAGGTACAATGAATTTAATAATTGCTACCACTGCAGCACCAGATACCAGAATATTACATACAGCACCAACAAATTGCTTAGAATTTGTAGAGATGATATGATTAACAACTTCATCAATCTCTCCAGACTTACAAGCATTATTAAACTTCTTAAGATTACTATAGAGAAGATTAACACTTGTTTTATTATAAGCCACTTTATCTAAGGCAGCTGTATATGTGCCATCTTCTGAATTTTTAATAAATTCAATACTAGTAGCAATCAATAATGAAATTGAAGATACACAAGCCATAGTCATTGTTTGATATAAGATTATAGGTAACTCCAAATTCATAGCATAACACTTAGTCCATAGCTTAGTACGATTTCTAATATTAGTAATAGCATCAGATACTACATCAATAGGTTCAGTAGACTGATGATATTCCTTAACAATTGATCTCAATACCTCGATACAATCCAATAATCTCTCATAATTCTCAATTTTAGTAATATCACCCTTAGAAGTAGCAATAGTACCAAAATCAATATCATCTACTTTATCTACAATATTATCATAGAGTCTAGATGTAAGAGAAGTAAGTACGGCTGCTCTATCTGCTTCATTAATAGCATTTACAGTAGCTAATGTCTGCATATCTGTGAGATCCATATTCTCAGAGATGATGCTTTCATAATCTTTCTTATTGATAATTGTATCTGCAAATACGGAGTTATCCAATCGTTTTCCATGTTCATATAATAAACTACTCATTTTCGATCATTTACCTCCTATCTACCTGTACATCTTCTGCATGAGATTAAGAGCTTTCTTATACTCACCGCCAGAATTTTCCCTTTCCAAGTTATTAAATGTAATGGTTTCAAAATACCTTTCACCATTATCCCATAAGAACTTATTTACTTCTACAGCTTCATCAATAACTATAAATCCCATAAGATTATAGCCTTCCATAATCTGGGCAGCAACTTTAGGATTCTCCATATCAATGCCATTTTCTTTCTTAATGTATTCAGCTAATTCTTTAGAAATACCAAGAGTAGTAATCATAGCACAATCATTACTCTTAGTAAAATACTGACGGTATTTAGAAAGATTTGCTCTACGCTCAAGAACCTTCCACATCTTGTTTGAAGATCCAGTTCTGGAATTAGACATAGCATCAATCTTTGCTCTATCAATAGCGAATAAGAAATCTTTTACAAATGCAGTCTCGCCTGTAGTAGCTCTAATAAAATTAAATAATACATTTCTATCCTGATGCTTAACTAAAATCCTATTAGCAATATCTACAGGATCAACAGGAATAAGACGGCATTTAACTCCACATACAAATTGAGCAGGGCAATAATATCCCTGATCATTTTTATATGTATAATTGATCAGCATCAATGAAGGCTGAAGTTCATTAGCTTTCTTGGCATCTGTATCAAGAATCATATTATTCTGAGCATCCGCCATATTTTTATAAAACTGAGCAAGGTCTTTCGGATCCATAAGATCTTTGTCATTTACTTTTACATTAGCCTTAGCTTTACCTTGCAGAACTTTAGATATTTTTTGGCCTTGTATATACTTATCCATAGAAGATTTCTTATCTTTAGTAACACTGGCCTTTCCGGCCTTGCTATTACGCCATTTCATAGCATCTTCAAGATCCTGAGCAGCTCTATCTTCTTCATCTCCATATGCATATGCTATTGCTTTTTCAAATGCATCGTCATCATATTCAAAAGTAGATGTAGCATTGCCTCGGCCAGATCTAGGTTTATCAGATCTAGTTCCTCTGCCACCGTTATTTCTGCTGCCACCACTATTTCTATTGTTACGTCTGTCATTATTATTCTTGGCTTCTCCAAGAACACTGAGACTACCATTTCTCTCTAATATACTAAAATCAGACAATGATTGTTCATTTATAGTTTCAGCAAGTGGTTCCTGATTACACATATTGTGAAGCTGCTCCATAATGGTATTATATGCCTTGCGATCTCTAATAATAAGATCCCCTGACTCTGTGTATTTATCCATTATAGTAAGAAAATCATCAAGATCCATTTCTCCAGGAGTATCTGGTTTAATATTATTATGAAATTGAGCTAAAAACTCCCTGCCATTACTATAATCAGAAATCTGGCATGCAGAAAAAAGAAGCCTAAGCATTGTTACACATTGGCGTTCAATAGCTTTAGATGTCATATTAGCTGTTTCCATGCTTACAGTACTGTCACATAGAAATGGAAAAACTAATACTAAATCTGATGTAGCCTTCATGATAGAACTATATGCATTTCCACCTGATGCTTTCAGTATCCCGCTTGCGGCTTCATAGTCATCCTTCACATCACTAACTAAATCTACTATATCTCTAAGAATAGTTTCGTGAATTACACTATTAATCATAGCATTTATATCCTCCTTATTTTAATCATATTAAATTAATTTAATGTTGTGGCACTGATATGTGAAGCTCTCAGAGATTTATAAGAAAAAATAAAGCCAATAATGGGATTGAATATTAATAATATTCAATTTCTATAACAGATATCTGTGCTTCTCCTATTATTGGCCCAAACACAGGACACCCATTTACATATATCATAGCTTTAGCTCCTGATGGTACTTTTAATTGATATTCATCTGATCTTCCAAGGTCTTCTACACTTGTTATTACTTCTTCAGTATAATTATAGTTAGTATTAGATCGCCTTGGTTTACTACCAAAATTAATCTCCATAAATTCATCATCACAAATTTGGCTACAACATGCCATTGGTACCCCATTAATTGTCGGTGCTTTTTTCATCATAATTGCATTTCCATCCTTTTCTTAAAATCTTTGTTTAGCTCTTACGAGCGACGACTAATTGCGGGATGGTCAATCACAATTACTGGCTTTATTCTATTATTATAATATGCAATTGAAATATATTTTGATAAGAAAAAAATAAAGCCAATAGTAATTGAAAAATATTTTTATACTTTTCTTCTGCATTTAACTTCTAATACTGATTTACTATCTATTGATCCAATGAAATTACCATTAAGGAATACATCTGCAATATACCCATCATATATATCCATTCTAGAATAATCTATATGTCTTCTATGCTCTTCAAAAGGAACCCACATTGGTTCCTCTTTAGATACAGAATTTGGAAAATTCTCTCTCATGAATCTATCATCAAAGACAGATGCACATCCTGCCATTGGTACTCCATTAATTCTATTGGTTCTATTCTTCATCATAATTGTATTTCCATCCTTTCTTTAAATCTTCATTTAGCTTTATTGAATAATGGTAATTAATAGATTCAATCACAATTATTGGCTTTATTTATTACTGATATAATATGCAATCGAGGACTTATTAAATAGCAGAACTTATCAATAATTGTTACGTGAAAGGAGGAAGTCTGGCATGGCTAGTAAAGGCAAAGTAAGTAAGATTACTAATATAAGCTCTGATAATGAACATGATAAATTAGGAGCTAATAGTCTAGAGTATGGATTAAATAGATCTAAGAATACTCTATATAGACAAATTACCGGAGCTAATTTTAATCAAATATCTAATTCAGATTCATCTATGCTTGAAACCCATGGACTATTAAAACCATCTACTATTAAAAGTGGTATGTATACCAAATATAGTAAGTTTGGTTATAATGATCCATATAATAGAATGCCTAATACGAAAGAGGTTTTATTTTTCACTAAACCAGATCTTCATATAATGGATGGCACCAATAATAATCTTCAAAGTGAATTAGAGAATGTAGAGTTCTTTGTAAACTTGAAGGATTATTATCCAGAGGTAATAGATTCATTACAGTCATCTCATAAAGGTGGTACTATAGCTCTTCTTCATAATAGAGTAAAAGATACATTAGATCTACCGGATATAAATTCGGTAGATATTGATATTGCCTCAAATATGCATGGAAATAATTATGAATATAGAGGAAGTTCAGAGGCATCAGATGATGGATTTTCATTTTCTTTGGAGTTTGAAGATACTAGGCATCTTGACATATACATGTTTTTTAAAGCATATGATGAATATGAGAGACTAAAGAGATTAGGAAGAATAACTCCTGATATTAGATATATACAGAATAAAGTACTCCATGACCAGATTGCTATATATAAATTTACTCTCCTAGATGACATGATGACAATAGCTCACTATGCCAAATTGTGGGGGTGCTATCCTACATCAGTTCCAAGAAGTGTATTTGGCAATGGAGACTTTTCTAGTGCTGGATTATCTTTATCTATACAATGGAAATCTGCTTTTATAGAAGATATGAATCCATTGATTATATATGAATTTAATACGCTTATGGAAAAATATGCAAACAGTGAAACTATGTCTACATTTAATCATGATTCTGGGCGTATTGATAGAACTTGGGCTAGTGGTGCATATATTAAAATGGAGAAGCCTACAAAGACATCTACTACGTATGTGCCAAGGCTAAGATGGATTAAATAAGGAGGAGAACAACAATGGCTACAGTATTTGATAATTTACTTAGCTCAGATGTATATGCTATTGCTGATGCAGTAAAAGAAGTAAAGCAACAGTATGTAGATGAAGATGAGCAGACATTATCAATGGGCATATATGGATATATTGGATCATTGGAAACTGCTAAGATGCAAATGAATGTACAAATGGCATCTGAGTTATCCAATGAAGTATTTCCTAATAGAGCAAAATATGATAGAAATATCATTACCCATGCTATATTATATGGCATAGATGATATCTATGCTACTCCTGCATCATTGACTGCTATTATCTGTATTAAATATAGTGATATAGAGAAGTACTCAGTAAATGATATGTTTGTTATTGATAAGCACTGCTCTATTTATATAGATAGTGGTGAAGAGGATAATGATGATACAGAAACATATGAGTTTCATCCATACTACAATATAGTCCTTACTAAGGTTACTATTAATCAGAATGAAACTGTATATACTGCTAGATATGATAATTCAGAACCGAATAATCTTTCTAATATTACTAATCCTTACCTTAATGCTCCTGTTACAATGGTATATGGAGGAGAGAAATATTTAGGAGTGCAAGTTCAATTATATCAGGTTACCCTTACCACAGTACAGAATAAATTGATTACCAGTAATCTTATTGACAATAAGACTTTTATATTTACTCATGAGGATCAATTAGCTGACTTTGTAGTGGATGTAGTAGATAATGGAATAACCACAACATTGACTCCTATATATGAGGGAGGAGTAACACCTACAGATAGTAAGTTCTGCTATTATATCTTACTTGATGATACAAGAGTACGTGTTAAATTTGAACGTACATCATATACTCCAAAGATCAATACAGAAATTAATGTAAGAATGCAGACTACAAAAGCATATGAGGGTAACTTTAAGTATCTTCAAGATGCAGTATTTGCTACACTTGAGTCTGATACTTATAATTATTCCAATATAACTTCAATGGTTTGGATTCAAACAGATTCAGAGAATGGCCAAGACGCTAAAAGTGCTGATGAATTAAAGACCATTATACCTAAAGAAGCATTAGCTAGAGGAGCTATTACTACAGATACAGACCTTGATAATTATTTTAATCAGTTGAATACTGATGATAATATGATTAGAATGGATCGTAAAGTAGATAACCAAGTTGAGCATACATATTATGCACATCTTCTTATTAAAGATGAAGAGTCTAATATAATTCCAACGAATACCATTAAGCTCTTCACTAGAAAATGTGATCTTCCAATTAATACTAATGAAAGGTACGTAATTCCTGCTGGTGCTATTATTAAATATAGTAGCGCAGATGGATATGGAGTTCTTATTCATAATGATATATCTGAAGAGGGATTAGGAGATCTTGCTACTAAAGAGGATAATGAAATTATAGATACTACAGATCAACCTGAGGAGGGTAATGGAGATGATAAAGACGATAATAAAGAAACTGAGAGCAATCAAACTCCAGAAGATTTATCGACAGGTGATAATGGAGAGAACAGCGGAGGAGAAGGAACCAGTGAAGAAAACAGTGAATCAGACAACAATGAAACAGATGAAAATGGGGAAACAGCAGATGGGTCAGAAAAAGAAGGGAGCGACTCGAATGAGGAACAATCAGAGGGGGAGATAGATAATACTGGAGAAGAATCAAGTAATACAGATGAAGGGGAACCATCAACAGTATCAGCATTAGATGATCCAGATATTGAACCTGAATTAGTAGCTATTAATACAGCTGCTACAGAAGCATTATCTGCAATGGAAGAAAGTGATGCAGAAGATCCAGATGCAGAAACCAGATTAGAGTCTGGAGTAACAGATTATGAAGTAGACACTACTAATGTAGATACTGAGAATCCACCTACTCAAGAATCATCTGGTGAAGATTACGATACAATTGTACTTACAGATGGAGTGGAGGGTACTGGTGGAGAAGGGACTGAGTCTGAATTTACAGAAAATGATGAAGTAGTAAATAATCCTACTTATAAAGTAGTAGATAATATCTCACAAGTACAGCCAGTATATGATGCATCTGTATTAGACTTCATGTATTTGGTTACAGATGAAAAAGATTTTGAAGTAGATACTAGTGATAATACAGTATTCTACTATACAAATCCATATACTATTATCATTAATGCTGGAGATCAGCAATATGCATCATACTATCTCTGCGTTATTGATGAAAGTAAGTATATGAATTATAAGTATATCAATCAGGATTCTGATATTCAGTTTATCTGCAATTATATAGATTGGTATCGTAAGTTTATTACTGATAATAATTGTTATAAGATGGATATTACTGTATCTCAAAATATCCAGGAGGATATGGGATTATATGAAGAAGAACAAGTAGAGTTAGATGATGAATTAGTCACAGTGGTAACAGCAATGAAAGTTAAAGTATTCACTGTCTTATACAGAAATGGATCTGCATATAGATACTCTGAGGGTAATTTTGTATCATTTGATGCATCTACTTATTCATTCAATTTCCAATTTGTAATGGAGACAAAGAATATTATCTTAGATTCTGAAAATAATATCAGAATAGAGAATCTTGGTATTTGCGGTCAAGAAGGATCTGATTATGGTTACTTTGCTGGTAATACTCCTGCTAAAATATATGTGTTGGTAGAAGATGGTGGTGCTGCAGGAAGATATGATCTTGATGCATATATTCCTGGACTTGAAAATTATTCTGTGACAAATATGTTTGAAGTTAATGATGGATTGGATTTCTTTGTAAATTATTCTGGTATTATGTCATCTAAGCTAAGTGTAGTAGATGGTGATGAAACAATGGATCAGGCATATGAATTAATAAGTCTTCCAGTAGTAGGATATCAGTATGCATTGAATGAAGATAGAATGGATTACTTTGTAAATCAGTTAAATTATAAGAAAGCATACATTGATAATGCTAATAGTAAGATTTGGAATCCATTTGGATTAGACTTTAAGTTCTTCAATACATATGGCCCATCTAAATTATTTACATTGGATGGATATACTCTGATAGATAGAGTAAATATACAGCTTAATTTTGATCTTAAATTAAAGACATCTCATGATGTAAATACTGTAGATTACATTAAGGCATATGTAAAGAAAGTTATCATTGAGGATCTTAATGGTGAACCTAGTCTTCATATTCCGAATTTGATTACTGATGTAACAAATAAATTCAGAGAATCTATTGAATACTTTGAGTTCTTAAGTATTGATAATTATGGACCTGGTGTACAACATCTTTATCATTCAGATGAAGATTATGTAGATCTTGTACCTGAGTTTATCAATATTAATATGATTTATAATGAAGATGGAACTAAGACTGCTGATATTAATGTCAATGTGGTATAGGAAAACATCAATATAATTTAATAAGGAGGTCGAACTAAAATGGGATTTAGTTATTTAGATATCTATGAAAGCCAAAAGGCTAAAGAAGAGATTCAGAGAAAAACTGCCTATGCTGAACAAGTAGCTTTAGATTCTGAATATAGAAAAGTAAATTCATTAAAAGAATCTGCAGATATGAAGAGAGCAAATAAGGTTAGAGCATATGCAGATTTCAAAAAGAGTGTATCTGAAACTTATGTAACTGGAATGCTTCAGAGTATTTATGAGACAGTATTAGATATGAATAGTGTATCTGATTTTGCTAAAGGAATCGGCATTTCAGCATTGCATAAATATGTAACTGAAAATGGTGCTGATAATCTTATTAGAAGAATGAATGGTAAGACTTTATTCTTATCTGAAGCTGCTAATATGCTTAATGATTACATTACAGAAGCTATTGAAGATGCTGATGTAAATAATCCAGATACATATGCAATTGATCCAGATGATGAGCAGGAGTTCTATGATAATTTATCTCAGTCTGATGAGATTGAGGATATTACTAATGCTATTAGAATGCGTGTAGTAGATGCAGAAGAGAAGATGGCTACAGATAATATCCAAGATAAATTAGATATGGATGATATTATGCGTGGAGCAGCTGAAAGAATCAAGGCTGTTAAGCAGAGTAATGAAGAAGGTGAGACTACAGATGATTCTGCTGATATTCAGCAGCAAGAAGCTGTTATGATGTCTAAAGCAAGAATGAACTCTGTTACTACTGGAAGATCTAGATCTGTACTTGAGCAGATGGTAAGGAGTACTTCTAAGGAAGTTATGAGAAATCCAGAGCTTGCTAAGGTATATGCTGAGGATGGCAAGATCAATTATGATAAGTTGATTGAAGCCAATACAGCTATCTATACCCTTATGGAGATGCTGAATACAATTCAACTTGAAGATTATAGTTCTGATTCTATTAAGGCAATTGTATCTTAAGAAAAATAAACCCGGTAGGAAATAATCCTACCGGGATTTTTATCAAAGATATACTGTAAGTATAGATGATGTTCCATTAATTGGGGTAATTGTAGCATTATACATAGTATTGAAGTTACATGCATTAGTCATAGCTTTGCTATAATCCAATTGAGCAACCATGGATAAATCAGATCTTATTGGATATATGGCTTTAATGATTGAATTAGATATCACATCATACATAGCGAAAGATGTTTTATCTTTCGATTTTACAGTAATTGCAATCTGCTTAGATGCGGGGTCAATATATTTAATAGTAGCTTTGCAATTTAAATTATCTACTATAGATTTTGCTATTGTGTTCATCATACTTTCATCATAAAAATTCTGAAGTAGCTCTTGTCTAAGTGTCGATCCAACTTTTGCCATATGGTTCTCCTTTCTGATCTAAATAGTTTATAGGATATTCAGGTTTATATTCCTTACGTCCTGTGATATTTTTATATTGATGAATATTGGTGGCATAATTAAGATAGCGTAAATATATCTCTACTCTTGGAAGAATAGAATAAAACTTTCTTACTCGTCCATCTATTACTAGTGAATCATCTAACCAGATATTGTGATTATACATATCAGAATATTTCTTTCCAATATTATCCCAATCTGGTTTTAATACTTGTGGATGTAGTCCAATCTCTGCTATAAATACATCTGTTATATTGAAATATGATGGTGTCTGAAAATAAGATTCTATGTATACTTCACAAGGAGTTTGTACAAATTGTTGTAATTGTATCAACTCATCTTCTTGTAATTTTCTCATGAATCTAAAATCATCTCCAGCAGTAGGAGAATATACTTGAACAAAGTTAGGATTAGACATAGCAGCCATCATATAATTATTCTTATTTATGAACCTAAATCTAGGTCTAGGCATTCCTTCTGGTATCTCATATAATACAATCTTATAATTGTAATATTGAAGATAAAATTCCATATTCCTTTTCTTTTCAATGATTTCATCCATCTTATTAGGAGATAGATTATAATGATCTACCATCCAACTTAATCTCTCTTCTCTATCTCTAGGTATCTGAGAGTACTTCTTTTCATAATCTTGCGATTTCTGTTTACGATTTTTAATAATAAATCCCCTCCCACTATAAAACTTATATTGAAGTGGAAGGGGCAATTATTTTTTACTTACTTCGCCGACTGAACATGGTGTGAAGCTTATTATCAACAGCTGTCTGGAATTGAAGCCATTTATTGCTAGGCCAATTCTTGACATTATTTGTCACAAGCATTAAATATATTTGTACATTTCTCTGAATCTCTGCTTTATTGATATTAACACCAGCTGTATTACATAAGTAATCCATCATAGATGTATTCTTAATAATATCTAGAGGACTAGATAATACTTTGGTAAGGGATGTATCGGCTGCAGTGATACTAAATAACTCATATAGATCTTTAATGGTAAGAGATACATCTATCTCTGTAGGAAGACCATTTGCATTCCAAGATCCTTCTTTACCTTTTGATACATCCATTGATGTAATGATTCCCATATCAATATTAAACATTCCCTTGCAATATGCTCTTACCAAGAATGGAGATGAATAGGTATTATAGTTCTTATTCAAGGTATGAGGAGCAACCATTCCTAATAAGTGATATAATGGAACTAATTCATTCAAATATATTGATAAATCATCACAATCTGGAGATCTTAATTTAATATTAATACTATAGCTACGGCCAAATGAGCTACTATCCCATATCTCTGGGAATAGCATAGCGCCACCTTGAGCTATAGACGTCAATCCATTCGTTACATTATTAAGAAATCTAGATGCACTACTTACACCAGTTATTCCGGATTTAATTTCATCAAGTGCACTGTTTACTGTATCAAATAATCCACCTTCTTTTCCAATAGAACTAGCAGTACCCATTAAGAAATTCAATTCTTTAGCACCACTAGAGGCAGACTTAGCTGCACTAGCTAATGCAGATGCAGTAGTATCATTATTGAAAGATTCACTTACTGATGTAGCAGCATCAATATAGAATGGGATAGCATTAACCGCAGAAAAATAATCAGAAAAATCTCCACTGAGAGCATCTTGCCATGTAAATGCTGTAAGAGATTTTGTCTTTTTATTTATTGTGATACTTTTTTTATCTAATCCAAGTAGTTTTGCGGTAATCTGGCACATTGGATTGACATATGAATAGTAATCATCGTATGCAAAATTCATAGAATAATATTTAGCGCATCCTTCATCTTCTGCACTTCCGAGTAATGCTTCTACTGCTGTCTCTACTTTACTGGATAAAGCACTACCGTTATCCAATAATGATTCTACAATAGTACTCTTTACATTAGCCTTAGTATCATCGCTTGCACCTGGCATAAATGCTGGAGTTCCTGGGGTGAGAAATAATAATGGCATTCTTGCTGCTATCTTAGTGGCATACATTCTGCCAAATTCTGAATCATCTAATCTAGTGTCTGTATCTGGAAGCCATTGGTATGGTAATCCAAATATTCCATCCATAGAATTAGATAGAAAATCTCCAGTCATAACCACATCACTAGTAATCTTAGTAGTGGTAGCACCAGCACTTACATCAGCTTCTACTCCAGTATCTTCTGTAGTATCTGTTGTGGTTGCATCACTACTGCTACTAGTGGTAGAACTAGTCTTGGTACTCGCTTTAGTTGCTTGTGCTGTAGTTTTATTTGCTAGATTTGTTATTGATACTCCTGCAGTTAGATTAGATATATAATACTTTGTAGCTGCATAGCTTTTGCCTTTTTTATCTAATAGCTTAGAATTAGTTCCATATACCGTACTGGCTTTTACATATATAAGATGAGTAAAAGTAGTATCATCATCATATTGAATACAACTAGTTCCATTAAATGTCTTTGTTGTTTTTACTTCTTTTTTATTACCTCCATTAGATATCTGCTTAACAGTGATAGTTCCTGATAATGTAGGAGATCCATCAGAGCTTACTGGATAAGCTACTATAGTATCACTTGTTACAGATACAGTACCCTTTAGAGATGTGCTAGAATAACCCGATGGGAGTGCCATACTTAATTCCCCCTTTCTTAAATTACATAAAAGTTGCAGAGGGCTATCTACCCTCTGCATTTATTTAAGCTTGAGCTAATTTCATAAGAATGTCTACAACTTGAGTAACTTTCTCATCGTCTGTAGTAGCCTTATTGCCAGAAGAACTTAAAGTAGTATCTGCTTTAGTAGTAGATGATGATTCATTATCACCATTGTCAGGTATAATCTTCTTAATAAGATCACATATAGTAGCAATAACTGATGTATTGTCTGCAATCTTATTAAGTACTTCAAGCAAGCTGCTAATAGAATCTGTAATAGATGATAAATCAGTATTTGAAATACTACTGGCAATAGACTTAATACCATCAGACATCTGATAAGCAGTACTATTCTCTTTAGCTTTACGAGCTTTTACAGCATTAGTAGAAGAAATCGATCCTTCTGTAGATGATGCAGCTCCGCCAAATAATCTGTTTGCATCAACAACCTTACTCTGATCAATGAGTCCAGAACCAGATCCATACCTCTTAGCACCTACATATTCTTTCACATAATATGAGTTGGTTGAAAGATTCTTAGTTTCTTTGACACCGCCCTTTGGATATGGAGAACTATTGGAGGCATGAACCATTGTATCATTGCCGACATATATACCAACATGATGTATTCCACTAGCTTTTCCATTATTAGAGAAGAACATTACATCACCAGGTTTAAGATCTTTGAATGATCCTCCACTAATTGTTTTACCAGTAGTACTATCAGTATACTGATTAGATGAATGACGTTCTGGTATTGTAAATCCCTGCTTCTTGTACAATTGCTGTGCAAATCCAGAGCAATCAATACCATTATTAAGATCATTGCCACCAAGTACATACTTATTACCTATGTAATTATATGCATCTTTGGCTACGGCTTCACCTATAGTTGTAGATGAACTTACAGTTGCACCATTGTCAGTTATAGTTGCAGCACTGGTAGAAGATGTTGTATCAGTTGATGATGTATCATCTGAACTACTACTATCATCATCATCACTATCATCTCCATATACGAAATTAACAACATCACTGCCATACATGGATGTGAGGATCTTCTTTACTCCATTGGTAAACAGTCCTGAAATACCATCAGAGGATGAACTACTGCTTGAATCTGTGCTAGTAGATGAATCTGAAGTATCTGTAACTACATTATCTTTTGAGGAATTGAACAAATTATACTCGGCTTTACGCCTATTCATTATTCCTTTGTAAGATGCAGTATTACTCCCCCAATATTTCAAAATACCATTGGAGAACTCTTCAACTGTTTTACAATTATTGAATAATTCTTTTGCTGCTCCAGACCCTCTATTATATACATAATCAACTAATGCATCGAACTGATTTTGATTTGGAGTAAATGATGCATTGGCCATATACTTCTTTACAGCATCTTCTGAGCCAACAACATCTTTCTTCAAGTAATTATCAGCCTGAGATTGAGTTATTGTCTGGCCTTGTTTAACATCAGATGCACAGTGGCCCCAGCCTATTGTCCAATTTGATTCACCAGCTCCTTTATATGCTGTAAGTTTGCATGTCTCAAAACTCTTGAGAAGATTAAGACCATTCTCACCCATATGCATATCAGAAAGAGCAGTTCCTCCGCCATAATGCTTACTAAGCAATCTAGATTTCATTAATCCAGATCTACCGCCATTTTTCTTTGGAGCTATAGCATTCTTAACTCCATTTAATATACTCTTATTATAAGCTTTACCGCCTTTCTTAGCTTCAGGATCATTTACAATAATATTACCATTCTCATCTACTCCAGTAGCAAGTACATAATGAGGATCTTTCCCAAATGGAGATTTCTTCTTTGATGTATTCTTTGCATCTTGCCCAAGTAATACAGTAGGCTTACCAGCAGCAATACTATCATAAATTCCTTTAGAATTTTGAATAGATTCAGTATCAATACCCTTAGTAGTAAAGTAGTCCTTAAAGAATTGATCCTTAGTACCATCATTGTCTACTTTGTATCCACCAGATACAGCATATTTAGCAGCATCTTCAATGCTTGCTCCATATTGATTACCCATGGTATTATTCAAAAACATTGCAGCTGTAGCAGGTGCACATCCTTCATCAGCAAATGTACTATTGCCATAGCTAAGATTGGCATACTTATCACTTATCTGTGAAATAAATGTACCATCTTCTGAATCATAATCTTCTTTGCCAGTTCCGCCACCAAAGAATTTCTTAATGCCGCCAGATACTTTAGATAATACTCCTTTTGCAGCACTAGCCGCCATAGATAATAATGACTTTGATCCACTGCTACTACTTGTTGTAGTGGTAGTTTGATCACTAGTATCTGTGGTATTAGATGTACCAAGTGTATTACTAAATGTACCAGCAACACTATTCATAGACATATTCATGGCAAATACAGGAGCTACCATAGATGCAATTAATCTCTTAATCAGTTTCTTGATTGGAGCTAAAGCACCTGAATCTTCATCATCAGCATCTGCCTTTTTCCAGAACTCTTCCCATCCATTTGTCTTTACATCAAGATTCATCAGATCAGAAATAAATGTACCAAGATCTGTAACTGACTCATATCCACTGATATCTACATTTCCAAGTCCACCAAATAATTTACTAGTAATAGCACTTATAGCATCTTTAGCATTATCAACTACCATCTCTCCCTTAGAGAGTGCTGCTAATCCAGTTTTCTTTATGATACCGCCTAAAGCATAATTACCTACATAATCTGCTGTAGTTGTATCACCATAACTTACATTAGCACCTTTTTGGCCATTGGCTTTATTATGCCTAATAAGTCCATTAAGATCCACAGTAATATCAGGAATCTGCTGAGATCCACTAGTCTGCTGATATTTCTGAATCTTTTCTTGAAGATCAGCAATATAATCATCTGTCAATGACATACTAGAATCATGTAAGATCTCATTTCTATAGAGAGCTTCTGCATAAGATTGATCCATTCCATTATCAACCTTCTTCTGCCAGAATTTCTTCCATCTCTTAGTAGTCTTATCAAGTGCTCCAGCTACTACATTGCCATCACTATCCAGCATACTATCTCTAGTAGTTCTAGCTTTGCTACTAAATAATGACTTGACATTGCTAATAGTCTTTTCAAAGAATCCCTTCTCACCATTTACACTAGAATTGTATTGCTCTATAGAGTAATTTGTACCATTCTCTTCATTATATGATTCCACTTTGTCGGCATATTCTTGACGTCTCTGCTTTAATTCAGTACTATCAATTCCAAGTAATGGGCCAATTACATCAATCATAGTCGTAATGAATAACTTTGAAGGAATTAATGATGTAAAGAAGCCAATTCCAAGAAAACCATTTACGAGTCCAGATATAACCTTTTCACATGCTGTAGGATTCTCTACTCCAAGTATACTAGATGCTTTATTGTATCCTGTAAGATAATCAGCTACAAAGAATGCTACAGTAACAACTTTTCCTACGAGAGGAATGAGTTTTGCTGCATTTTCAACTCCATCTTTCTCAGCCTTTTTCTTTGCCTGAGTCTCTATAAGATTATCAATAGCATCTTTAATTTTGCTTATATTATTCTTTAATCCTTCTGGAAGATGTCCAGCAATAGCAGCAAGAACCTTAGACACAGCCTCTTTAGAAGACTTTAATGCACTCTGCAATATTGAAGATTCTGCGGCTTTCTCAACTCCACTCTCTGCAGCTGTTTCAACATTCTTATTCTTAAATAATCCTGTGAATTTCTTCAATAAACCTTCTTTATTTCCACTTGCTGCAGCTCTAGCTAAATCATCCCCTTCATTCATTATTGCACTAGCTGCATTATCGCCATTATGCTCTAAGAAACTGCCCCAAAGACTTTCTGAACTATCTTCTACAACTGTTTCTGCAGCATCCTTAGCCCCGCCAAATAATTTATTAGCTATAGTATTATAAGCATTAGATACAAAATTAGTTCCTTTGGTAAGAACTGTTGCATTTCTAAATAACTTATTATTTGCAAGCTTTTCATTTGCTTTTCTAAAAAATGCTTTAAAGTGTTTACCACCTTTCAGGAAATCCTTAGTCAATGAATACTTAACTATATCTGATGCTCCATCTTCACCATTCTCTCCACTTTGACTGATATTACTCTTAATAGTATCTACATCTTCATCAGCTCCAAGCAATTTCATTATGTATGATCCTATAGTACTGCTAAAAGTATTAATTATTCCATCAAGTTTACCAGAGAAGAATGTTCCCATCAAAGCAGCTGCAGCAATTGGACCAAGTAAAGTCATAGCAAATCCAATGCCTTTACTAGCAAATTTAAGAATAGTAGCTCCAATACCAGATGCTCCTGTTAATCCAAGCATAGAAAGAATACTGGATAAGAATCCATTACTCTCTTTCTCTTTGTCATCAGCATCTTCTGTTCCACCAAGGGCATCAATAACATTATTGAGCTTATCAGGAATAGAAATAAGAGAATCTTTTAACTTTTCTTTCTTTGCATCAGCAGCTCTTGTCTCTGCATCAGCAGCTTCATATTCATGGCTTTCCTCATCATATACATAAGTACCATCAAGACTAGTAATAGTTTTATTTCTAGGTGTACCACCAAATTCAGGTCTCAGCCTTATATTCCCATATCCAGGAATATTAAGTCCATCACCCTTCAAAGCACCAATTATACCACCATCAGCAAATTTACCATAAAATTCTGGAAGAATAAGTTCGCCTTTTGATACAGCAGCTAAACCGGACTTATTTACTTTACCACCAGTAGCAGCTGTTGCGAAGTTCTCTATATCTGCTGTAGCATCATCTTGTCTTTTCTTAGCTTCATCAGCAGCATTCAAATAGTCTTCATTTGCCAAATCCTGGTCAAATTTAAATTTATCAGATGGATTATCGGTTAAGCTTTCATTTGCTTTTTTCTCAGCATCTTCTACTATATCTTTGGCTTTATTAGTGGCGCCTTTAGAATTTACAGGAGAATTTTCTCCGATATAATCACCATTCTCAGCAAACTGTCTTTCACCACCAGTTCTAGCAGCTATAGTATTAATGGCTTGCTTGATAAGATCAATAAGTTCATCATGGCGATCTTGCATATGATTATTAAGATTATTTACATTATCTTCTACAGATTCACCAATCTTTTCTTCTGGAGATTTATCTTCATCATGGATATTCTCTTCTTCCATCTTATTGATTGTATTGCCAAGCAATTCTGCAAATCTTTCTCTTTGAACTTGATTACCAAAGATGAATTTAGCAAACTTATCATCTGCAATACCAAAATCTTTCATTTGCTGTTCAATAATCTTCTTTTGGTTTTTCTCAAATACAGATTTACCATTTTCATCAAGAGTAGTATAGTCGCTCTTAAGATCAGCAAGCTTTCCTGCACCGGTAAGTAATGCTTCTCTGAGTTTATTTCTATCATCATAAGAGAATGATTCACCATTAACTGCTTTTATATCTGACAGATACTCATCAATATTATCTTCATTAAGCTTTCCAGCTTTTACAAGTCCAACAAGTCTATCTTTATTAGACTGTCTTATATTATAATCATTGAGAGTTTTATCTCTCATTTCTGCTATAATATTTTTCTGCTTTTGCTTATAAGTAGTGCTGATGTTGCCCATAGCATCAACAGCACCTTGAAGATCTTTTAATCTCTTAAGATCACCAGCCTTTTTAAGATCATATACTCCTGCCTGCATTCTGTACATATTAGCATCTTTAGTATTTTCTATCTCTAAAGGCACATTTCCATCTGCATAATTGGTAAGGAATGGATTATTCTTATACTGATCCATTACTTCATCAATAGTAAGATTATCAGTATATCCTAGTCTTATATCGTGAGCTTGGCCAGCCATAGCTCTATTTTCAAGAGCTTTAGCTCCAAATGTAATAGGCGCTTTAGCAATATCAATAGCTGTATTAGCTAAATTTCCAGCAGCATTTCTAACTGGTTCAATGATTCTTCTATATATACGTCTACCAGTAGTAGAACCGCCAATTGCATTTCCAACACCCTTGAATCCTCTGCCAATCCATCTAGCAAATCTTAAACCTTGAGTTTCAAAGTAATGGGCAATTGGCTCAATAGATTTAGAAATACGACCCATGATTTCATCATCAAGCCATTTTGTAAGTCTATCAACTGTATTCTTACCAAAATTCACAAATGGTTTGAAGATAGTCTTAGTAAGTTCTTCTATGAGTCCACCTTCACGTTTATTGGTTTTCTCATTTACCTTACCAAGCAATGTATCCTTAAATGTATTTGTATCTGATGCAAATCCAATAGCAGATCCAATAACAAGGTTAGGCACTAAACCAAATGGCCCGAGTGCTAATCCAGCAATAGCTCCAGCTCCCATCTTAGGAAGTCTCTTTGCTATCATATCATTGAATTGCTCAGATGTCATATTAAAGAGACCTTTAGTAGTATGACCTTGTTTATTGGTAGTATTGAATAATAAGCTCTGGAATTTCTCAGAATTCTTTGCAAATCCAATACCTGATCCTATAAATGTACCAAGAAGTGGATGACCAGTTATAGTACCAGCAGCACCACCTACTAAACCAAACTTAGCAAGATCTGGTAATTTCTCTTTTATAAATTTAGATGCTTGCTCTGATAAAACTCCTCCTTCTAATTTCTTTCCTTCATCAGTGTCTACTTCTTTACCAAATAACCAATCCTGAACCTTATTAGACTTCAATGTAAGTCCAACAGCTCCACCAACAGCAGCTCCAAGAAGAGGACCACCTACAGCTCCAGTAATTAATGATGCAAGCCCACCAATTCCAGCTCCTACGGTAGTAGCTCCAGCATAGTCTTTAGTGAAGTTTTCTTTCACATCATCAATCATTTCATCAAATGCTTGGCTTTCTGGAGTATCGCTTCCCTTTCTATTATCTGTAGATCTATGATATACTTCAGCTACACTCTTAAATGCACTACCAAGTTGACCAAATGAATCTCCAAGGAAGCTTTTGGAATTGCTGGCAAATAATTTAGCTTCTCCACCAACTTTCTTTACATACTCACCGGCTTTCATAGTCATTACAGTGCCATCAGAAAGAGTATAATTTCCAGCACTATTATCGTACTTTACAATCTTCTTCTTAGCGCCTGTAAGCTTATTGATAGCATATTCAGAAATCTTCTTATTTAAGTATTTCTTAGCCAGATTTACATAATAAGAAATCTCGCCATCTGCATCCAACTCTTTATCCGGAGGATTGTCCTGAAGATATTGAGCAATTTCTTCTCTAGTAGTATTTGCTTTCTTGAGCTTATCAGCAACCTTATTGATAGCTATATTGATGATATAACCATTATTGCCATCTCCAACATCAGTAGTTCCTGAAGCATATTTACCAAAGAATTTCTTTACGGCATTATCTTCATCCTTCATCTGTTGAGCTTTATTTGTAGTGCCTTTATAATATGGATTAAGCTCAGATGGTATAATAAGTTCACCCTCAGATACAGCAGCAATACCTGTCTTCTTAACCTGTCCACCTACAGCATAACCATTAATGCTATTAAGCATTTCGGCTACTCTATTTTCATTTTCCTCATTGATGTATTTATTTTTTGGTTTTGGAGCTTCTGGCTCAGAATTTCCAAATATCTGATCATACATATCATATCCGGCTTGTACTGGATCATAATCAGCTTTGATACTAGCATTATTCAATGCAGATATAATAGCATTACTATGGTCATATGATGATCCTGCTTCGGTCTCGGTATCAGCATATGGATTTACTATTTCATTTAATCCAAGTCCATTAGATACTGTATCTCGTACATCTCTGACACTACCTGTGCCCCATTTAGCCACATCTTTAGCAGCATCTTTGACACTTTGCATATAGTCACCAAGTAATCCACCAGATCTAGTCTTGGTATCTTCATCATATGTGCCAAAGATTCCTCTTGCTTTATCTCTTTTGAATTTTTCAATATCCCAGCCCATTACATCAGCAACCTTGGTTAATAAGCCACCTTCTTCACCTCTTAAGCCAAGTTTTGCTTTTAATGGAGCAAGAATATTATCATCAATCCAGAGATTTACATTATCAAATGTATTATGAATACTATCAGAAAGAATTCCTATAAGTCCTTTCTCTTCAAGGTCTTTCTCAATATCAGTCCCATATATTAACTTATATACTTTCTCATTTGCACTATCAAGCATATTGCTAACCCATAAGAGTGGCTTATTGAGAAAATCTTGAGTCTTTTCTTGAAAGACACCTAATTTACCTTCAAGTGTCTTCTCTGATAATAATCTGTCTATCCAATTTTTATCTCTGTTCTTCTCTTCTCTATTTTCAATATCCCTTTCTACATCTACCTTAAAACTAAATTCTCCAGATGTATCATCATTATAAGTCTCCATGAAATCTGGATTATCTTGTCTATAGCTGTTTCTTTCATTTATATAATTTTCTGACTGTCTTCTATTATAGTCATCAAGAATATATTTTGCAGTGGTCTTTTCAAGATATTCATCAGGTTCAATTTCATTAAGCTTACTTGGAGGACGTCTAACGTAATGGCCACTAGGAGTAATTATTCTGGCTCTTATCAATCTATTATTATCAATAGTACTTCCGCCAGTAAGAATAAGATGTCTATCCTGATCTAAATCACTTCTAGGAATCCAATCACCATTGACTCCATTCTCAACCATATAGTCTGTGAACTCATATATCTTATCTAAGCGCATTAATTGCTCTTGCAGATAATAGAATATATTATGGCCATAATCATCAATTTGTTTAGCAAATGTCTGAACCCCAGATAATGAATCCATTGTACTATAGCCAGCAGCTCTTAATTTCTTATTATCATCTGATTCAAATTCATATAAATAATCATCAAACATGCCATTTGACAAGTAAGATTCAATGGAGCCCTTTCTCTCCATATATTTAGTATGGTTGGATAAGCTGTCTCTTTCTCTAAGGATTCTTCTATTAAGATTTAATAATGAATTACGTCCTTCTTCTGTTTCAGATATCTTCTCAAATATTCCCTCAAGTAATTTGCTATTGTCTATACCAATATCTGAAAGTCCACCTTCTCCTCTTCTCTTAATAGCTCTGCCATCTATACCACCAGCATTAAAAGCATACATAAAAAATCTATTAAGATCATCTTCAAATCTTTTCTTCTCATTATAGCTTCTAAATGAATACTTTGACTTATCAAGCACATCATATATCTGTGCTCTTACATCGCTACCAGCATAATTAGCAGAGTTCTTAACTCTATTTTTAGCATTATCATATATATCGGTTATGGACTTCATTGTTCCAGATTCTGGATCAAATACTAATGGAGACTCTCCTGTTAATGCCGATACAATCTTAGATAATTGCCCTGGGATAACTTCTACTAATGCTTTTCTAGATACTCCATCCCATGCAACTTTCCCTTTCTCATATCTGGATGGATCAATATCTGTATTTAGAGATGAATCGATACCAAATATCTTTGACACCCAATTTATAATTGGATTATCTGATCCATAGCCTCCATTAATCTTAGATATTAATGATCCAAAGAATCCTTGTAGTGTACTATTAAATCTATCCATAGATGATGATAGTACTTTAGGAATAACTTGTTTAACCGCAGCTTTCATTAGTTCTTCTAATGGAGATGCAGCAAATGTGAGTGCCACATTACCACCACCAAATAGGTTTCCAAGCATATCAAACTCAGAAGAACTATTAGCTATATTTTTCTTAATTACAGAAAAATACTTCTTGAGATTAGGCATTCCCTTAGAGTCAATGATATCACTAAAAGTAAAATCATCACTCTTTTCATTAGATTGATTGAATTCATTAGATAGATTTGTATTATTGGAAATATTCTCTAATAATTCAGTAATATGATCTAAACGTCCTGTGGTATCTTCAAAGAATTTAGATGCATTATTTACTTGAACCTGCATCATCTCTGGCATACCTGCTAATTGTCCAAGGTTTGAATTAATAGCAGCCATTCCTTTTAATGCTTGGCCCATCAATGCATTATTCTGCTGATATAATATTTTTGTAGACTCTTTCTGGCCACGTACAATATATTCTGCACTCTTTGTAGTAACTTCTGCATTTGCAGCAGAAATCTTTTCTCCTACATCATCCATGCTTTCTGCGATAAATAAATCAGATCTAAGATCATCTTCATCCCAATCATCAAAATTGATGTCATCATCATCGTCAAACATATCGCCAAAGTCTTCTTTGAGCTGTTCATCAGACCATCCAGATAATCTTACTTCATATTCATCTTTACGAGCTTTATTATAGAAAGTGCCATTTTTTAAATCTTCGAATAGATTCTCTTTATAGGTCTTAGCAAATTCATATACATCACTCTCTACTATAGCAGTTTTAGCTTTCTTTACTGTACCTTTCCAATCAGTAACAGTAGCATATAATTCTTTGCCAAGTTCCTGATTTGTCTCAGTAAAAGATTTTAAAGTTGGATTCATATCTCCAACTACATCTACCATAGCATATCCAAATGATTTAGTAAGATTTTTCACGTATTTAATACCATTAAACATAGCCATATGAAAAGTCTCCTTTCATGCATAATTATCTCAATGTTCAGGTAATTAGAGGGGCGAGAAAATATTTTTTTTTTTACATAATATTAATATGACTTGATATGTATTACCATAAATTACAAATATAATATATTATATGGAGGATACTGATGATGATTGATATGAATATGAGTATTGAGAATATCATGAATGAATGCGATTACATTGCTGAGTTAAAGGGTGAGGCAGAAGCTGGCTATGAAACTGGAAGGCATTATGCTAAATTAACTCATGATCATGGTTATGGAAAAGATGCCGGTGCAATGGAAAAAATGGCAAGAAGCAAAGGATCAGATGAACCTGGCACCCGTAGACCAATGAAAACATCTTTGGATTATGAAAGAAGAAGAAATAGAGTTGATAATCAATATAATACAAAAGGTAAAGGAAATTTCCATAAATCTGTTGATAGGGCCACTAGAAAAACAGCAAATGAGTCAATGATTGATATGAACATGAGTATTGTGAATATAATGAGTGAATGCGATTATATTGCTGAAGTAAAAGGTGAAGCAGAACTTGCATATTCCAATGCTAGAGGAGCTGAAAAAGGTACGCATGACCATGATTATGGAAAATACTATTCAAAAACTGCAAGAAGTAGTATTATGGATGGCAGAAATGGGAATGGCCCTATGAAAAATAAAGATGATTATGCGTATAGATCATCATTAGCTGCGCATGAAAAAATGATGCAAGATAAACGAGAAGCACGATATGATAGAAAGCGTGATAAAAAGAAAGCAGCTAATGAATCATCTATTTTTGATGACTTACTTAATTTAGTATAAGAAAAAGGAGTGCTATAATAGCACTCCTTATTTTAAATCTGACTAAATAATGACTCAAAAACAGATTCATTAGTAGATTTCTTTCCAATATATTTATTTTCCCATTTCTTTTTGTATGCCAATACATCTCCATCATGACTTGTATAATCAAATTCTGATTTAAACTTGCCAGATTTATCAAAATGAATAGTAATTGAATACCATGGATCTGTATCCAAACTATCCCTAGAACTATTAAGCTCTTTATTAATATTTTTAAATGCATTAGATATATCTCTGGAATTACAAATTTTATAGCCTTTTCCAGTATCTGCATAGCATTTCATGCTATAACTTCCAGATGTATATTCAGCCATAAATATTCCTTTTTTCCAGCCATTAGGCATAATCGCTTGCAGCTGATTAACAATATTCTGAAAATTTATTTTTTCTGCTCCTATACTAGATTTCTTCGATTCTACAATAATATCACATTCATTCATAATCTCATCAATGCTGCCATTCATATCTATCATAATTAAAGTAGTACCTCCTTACAAGTATTATATATAATATTAAAAATACGTTCAAAAAAAAAAAACGATTTTGTATCAAATATTGACTATTTAAAGAAATAAAGAAGGAGTGCTATTATAGCACTCCTTATTTTAATCCAAGTCATCAAAGAATCTATTAATATCTTTATTTACATTTCTTGCTTTAATTTTACCTTTAATAGATCCTCCAAATACTGCTTGCATAGCATTTTGCCAAGATCTAATTCCTAATTCTTTAGATGCTTTAATAGTAGATGCACTATCCAAATATGCATCTAATTCTTCCTGAATTTTCTCTGCATCTTGAATCATTTGCTTTTTAGTAGCTGGACTAAGAGTACATGATTTATCATTTAATTCGGCCTTAAGGTCTTGCACCATAAATTTAGCTCTGTCAGATGTATATGGATGCTCATCAAATAAATAAACCATCATCCAATATGGTGTGCAATATATTGAGGCTACTGCTTGCAGTGGAAGAATTAATTCTTGAGCTGCTTTTTCAAATGAACTATTTGGTTGCAGTGCCATTTTATCTAATGCTGATACAAGCTCTGGGCCATATCCATACATTCTAGGAAATGAATCTGCAAATTTCTCATCAGCATATCCAGTTGGACTACCTAGGCCTCTAACAAATCTTCCAATCATATCAACTGGAAGAAGAAAATAATTTGGAAATAGGCTGCAGAAATATTGCATGGTTGCAATAATATCCGTATATATATTCATGATATATGAATAAGATCCAATTATCATAAGTATTCCTGGATTTTTCTCCTGCAAATCTTTTAGCCAATTATCAAAGAGTCTACTAAATCTTCCTCCAATAGTTCTAGTGGCATTTGCTCCGAATACAATATCTTCAATAAATTCTTGTATGAGTGCTGGAACTGCACCTATAGCTACTATTCCTTGAGCTGTATATTGCAATATTTGAGCAACTATATCTGCCATGCATCTAATAAAAGAAGCTAATACAGGAATAGCTGTAAGAATTCTCGTTCCTCTCTCACTAGTAGCTGTAAAGTTATGCCCAATCTCATGAAGTATAATTGCTGTCAATTCTGCATCAGTATATTCTGGATTAAGAATCACTCCAGAAAACATGGTTAATGTAAATACAATGTTATCTTTAGGATCAAATCTATATCCTTTTACTTTTGAACTAGCCCTTCTAGCTGATCTATTTAATTTACCAGATCCTAGATCGATAGAATACGATGTGGGCTGAGTATATGCATTTTGGGTATAAGAATTTTGTATAGATATAAATGTATCTGAAAATCCAAATGCATTACATATAGCATCCTCTAGTTTTCTCTTATTTGGGTCAAGGCGAAGAGAGTTTGCTAAAGGACTATTATTCTTATTCTTTCCACTTAAATATGGTTCTCTAAGATTATGAATAGCTTTTTCTATTGCAAGAACTTCTTTGGTTTTACCAAAATATACTTCATGCACTACTTGAATACTTTCAAGTACATAATCGAAGTTATCAGCAAAATATCCCATAACTATTATCCTCCAAATTATTAATAATTATATAAATGTAAAAAAAAAATCCCTGATAAAAAAGAAGCTCGCCATAATCAGCGAGCTCCAATAGACTTCTACTTAAAGTAGTCTTTCATCTCTTTACCCTCAGTACCATTATAGGTATTAAGGCATGCATTGAAATAATTCTTCAATGCCTCAGGATCACGATGCCCTTCATCGTGATCCTTCATGAGCTTTTCGAACTCATGTGTATTATATTTTTTATCAAAATCTGTCATAATCAACACCTCCTAATTGATTTGTGTTTAAGGAATCGAGCACACTTTTCATGTGCTCGAAATCCTGCTCTGTAATTTTGTCCTGCAGTGCTATGGAGCAGACTTCATTAATCTTCTCCATCCGCTGCTCGTGAACCTTACGAAGTTCTTCCTCAAAGTCGGACATTATTTTGCACCTCCTAACCATGCCTTTAAATCATCAGATGACTTCATAATTCTATCATCTGGTACATCATTAGCCTTGGCAAGTTTTATGCTAAGCTCTAACCTCTCTTTAGAAGTCTTTGCATTGGCCATTTGATCAATAATATGCATTGTTTCACTCATGGTTTCCTCCATTTCTCCAAGGGCGTTATTCGTTTAAGATCATTATGATCCCCTTGGTAAACAAATTTAGATAAGCACTTACTTATCCTGTATTACCATGATATTATATAATTGAAAAATTGAACTTTTACGGAACTTAGAAAAAAAGTGGGTAGGCTAAAGTGCCTACCCAAACTATTATTAGTCATGAATAATCTCAATACCATACTGAACAGCACATTCATGCTCAATCTTGCAGCCTCTATACTGATCCCATCCATCTGCAAAATATACAATATCTGCAGTAGAGAGAAACTCTAAGCTTTTCGCTAAAAACCATAATGGTCTTGCCTCATGTGGACAATTCTGGAAGAAGTTATCAATAACTTCAATATATGCAGATGTGCCAAATTTATCTCTTACTTCAAGAATAATCTGATTTCTTTTTTCAAGAATCTCCTCATCTGTCTTGTCTGCCATTGGTAGTGAAATAAATAATCTTTTCTCTGGAATCATTTATATTTCCTCCTTATTTTGTTTTATTATTGGTATACATTTTACTATTAATTTAGATACTGCATCTTTGGCAGCATCATTTTTTGAAATATATGGTCCACTAATAGCTATTTCATGAATTGTATCAACATGACATTCAGCACTAGCATGATACATAATAATATCTGGATGACGATAAATGGTAACAAGTACTTTATCTAATACCATACTACTAGTTTGTACATTATCCATATAATCACCTACTTCTTAAGATAACTAGGGCATGGTGCAGATACTTTAATCCCCTCGTGAGCTGGCACCACTGTAACTCCAGAGCTCTTGTCAGAGGAATCTCCAATAGTATTAGGAAACTTCTTCTGGGATTCATCAATTTCCTTCAACAGTAATGATACATTACTCTTATCCCTAGCTCCTAATGGAAGCTTTCTATTTGTATGAAGATAAGTATTCACATACTCTTTTGAGATATTTACCATAATAGCAGATTCTTTATTAGTAAACTCAAATGTATTTGCTAGTGCCTGTGCTTCTTTAGGTTGAATACCTGTAGCTTCATTAATAATATTGCCAAGCATTGTTCTAGAATCTTCAAAAGGGCAATAGTCTCCTATCTTGCCACTACGGTCATAAACTCCTACACTATATGTAGGATCATTGAGCATAGCTCTCATAACCCTAACTTCATCTTTTTGAGATGAAGATCTCTGAGATAATCCTTCTCTAATCTCAGATATTACTTCTTTGCATCTTTCCATTATCCTCTACCTCCAAATTTTTGTGTGTTGTGCTATTATGAAATACTACAGGACAAAATGGTTTTCCTTTCTTCCCTTTGTCTTCAATATAGCGGTTGATTTCTTCTGGTGTTGCAGTCATTAGAATATTAATAAACTCACTTTTCTTCATTATAATAACCTCATACGCCTAAATATCTCATTATTCCCTAGTTCCGGCATGTGTAAATTCTTAAATGGCTCATTGCTGATTATCTTTTAGATTATACTCATCATTTAGTATTTCACATGCTATCATGTCATCATCTAATGAAGATTGTGCTGAATCATTATAATTCTGAATATCATGATGCATTTCTCGTATTAGTCCATATTTATAAGGATTAATAAATACTATTACATGATTTGTAGAGCATACTGAATATTCAGCAGCAGCCATTAAGTTAGTCTTATATCCTATATTAGCATCTTGATCGATATTTATCATTATTAATTCATTATCATCCATTACATCATCATCGATATACGCAATGAGCTCTTCTCCTCTAGTAATAAGCTGGGTGAATAAATCTCCTCCATGCCCATATTCACCTACCCATCCCATTGCTATATATTGCTCATATGTAAAGATGGAGTCATCCATACTTTCAATCCATGATGAAAAAGTTGCAGCTGCTTTATTTGGAATTTGAGTGACATAATAATGATATGCATATAAATACATGGCATTTACATTAGTGCATACAAAATATACATCATCTATATTTTTGGATGCTGTCTTTAATTTCCTAAATCCTAAAGCACTTGCTATTTCCCAACAAATATCATCTTGTTTCTTGGATACCATAAATACTACATTTATTACCCTCTGAATTAATCTATAGGTTCCTGAGATACCCAGAGGTGCAGCTTTTACAAGGTCATCAATATTGTATGATGAAATATGTACAGGTTCATAAGCAGTTATTGCTATATTGCTGTGATATTTCTTCTCAGGGTCTTTTTTCTTAAATTTATAAAAAAATGACATTTTTTATCCTCCAATACAAAAAAAGAAGTACTCCTATAAATAAGAGTACTTCATTTTTATTTTTATTAAGCTAATTTTATTAAATCCCATGCATGATCATATTTATAATCATCATTGAACTCAAACTTCAGATATGCATCTTTAAGGATGCTCATTGCTGAATCCCCAGCCAGATACAATCTAGCATCTGCATATGTCCGGACTGCATTCATCAAAATAGATTCAATATCGTCAGAGTCATATTTCTTAAGCAACTCTAAGAACAGTTCCTCATTATTAAAGAGAGACAAATCATATCTTCTCTCTAAAAATGTAGGAATCAATGATCCCTCTGTAGCCTTAACAGCAAATCCTCTGATATAATTTGTGCTGATATCGATTGCTGCCCCTACTACATACGGCAATACAGTCTTCTTCTTGTTTCTGTCTATTCCAATATTCACAATATCAAATGGAACAAATATGATATTCTGGAACTCCAGATAATCTCTAGTTGAAAGACGATAATTGATTCTTGCATTAGAAACTGCATAAAGAGCATTGCCTACATCTCTCTTCATATCATCTACATAAGTGTCTGTGTGATTAGAGCATCCACGATAAATATCATATGCAATCTGATATCTATCTGATAAGCACATGATACCTGTAGGGATAATGATAGATCTGTAGTTGCACATAATGGTAACCTTGTACTTGATATCAGGGCCTTCCATTGGAACAGACTTGATAGTAATCTTGTCATCACCAAGGTTTACATCAATTGTGTGAATGGATTTCTCCCCATCAAAGTCTGTGATATCAGAATACAGAAATGCCTGATCCAATGCTTCCATAACACGTTCTAATTCATCCACATTGATCTTTCTATCTATAAGATCATTTATGGATGACTTTACTAATGTCTGCAGTTTTCTAGCATTACGTCTATCTTTGGCATCCATATCATAGATAGAGTCAAAGTCTATATAAGATCCAATCTTATTAGACTTAATTACATAATCCCTGAAGTCTTCTGGTTTGGAAACGGGATCAACTTTCTTATTTCCAAACATTTTAATTGCATCCTTAATACCCATTATTTCTTCCTCCTTAATATTCTTTAATATGCTCATAATAATAATTTGCTGCAATGTCATTCTTTAATGCGGGCATTTCGAAATTAATATACATGAATCCCATGAATCCCATGAAATTAGGATCTTTAGGGTCAAATGCAATCATTGCGCTCTTGGTTTGACCATATGGGATTGAAGTTCCTAGTATATTCATTTCAGTATACTCTGGCATTATATTCATTATAGCAGAATATCTTATGAGCTGGCATGGTGGTAGCTCAATAGTTCTTAATACTGCAGATGGAGTATCAGATTCTTCTAATGGCTTATATGCAGTATCAAGAATATTGTATATCTCATATGCTTTTCTGTCTGGTATATTTACTTCCATTATTGGCAATCCCATTTTATCGAGAACTTCCAGCAATAGAGTTTTATACCCAAATACAGAAGAGTATTGAGATGATGGCACTACTTCAAATATAGCAGTGCCATATCTATTTGGATATTGAAATATATTATCAGCTCTCATATAAATCCTAAATCCTCTAATTTTATTCCATTAATATTGTATCCAATTTCTCCGGTAGCACGTTCTGTCTTGGGCTCATCTACTGGATTATTAAATATTATAGGAATATTGTTTACATAATTAAGCTGCTGCTTACGAAGAATATCATCTTGAAAAAATCTGCACTCAAAGTAATAATCCCTAGTAGTGTTATCAGTAAACTTGGCAATGATTTTATACAATACCATTTTGGTATCTTCATTTCTACACTGCCTGGAATACCTCAGTTGAGATACTTTATTCAGATCGATAAGAGCCTTAAGTACTTGCGGTACTACTGGTACAGAGTTTGCTTTTGCTACAATATTATATACCGCATCATTTAAGCACTCTGCTAATTTACTAGCAGCCTGGATATCAAGTCCAATTCTGCTATGGTAGTGAGAGTTTTCATTATTGCCTATAGTACTGATAATTATATCAGAACTTTCAGATGTTTGAATGTCATCACTACTCAAAATAATAATATTATCTTCTACTTTCATATTTCTCACTCCATTTCTTTATTTGTAGATTGATATTCACATAATGGAATATTTATGATAGATGTGTATTCATATAATGGGAACTTTTTGGTATTTACAGGAGATTCGATATCAGATGTATTGAGAAGGATCATATTAGACAATGAATTAATCATGCCACTATAAATATTAGCTTTGATACAACGTCTTTTCTGTTCTTGCTTAGTGCATTCCACACTAGTCCCATTCTGAATCTTGAAAATCAGATCATCTACAGATCCATCATGTTTATATACTTGCGATGTCATCACAAATTGATGATCTAAAGATCCCATGCATAAAAATATTTTATCTCTGGTTGGTAGAGGTGTTGGCTTTCCACTTATAAATTTAACTATCAGAGATTCTGGAACCGAGTCTACCAATACATAATCATCATGATTAATATCAGCCCCATACGGAATTACAGCATTCTCTATATTTGAATCAAATATAGTTGCATAAGACATTTTGCAGTCTGTCAATACACTGCAATCGATCTTTGCTAATGCGGAATGCTCAAATGTACATCTGGTAAGCTTACTATTATGAATTAATATCTCATCTTCTGTAATAATATCAAATTCACAGTCCTTTATATATGAATCTATAATAGATACTGTTTTGCCGCCAATTGAACTGCATGTATGCTTATAAGAATCGTATACATATGAATTCCCTAATACAGCAACATCTTCGGAACTCACAAATGCTCTACCGCATACTATAGAACCAGGCCCAATCCATGAATTTCCCATTTGGGAAAGATTACCCTCAGATGCTACATAACCACCAAGATCTCCTGCTTTAACATCAATCTCATGATTATGAATGTCTCGTAATGCTTTAATTCTAAAGACCTGTCTACCATCTTTAAGAACTAAATAGTCATCTTTTAAAACTTTATACTTTTCAAATATCTCTTCCACTTTCTTACCATCCTTTCATAAAATAAAAAGAAGGAGTAGGCTAAGCCTACTCCTATTTTACTACAGTCTTAAAAGCTGTAATATACTGTTTTTCATTGTAACCTGGATTTGCATCTACAGAGTCTAAGAACTGTGATGCAAATAGTACATAAACAAATTTTCCCATGATACTTACTAAGTCAATATTCTTGCAATACTCATCATAAGATATTGACTTACCATATTTCTCTTTAATAACTCCAGAAAGAGCATTATCAAAGTAAAATTTGTTACACACTCTAGTATCTGAAATTTCAGATACTGTAGTATCAGCCTGCTCATAGCCTAGCTGATTGAACTCTGCTTTCACCTCATCCCATTTTTTACATAGAGTTTCAGTGAAGTTGTTCTGTAAGTCCATTTCGTAATCTCCTTTCTTTAGTATATATATTTTAACTTACTTCAAGATTATAATATATACTTAAAAATAGATTTATTGCCAAACTCTAGTTAGTTGTATTTTCAATTTTACTATTCACTGTATTATGTGCATCTTTCTCTCTTTCAGCCACAAATTGCTTTCCGATCTCTATCATCTCATCTGAATATATAAATGGACAGCAGAGAAACTCTTTGCCATAGTCTCTATAATCTACCATAGGTACACATGTAAGATGCATGTTTCTTAAGAATGCATATAATGGATTAGAGTTCTCATCTCTTGCAGTAATCTTATATGTCTTAGACCAGAACTTCTTATCATCAAGTATAGAAGTAGAATACATCTTAGGTTCAGCATCATATAATTCAAAATATAATTCATGAACCTTCTCTAACTTCATATCATTCTTTAGAGTAGTCATCTGTTTCTCTAAGTTTCTATTGCATTCTAGCATATCTAATGCTTGAGATACAGCAGACATAATACAATCACATACTGCTTTGATATGGCTTACAGGAATATACATATTATATTGACTTTCTTCACCATTTATCTTATCAGATATACTTAATATTGCACTATCTACTGTTTCAGTGAAGTCATGCCCAAAATAAGTTACCTCTCCTTGAGAAGATAGAATAATATACTCCACCTTTACACCAGTAGCTAATGTTGTAGACACATTATCTACATAACAATTACGCTTACTACTATCTTTTGCCACATGCATAAGATGATCACAGAACTCCATACAATCATCAGATGATAATATAATAGAATCTTCTGATGGTTCTCCATTTTTACATGTCAATGTATTGGCTTCGCATAATAATATATTAGACATATATGATTGAGAATTTATTGATGGAATAGCTCTAGCAGTAAATTCATATCCATAATATTCTTCTCTATATACTTCTATAGCCTTGTCATATACAGTCATTCCATTAGTAGTCATTACATACCTCCTCTATTCAAATATTCCTTTCTTGTTTTTATTAAATAATTTAGAAAGAAAATTAGACTTATCATCTTTAGATTCTTTTATATGATATTTATTATATTCAGGTGCATTGTATGCTATCTGTCTATAGCATTCTTTAATAGAATCTTTAAATTCATCTAATACTCTAGTAGAACATTTGCTAACAAAATTTCCATTACACATAGAGACATTATAAATATCCACTACACCAATGTCTAATGGCACTCTTTCTAATGTAATTGATATATCTCCAGATGACAATGTACAGAAATATTGGGCTTCCCTGTTAGACATAAGTAATTCATGAAATAGAATTTCTACATCCTTTGGTTTAGCATACATAGATGATCCTATTTTTCTATTGTCTGATGTTTCTACCACTACGTATATATTAAACTTCTTTCCCTTACTAACAACGTACATATCATCTATACATTTAATACCAACTTTATTAGCCATATATGATTCCTCTCTTTCTATTTATATTAAAATATAAGTCAGTTGTATATTATAATAGTGTAAATACGGTAGTATAAATAAATAAGGAGGCTAAATATAAGAAATATGTACTACTGAAGAATTACTAAAAATAAAAGAAAGGAAAAGTAAAGAAATGAAAATGAAATTTAAAAGTAGTTTAGATGGATCAGAAAAGAGAAAATCATTGGAGAAAGCTTTCGTAGCTGTTGAAAAATACCCAAGAGGAGGAGTATTAAGAAAGACTCCAACTAATTTGGAGAGAGAATATGCTGAATGCTTATATATAGAAAACGGTCATAATATTGGTATGCCGGGATCTAATAAAGAATATACAGCTAGAGTTACAGTAGCAGAAAATAGAGCTTTAGTTAGATTGCATAAGGAAAGAAGTAATATAATATATGAAGAATATGCCAAATTGGGACTTAAACCTGCAGATATTGATTCGGAAGAATTCTGTAGGGAACAAAAAATACTTGATGAGATGGTTCGTGAAGCATTAGGTACATCATTTTCTAATGATTATAAGGTAGCTATAAATAGACAAGATTTCTGTAAAAGAATTGGAATACCTGTAGCAAGTGAGCGAGATGCATTGAGAGGTAGGGTAACTTTATAAAAATGAAAAGATACTATGGGCCAATTCCATAGTATTTTTTTTTATATTATATAAAGGGTACTAGTAGTTCCCTCCTCCTTCCCCTAGCCCCCAGGCTCTACCTTTAGAGTTATTAAAGATTTAAAAATTTAATATTTCATTTTATATATTTTTTAGGTATAAAAAACAATAAAATATCTACAAAGAAAGAGTTAAGAAATATTAAAAAATTTACAATGGAGAAAAACAATTCAGGAGAATAATTTTATGATAGATCCAAATAGTATTATGCATATAGAAGATGCAGAAGTAAAAACAAAAGCAAATCAATTTCAAGTATTGAAATTTGATTCAATACCCCAATATGATACAGATACATATGACATCTATTCAGATAAAGATTTCAAGAGATTCATATTTGATGTAGAGAGAGAAGTGAGAGGATCCATAGAGTATAAGAGATTAATCAAATTTCTCAAAGACAATATGGGACTCAACGAATCCCCTTTCCAAGAGAATATTACATCGAGAGATGGAAATCGAATATCAATGGAATTACATCACACTCCATTTACATTATTTGATATATCTCTCATTGTATTCAATAAGAGATTATATTACAATGAATCATTAGAATTAGAGGCAGTAGCCAAAGAGGTAACAAAGTTACATTATTATCTGGTAGTAGGATTAGTATCATTATCCAAGACAGAACATGAATTAGTGCACAAGTCTTATCTATTTGTACCATGCAATAAAGTAATGGGTAATTATGGTAAATTCATAGACTATTATCATAAATTCATGACACCAGAACAATTAGAACTCATAGATCGAATAGAACAATATTCACAAACTTACAATGAATCTCAAAATGAAGTAATACTACAGAATAATCTTATTACACTAGATACATCTAATGCATATGAACTTCCTAAATTCGATGAAGTAAAATCACTTATGGAATCTAAAGTACAAGAGATTCAAAACAATGGATATCAATTATTATCACTATCAGATCAAGAATTGAGAGATAAATCTCTACAGAGACAAGTATACAATAATGTCAATGAAGCATCTAATTGTGTTACATTCCATCCAGAGTGGATTAAGAAACCTCAGAATAGTGCAACATACATATAATATCGATATTTATTTTTATTATAAGGAGGATCCTAGTAATGCTTAGATCAGGAGTTGAATTATTAGCAGAAGCATGTAGAACAGATTTCTCTATGTCAAATAGCATGGATACATCTTCTATTATTGCAGAAGCAAATGAAGTTCTTACATCCACAATGGATGTAGATGAAACCATTCCGATGACACCAGAAATGATTCCGGTCATCCAGAAGGGTGATAAATATTATGTAGATTTTTCATCTGTATATGCAGCAGCAAATGACATGGGAGCAGACATTGGTGCTATTATGAATCAGATCATGGATGTCAATAGTGATGGAGAGAATACACTTACTCCAAAGAATCTCATCTTAACGGTTGAGTCTGCAGATTACTTCGATGAATTAATCGAAGAAGCAAAATGTGGAGGAGCTTTAGGAGATAAAGCTAAAGGTATTCTTAAGAAAGCTACAGATACTATTAAGAATATGAAGAAAGCAGGCATCAAAGTAGCAAAGAAGAAATCCACTAAAAAGAAGAAGAAATAAAATATTCTTTTTTTATTATACTATAAACTATAAAAGTAATGGATCATGTTATTGTATATTCTAAGTGCTCGTTTGTGATAGTTTTCCCTAGACTAGAAACGGTTACTTCAAATTATGCTTCTCCTATAAGTATAAAAACCCTAAAACCTTCTTACCGGTCAATCCAAAACAATCAAAATCCCGTTGGCCGGTGGATTTTATTTTTACTATACAGCAGCATGGTCCATTGCAATATCATTTTTCATTGGCAAATGTACATTCTCGTAATGTATTTGCTCCTTTCGTAAAACTTAACTGCGCAATGGCCATGGGTAAAGAAATAGCCCATGGCTAATTGCCCCAAACAATACTTTAATTGGACGTAGCTACTCAGTATACATGGAATGTCTCTAATATGAGATAAATATTTTGTAAAGGAGGACTGAATATGCATATTGAATTTGCTTTTATGATCTGTATATCTTTATACACAGCTATCCAATTATTGAAGTATTTACTTTATGTAAAACCAGTTGCCTCGGATAAACCATGCTATACTATTTCTGCTCCAGAGGGGCACTCTATTATCATTCAAGATTCTGAATATATTATCGATAGAATAGGATACTATGTTGGCCAGGGGAGTAAAAATGGATTATGCGACATAGATATTCTGATAGACCTTAGGTATACAAAGACATCATCTGTCTATAGAGCTATAGGGGTTATAGAAGACAATGGTATTGTGGTTCAAGAAAAACAATCTAGAAATCCTATGCAACTCATTTTCAACATCAGATTCAATAATGTTTAATAAGAGGCTATAACTTATAAAATATTTAATTTATTTTCTGTATATTGAGCATACTACATACTTTATATCCAGTGGGCTTAATATGCTCACTGGATTTATATTCACTAAAAATCAATATGGGTATATATTATACACATGAGACAATAGAAAGGAGAATTTATGAAATACGAAAATATATTTAATTATAATTCTCTTGCAATATTTACAGATGCATCTATACATAAGAACAAAGATAATTCTTATTATGGATGTGCTGGATATGTAGTTGTAAGAGGAGACAGAGTATTAGAACAAGATGCATTGATAATACAAAATACTACAAGTAATAATTCTGAAATTAAAGCAGTAAGAATGGGAATAGAAGCTGCTATAAGATATAAAGAATTTTATCAAAATATACGATTATTTTCAGATAGTCAATTATGTATATTTGGATTAAGGGATAGATACACACAATGGGCAGAAAGATCATATGATGGAAATCTTATTGGGTCTAATGGGAAGCCCATATTAAATCAAGATGTATTTATAGATATAGCAAATCAGATAGTGAAGAATAATCTTCATATAGAACTATATCACCAATTAGGACACATAGCAATTACTAATCCTAAAGATACTTATAAAGCTAAACAGAGTTTTATAAAATTTAATCGTTTGAACGAAGATGTAGATGATGAATTAATCAATACTATATCTTATTTCAATAATATGGTAGATCAGAATACTCGTAGAGTATTGCAAGACTACGTTGATCATATAAATGCTGCAGAAGATTATGGTTACAGCATTAAGCAAGATGCATATACTTTCAGGTATATGCCTAACTTTGATACTAGGAATTATTATAAATTAATTCATTAGTATATACTAAAAATACAAAAAAGGAGAGAAAAATGTTGAAGAAGAAACACAAAAATGAAACAACAAATCAATTACAGGAGGTAAAACCTTCTAAATCTGTTGACACATATCTTACAGAACCAGTACCATGTGTCACATTCAAGAAACCTATGTTAATTCTTGAGAAAGGATTGACTGAATCTCTTATTAATTCAACTGCTTTGTGTGTTCCTAGGTGCGAAATTATTGAAGACGATAAGGACAATTATAATGTGGAAAGGTCATATCCTGCAGGCACAACACCATTCCAGAATACTTTATATACTGGAATGAATGTATTGGAAGATCAGGTAGAGGCTAATGAATTAGAGATAGCGCATGTAGATACCAGGAACAGATACATTGCTGCTAAGAAAGCTACTATGGTTGATACAATTGAATCAATGGTCAATAGTAACTTTTGCACTATTATATATCATGCATATAAGATTGTAATAGATGATCTTATATCAGTAATGCATGATGCTGGATATGACTATACTCATGATCAGATTGAGTCTTTGTATAAATTCTATCCAGATTTATATTATCGTATCAATCTTAAGCAATTTAATGACGTTGATGCAGATGTATATGCTGTGTTTGATGCAGCCAATAAATTCTATACAGAAGAATTTGGCCCGCAACCTGATGACGATTCTTTAAATGCAATGGTAAATGCTAATATCACTGCTAATAGGGGAACACTTGAATATTTTGCTATGCAATGTATCAATGATGCATATCGTAATATCATATCTACTGTAACCTATGCAGTATATTGTATGCCATTCAATAATATATCAATTGACGTAGCAGATGAGATATTCTCTACAGTGATGGATTATGCAGATGAGATCTATGTAGTACATGGTAATCTTATCATAGAGAATATGGATAAAATTTATGAGATCTTACCATATGTGCAGGACTCTTACTACAGAAGAGATATTACAAAATGGGATGACAAGTTATTTGGAATCAATATAGAGCAATTAGTTAATAATAAATAATTACATGAGAGCTACTATTACGGTAGCTCTCTCTTTTTATCTTGAAAGGAGAAAATACAATGACAAAAAAAGAATTTGATAAATCAGGATTTATGAATCAACCTACAACACTAGAATACGATTTTACATTTGTGGATCCGAAGAATCCATCATCAAATTGCTTGAATAAAGTAATGGAGGGTGTTAAATTTGAGGATAAATTTTCCGCATCAACCCATGACATAGTAGATGACATTTTATCAAAAGCAATATATGAATCTGGATGTGATACAGAAGAATACAATACTCTTATCAATAATCCACATAGCGAGTATACTAGTGAATTGATTGCTAATAAGAAAGATTTGGTTATCAGTGCTATGGCATATAAGCTTAACGATAGTCATCGCTCTTACTTACGCAGTGCATTAAATAACGTAATTGCCTCTATAGGAGAATCTGTAGATTATAAATATATAAGTAAATATGATATAATAAATAGATTGACAAATGAGATCTTTGGAAAAGATTCTCATATTTATTACACTCTCATGACAGATGGTATTACCAGATCAGATCTTGAGGGATTTAATTATGCAACAAATTCAAGCGAAGAGAAGTTATTGTTTAGAAATTCATTATATTATAATTTCGATGCAATGATGATTAATCAATATAGTTCTATTAAGTCTACATTGATTATGTCATTATATAATATTATATTGGCTGGTAATACAACTGAAGCTAAAATGAAAGATATTATTATAAAGGCAGCTCTTAGTGCTTTATACTTGGGAATGATGACTATTCCATATCTTGATAGACGTAATATTGATGAATTTATAATTAATATCGAGACTATTCAGAGAGGATACTACTCAGGTAGCTATACTATCTGAGATTGATAAGTGAATTATCTCTTCAGTTATATATTATAAATGTAGCATAAAGAGAAAGGAGAATATTATATGCTGAATATGAGTTCTCCCACTGTAAATTATATCTTAAGTCAGACTGGAGGAATGCCTAATGGCATGCCCTCCAGTAATGAATATGCAATTGGATATAATGGTTACAATGGGCAGTATGACGGACCACAACAAGACATGTATTTATGGGTAAATGGAGAAAAGGTAACTGTACAACCACAACAGCAGAATACCTACTATAACCCAAATTTTCAACAACAATATTATCAGCCGGTAGATCCTTATGAGGTTCCACCGCAGCCATATCCTCAGTATGGATATGAACAACAGTATCAGCAGTATAACGGATACCCACAGCAGGGTTTTAATTATAATCCTTATAATCCTGCATTACAGATGATACAGCAAGAGCAAATGTATCAGCAACAGCATGCACCACAGCCATATCCACAATATGACTATCAACAGCAGTATCAGGCACCATATCCTCAGTATGGATATCAGCAGCCTCAGGTGCAGTATGATCCTTATCCACAGCCAATCCAGCAGCCATATACTGGTGAACCTGTAGATCCTGTGAATACGAGTATCTATAATCCTACTACACCAACTTGTAATCCTACCATGATGTCTTATAATAATAACAGAAATTATTATGGGCAGCCTACACAGTATGGATATGGTAATCCTATTGCAGAAAAGAAACGGCAGGAAGAATTTCAGAGACAAATTGAACAGCAGCGTAGAGGCCATATTGAGTACATGAAGCAGATCAGTAAATGTGCTCATACATTTGCAGGAGAGGAGATTACGGACGATGAATTAGAAGCAATTTATAACCCAGATTTTACAAGAAAAACACCGAAGGAGATTGAAGAAGAGAGAGAATTTGCTAAAGTAGCTCATATAGTTGAGTGTAGCAAGGTAGTAGATAATCAGGAGCAGATCAATAAGATCAGACACCATAATAATGTAAAGGCATATCATGATAAGTTTATTGATCCTAATGCAGATCTTAATACATTTTTGCAACAAGCTGGAAATCTATATATAGATATGCTGTTGCGGCAAGAGAAATCTAGAAGAAGAAAGGGAGTTGTAAACACGTATGATAAACGGACGTTTATGAATAGTATCCTAAATGAACAACAATTCCCCAATAGGTTTGCTAATGTAGAGGATAATGTAGTGCATCTACCAGACTTTATAAAAAATAAGCTAGAAAGTACGTATGATGAACGACGAGCCATATTTGAAGAGAAGATACGGAATATGAAGAGGAGGGATGAATGATATGGCTAGGGAAGATTTATTATCTAAATTATATGCTACACATGCAAGGACAGATTTTGATTATGATGCAATGATGGCACCGCCATTATATTCTTTAATTCCGCAGAGGGATCTTGATTATTTGTATAAATTGGTTACAAGTATCAAGTACAATAGTAAGATAATGTATAAAGAAGCAGAAATCAAGAAAGTAATGAGCTATTATGGATTCACAAGATTTGCATCTGGTACCCATAGAGTCGTATATAGACATCTTGAAGTACCAAATATAATTGCAAAGGTGAGTCTCAACAAATCATCTTTGATGGATAATATCAGAGAATTTCACAATCAGCATTATCTTAAACCATATTGCTGTAAATGCTATGAGACAGATTCTACAGGATTAATTGGAATATTTGAAAGAGTAGAACCAATTCTATCTAGAGAAGAATTTCTGGCAATAGCATCTGATATATTTGATTTGATCTATTATAAGATCGATGGCAGACTGGTTGTCGATGATATAGGAACTGACTCATTCATGAACTATGGATTGAGAATTGCAACCAGTTATAATCCATATGCATTTGGACCGGTAATTCTGGATTATGCAGAAGTATATCCATTAGATGGAAATAAATTATTCTGTAATAAAGTAGATCCGAAAACTGGTATGATATGTGGAGGAGCATTGGATCATGATGGTGGATATAATAATATCATCTGTACAAAATGTGGAGCACATTATGATGCCAGAGAGTTACAATTATTGGAAGATAAACACGAAATAATAAAGAAAGGAATATCAACGAATATGAAGTTACAAATTAAGAGAGGCGATACTATTATCAAAGAGGTGGATTCAAGAACAATGCCTACAGACACAATTGAACCACCAAAGAAGGAGAAGAAGCATTCATCAGATCAGATGAGTATTATCAACGTTGCTTTACCGAGAAAGAAAAAGCATTCAAACAATACTCCTTCTAAGAGAAATAACTCTGTAAATCAGAAGAAAGTAAATACTGGATTAGGATTAAATACTATGAGCCGCAGATCAGCAGCATGTGTAACTGATGTACGTGAGGGAAAATCATCAGTTGTTAATCCAAGGCATATTCCAGTAGAAGAGCCTGAAGTTGAAGAGACAACTCCAGAAGTTATTGAGACAGAAATGCCAGAAGTTGAAGAAACTGTAGAAGAGGTAGTTACTACTGAGCAGGAAGAATCTATAGAAGATACTGTAGAGGTAGAGACTACAGAAGAATCAACTGATGAAGTTGAGTTTCCTGGCAAGAATGATTTAGACCAGTTTGCAGAAACTACAGAGGAAGAGTATACTGATGAATCCGAATCTAATGATGAGGTTGAATTTCCGGGTCAGCATGATGAAGATCAGTATGATGTAGAAGTAACTGAGGAAGTTCATCATACAGATGAAGAGTCTGAAGAGGAAATCAATCCTGATGATGAATTAGGATCTGATACATCCAGTGATTCAGATGCTGTTGAGGAAGAAGAGCCATTCAATGCAGCATTTAAAGATGCATTAGCAAGGCTGATTGTTAAAGAAGAATCAGTAAAAGATGAGAATGATGAAGATGCATCGGAATTGAGTGACCCTGATGAAATTGAAACTATCATCGATGATGCAATGCATAATATCAAGGAAGAAGTCAAAGAAGATGCAGAACCAATGGTTCCAGAAGATGAACTTGGATCTGTTGAATATAATACAGATACAGGATTCATTCCATCTAATAATTCTGAACTCAATGCAGAGCCGGTACAACAGCCAATAAATTATAATCCATTCACTGTATAGAAGGAGGCACCATTATGATATATGGTAATCTATATATTATGTCTGATGTAAGAAATGCTGTGGCTGCAGCAGAAGCAGATGGATATAAGATAGCAGTATTATCAGAAGAACCAATATTGCAAAATGCTCCTTATGCAGTTCCAGGATCTTGTTTACTTCCACCAACTATGGCTAAGATAGCAGAGATTGATGGGGATGCAGAAAAGTTCTATGAATTGTATACCGAGTATTTACTGTCAGAAATACCAACTGAGTTTATTGCAGTAATATTAGCTCATCTTCACATGGGTGGCAGTATGATATTTCTGACTGACTGTGGTATAGATGAACCATGGGTAGTTCAATTATGTAATCATTTTATGAATTACTATGGGATAATTATTGGATCTGATGGAGTATTACCAGGATTCAATGTACGATATGAAGACACAATCAATAATATTATCTATGTGTCTGGTTATATATCAGCACAAGAGTATTTAATGAACAAGACAGTTGGATTTCCTATGCAGCAATGGATCTATGATAAATTATTACGAGATTTACCTCTTAAAGATTTTACACCTAATCCATATGAGGTGTATGAGGAGATCTGTATTAGATCTAAATGTATGCCTAACTGTGAATTAGCAGTTAGATTTAGGAGGAGACACGCATGATTTGTTTAGGACCGGCAGATGTAATAATGTGTCTGCCAGAAGGTTTCAAGGTATATAATTACATGTCAACTCTGGAAGGATTAGAGAAGTTAAACCTTCTACCTCCACCAGTTGATCAAAGTATAAGTGACTTTGATTTTGATATGTATTATGCCAATTGGTTAATGAATGACTCAGCAGGATTCAGAGATCTTATGAGAGTTATGTATGATAATTATTCTGGATGGAATATTTATCTTACAGTGAATATGGATCTTGTTGGAAATATTGCTGAGTCATTTATGAAGTTTGTGCAACAGAGATATGGTGTAAATTGCTATGTAATCAATTCACAAGATGATTTGATGTGTGCTATAGACTCTGGTGCAAGTTTCTCTACATTAGAGGGACTAAGTAATTTTGATTATGATAAAGAACGAGTATCTGTGCTAGCAGAAGCTGCAGCACTAAACAATCAAAAGAGTGGATATGAATTTGTTTTAGGTGATGACAATGGATGAGATATGGAAAAGATCCAATTATATATCTAATATTCCATATATCGTAGGACAGTATATCACGGAGTATGATATAATAAAAGCTAATATCAACGTTCTCTTATTTATGGGAGCAATAAGTAGAGAACTGTATGACAATCTATATAATTCAGATAAGCACTATAGAGAAGTGTACATTGGTATGATGCAAAGAAATGATCCTAGAATATCTGAATTAAAATCCCAAGGGATAGAAGAGTTTCGAAAAAGATTTATTCAATCAAACCATCTAAGTGATGGTGATATATTATCTATTAAGAGTGATGCAATCTTTGTAATAGGGAATCCCTGTCAATGTACTAAGTTTGAAAACATTGAATTTAGGATTGCTAATCACTATGATGCCTATATACGTATAGGAAATCTAGAAATATATTATGGATATGATAGAATGAATGGAGAAGAAACTATAGATGTCAAAGGAATTAATGATGGTATGCTTGAATTGCACAGGAATTACATGATGAAATTCTTATGTGACATGTTCTACAAGCTACTAAGTAGTGGAGCTGAGGAAGCAATAAAACTCTCTCAGCAATATTTAGAAGTAATCCTTACCAAGTCATCACCTGACCCAGGATATTACCGTGATTTTAATATATTATCAGGGTATGTATTTAGATCACATGTAAATTCCTATGTGGTTTCAAATATAAATTCTATAGATATTCCACTAGTAGACACGAGTACGAATATAAGATTCTTACAAGACTTACTAAGCATCTTGTCAGATATTTATTTGAAAAATAAAAAATAAGGTACTACGTGTATCTTATTTTTTTTTATTAATACACATACATATTATTAGATGGTTGCGGTAACTTTCATCCTTGCAGCCGTGGCCATCTGTCATCGTGGTGTACGAAGAGATGGTAGGCCTCATCTTTCATTAACTTATGCATGTCTCTGAGTTATATTTGTTACAACCTTGGCTTGCCATCCGCACCGTATGCCGAACCTTCCCTGGGTTGATTAGACCCATATTAAAAACCTCGTCGTTTCTTCCTCTACAAATAACGACAGAAAAAGCGGATGGCTTAGTGCCATCCGTATTTTCTCACAATTTTATATTTGTGGTATTTGTAGATAAAGTAAGATTCAATATTCCAAGAGATACTTTATCTAATATTATCTTTTGCAATTCTGTATCATTACCAAATATATAATAATGTGATAAAGTAGACATTACAGCAGCTGTCATTCTCTTAGTGTATATTCTATAGGTTATTGTCTTTATGAGTTCTTTCTGAGTTTCTTCATTAAGATATATATCTTCAGGATTCTTATATCCTAATTCTAGTATATAATAATTTTGAATCTCCTCATTTACAATATTATCTAATAAATCTTCTTTTTCCTTAAAGTCAATATCATAATAAAACTTATCCTCTTCCAGCTCATGCTGTTCTTGCTTTACCACCATATAATCAGGCAATATTTTTAAGATTAATATCCATAGCGGTATCTGGAATAAGGCCAATACTATTATCAACACCAGGATCAGTACCATATACATTATAACCACTCCAATCTTTTACATCTTTTCTTAATTGTACCCAGAAATCTTTATAAGGATCTTCTGAATTTACCGTCTTATTGATATACCAAATAATCTTATTTGCTATATCTATTGTAATACCATACCGGTATCTATATAATAATTCCCACCATCTGCCAAAAGTCATATTAGGCGGGATAAATGAATTAGGATCACTATGGTATTTCTCATGCATTGTTTCTGATAGCATTACTATAGGAATATTATTTAGTCTATGCTCCTCTATGAGCAATTGAACTAAATCAAAGCTAGATATGATTCCTACGGTATTCACAATATGCTCAGTAATCATAAGAGCTATCTCTCTTATTCCTATAATATTGTGATGCATTTCTACAGTAGCCATCTCATCTGCTTTAATATATCCTAATATCTGGCAGTGATCCATGCCAGCAGACATGAGTCCAGATTTAATATCTTTATATGCCCTAGATCTTCTAAATCTGGATACAGCATTACCAATGAATTGCCTATATAAATCTCCATCCATTAATGACTCTTTAGTCATATAAAATTGAATATCACATAATTCATTAGGAGAAGATATTGTTGGATTTACATCATCATATTGAATTATATCAGGAAATTCATTAAACTCATGATGTATTGTCAACTTAGGCCTTCCTTTGTATATATTAGGAGAATAATTTGTATGTTCCTGAGGGGCTAATTCTGTTATAGGGACTCCATATTTAAATTTAACACATTCTACCATTTCTTCCATGGCATACTCCTTTCTATTAAAAAAAAAAAAGAAGTTCACTTGGTGTGAACTCCTTCTGGAGAAGGACTATCCGAAGATAGCCTTTCTCCAATCATCATCGATGGTGTAGCCCTTCTTAAGAAGGTCATCGATGATCTTCTTAAGATAATCCCAACATAACTTGGACATGGGCACGCAAGGTAACCCATCACCCAGCTCGTAGGGATCATCCGGCCAATCATTCGTTGATATTGCAGCAGAGACATATGCCTCTACTACCAATGAGTGAGCACTAATGTCGAGAAGCGCTAAATCACTCATCCCATCGATGCTGTTAAAGAGTAAATGAACACCCCTTAATGCATCGAAAGTAGCATATATACTACTTTTGTCGGGCTCCGTATAAAACGGAGACCCATTCGTGATATCATATGTGATATCACATGGCTTTTTATTAATAATCATATCTGATGCTGTCTTAAAGCCATCAACAGCATATTTACTTATAATACTCATACTGTACCTCTCTTTCTCCAAGGGCGTTATTCATTTAAGACTATTATAGTCCCCTTGGTAAACAAATTTAGATAAGCCTATTACTTATCCTGTATCACTATAATATTATATAATTGAAAAAGAGTATTTTTACATTCTCCAGCAGGATCATAGAAAAAAGAATAGCCGAAGCTATCCTTTTTTGTAATCAGTTGCGAGCCAAAGACTTGCAACCGATTACCTTTCCGTCACTATCACGTACCTGCAGGCCAGGAACCCGAAGATCAGGCCTATCAGGACAACGTGACAGTACAAGACGTGATACGATGATGATAGTATCATCTGCCGGGGCTGGCAGATCTACCACATCACCGTATACCGTCATTGTCTCCGGGATACCGAGATCAGTAGATACTACTGTCTCGGTACTTGATACTCGAGCAGATCCAGATGACTTAATAGTCATCGTGGACCCGTCCTGCAGAAACAAGTTAATGTCATGCGGAGTATAGTTTAATACTTTCTTCTTCATAATGTACCTCTCTTTCTCCAAGGGCGTTATTCGTTTAAGATCATTCTGATCCCCTTAGCAAACAAGTTTAGATAAGCGTTATTACTTATCCTTTATCATAATGATATTATATAATTGAAAAATTGAACTTTTACGGAACTTAGAAAAAAGAAAACTCACTTTCATTACAAGCAAGTTTCCTCTTTAAAATTTATACAGATTTACCACTAAAGAACCCCTTCTTCTGATATACATAATTAAGATATACCTTCATATCAGATTCATGCAGCTCTATGTCATAATCATACCCCGTGAATACATCCATCTCATCTATGGATTTTATTTCATGAGCACTGCTAACTCCTCGTTTATTCTTCACCATATTCTTAATTGGTGGCACTATTATGGAACTTATTGGCTCCCCATAAGTTTCTTTGGCATGTTTTTCATACATGTCTTCACATTCTTTTCTAGATCTCCACCAGCTATATTTATCAGATAGCTTATTCTCTATACTATCATCTATATAGTCAGTGTCCTTGTATATGAAATATCCGAAATTGTAAAATTGCTTGCATCTAATCATATTAAATACAGTCAATGCATACTTTACAGTACGATCAATTTCATCATCACGTACTTTTATCACATTATCTAGCATACCTTCTACTTTAGATAATTGAGCATGCTTTGAATGTTTATTAAAGTATTCCATTTCGGTGTTATAGCTTGATACCTTGTCTCCATTACGCATACGCGTCAGATCGATTTGAATGTCCACGAGAATACTGCATATCTCACGTATCTTTTCTTCTCTAATAGTCGGATCTGTATAGTTTACTTTTACCCTAGCCAGTTCAGCTCTATACGCATTAGCCAAATTTACTTTTGCTTCTATGAGCTTTTTATGTCTGGATATAGTGTCTAAAGACTCTTTATAATTAGGATCTCTATGCACATCATCTAGGATAGTCTTTCTTAGGAGTATTATCTCCTTTCTATACTGATTTATTACATCAGCATACTTTTGGAATACTAACTTAGTGACGTATTCCTTTAACTCACTTCTTTCACCCATTTCTTGTTCCTCCTTTGATTGTATCATCTCTCTACAGGTATAATATATTATCGATCAATCATTTAATTACAAAAAAAAAAAGAAGTCTGCCCATTACAGACAGACTTCCCTTTATAAGGTGAAAGAGATGATTGGCGGCGAATCCGCCAAATGCTTATTGCATTATTCAAATATATAATATGTAATTGAGGAAAATCCATATTTCAAAATAAATGAGGGGTGCATTTCAGCACCCCATTTATATTTAACTAGCCTGCTGCTGTGCAGCCTGCTGAGGAATCACACCAGATGCAATATCCTTAGCAAACATAAGTCTTATCTCATTTCTATACTCTGGCAGTACCATATAATATACATACGATTCCATTACATCATAAATATCATTGCCACGGCCTTCAAGCTTCATATTAATAAATCCTGCAGGCACATATTTATCATATAATACATCAGGATCAATGATATGCTTATGAGCAGCTATATGATCATAGAACATCCAATTCTTATCTCTAAAGAATGGGCAAGTATACATTTTATAGTGTTGCTCACTAGATAACAGATTCAAATCACTGTAATTGGTTACATACTGATGATGCATTCTATTGGGGCAATCATCCCAGCAGAATGTCATAATAAGTAATTCAATATGCTCTTTATCCTCTAACTCAAAGAGTTCTGGTTTCTTATTGAAGGAATAATCTAATACAATGTAATCATATTTTCCTTTATATTGGTCATATTGTTCTTTAGTAGTGATTCTCTTTGTAGTAGATGCACAGATCTTAAAACTTGGATAACGTTCTCTAATATATGCTTCCAAGATATCATTATTTACCAGCACTTCATTCATTCCATTATCTGCAGCCATCAATACAATATTGCCAAATTGATCATTCAATAATTCTTCTGTAACCAGAGTATTGGTGAATGTGTATCTTACAGGAACATTGAGAGTATTATTATAGAATGCAAGATCTGTATAGACATCCTGATATGTAGCAAATCCATTAGAGAATCTTCCACCAGACCATGGGATTCCCGGATAATGTCCATAAAATGCTCCTACCTCAATATCTCTAAACATATGAGGATACTTCTCCAGCTTATCTATCAATGATCCATTTAGTATTCTCAATCTCTGTTCTCCCACACCTGGCAAGAAAAACTTTACTTTAGCCATTTTCAGTACTCCTTTCTGAACTTCCGTAAATATAGTTTTATTATTTGACTGTTTTTCTAGTATTTAAATATTGAATAAACGTTAATTTTAATAATAAGATATTCTATAAAGATATGAAAGGAAGGAAAATGCATATGGTAAATTTATTTTTACCTGATTTCTATTTCAATGCCAGAATGAATCAGGCATTTATAGAACTCATGTACGGAAAAACAAAAGAAGAATTAGAGAAAGAAAAAGCAGCAGAATGTAAAGATGAAAATGATGACACAATTATCCCAAATTGGCCAGTAGCACATCCAGAATGGTTTAGAGATGATTGCATAATTAAAGGAGTATACGGAGTATTTCCTATTTCAATCTGGAATGGAGAGGTATATTGCACAGGTAGAGCTACTAATGATAATGCTGATTCTACAGTAGAATGGTTTAATTCTAAAGGTGTATCATTAGTTGCTGAGTATACTAATACAAAATTGCAGCCATTCCATATGTATGACCATGCATGTAATCTCTATACTCAAAAGATGGAGAGTGAATTAAACTACATCAATGTGGCGTCTGATCTTTTATTAGATTATATTCATGAAGTATATCCAAAGTTCAATTTTATTTCTTCATCTTCAAAAGAGATTTGGGATATTAAAGAACTTCAGAAAGAGCTTAACAGAGATGAGTTCTCTTATGTGATTGCTAATACTATATTTAATCCAAATGATGAGATTCTTAAATTGGATAATAAAGAGAAAATTATTCTTGTAGCAAATTCATCTCATAAGTATTCTTGCCCACATGATAATCTGAGAAATGATTACATGTCTCAATTACAGCTTAATTATGGCAAGCAGCCAGATAGTATGGCTAATGTACCATGTACACAGTGTTCATCAATCTTAGATGATTTTTATACTGTAAAGAGAGATAGAAAGCATTTCATTACTGTAGATGATATGTACGGAAAGTATCCAGAAAATGGAATCAATACATTCTATATCTTTGGTAGAGGATATAATGCTTTTGATTTACTTGAGGCCTATGTATATTACATGATTAAACCTGAATACCAGGATTATGTGCGCCTTAGAATGATGATTGATTTACAGTAAAAACATCATAATATAATGTAAAATTTTACACATTAAGGAGGATATATAAGATGGTAGTACATCAGGTTTTTGCGCATATTCTTGATACTAAGATTCAGAATATCATCGTATGCGATAATTATGAAGTTGCTAATCAATTAGCAAGAACTATCTATGGTGACACAGCTATTGCACAGGAGTGTACTCAGTACCCATGTGGTATTGGAGATTACTTTGTGAATAACACATTCTACTACAGAGATCAGGATGATCCTGATAAAGTTGGAGATCCTGTACCGCGTAAGAATACAGCAGAAGAGGATGCATCTGAGGCCAATGAGAAGGCTACAAATCTTGAGCTGGATATTGCCAATAATACTATTGACATTGAGTATCTTAAAGCAATCAATGATGTTGCAGATGAGCCAGCAGAGACAACTCCAGATGTTGGAACAGTTGTTCAGGATGATGATAATAGCAACACAGAAGAGGAATCTAATTAGGAGGGTTTGAACAATGGCAGTAGATCTTTACAGAAGTTTTATTAAGGTAATTGAGTCTAATAAGAGTGCTCATGATGGCCACAGAATGAATGATGCAGTATATGAGGCACAGTGCAAGAATCTTAAGACAAAGATTAATGCTTGTACTGGTAAGCAGCTCACAGAAGATCAGGCTAAGCAGCTTATTGATATGATGTAAAAATGATCAGTGGCTGCTGTAATGGGCAGCCACTTATTTTTGCACATATTATTAATTGATGAGGAGGTGACAGTTTTGAATGGAAATTGAAAAAGTATTAACAGACACCCCTATGCTTGATGAAATTATATATAATTGCAAGCAAATAATTGCAGATAGAGTAGTTCTAAAAGATGATGTAGAAGCAGATAATCAAGAGACAGAAGCATCTCTTGTTAGATCTGATCTTTATCTTGCATCTGTAGATGGATTCGCTACTTTTGCTATGTATAAATTCGGGGAGAACGAAATATCTAAGATTCCAAGTATTACTAGCAAAGAGATCTATCAATGGTCTGCTAATAATGATCTGATTCCAGAAGAGTATAGAGATATGCTTACTAGTAGCATCAGGGAATCATATATTGACAGCTACGAGGAAGAGAATGAGTACTATCGTAAATTAAATGGGCTTCCACCAATGGGTCAAGACGGTATTCTGTTACCAGAAGATATAGTGCCAGATAGTCTTAAGAATTATATAGATTATGGTACATATATCCATAGATATGATACTGATATTATCAAAGCATTTGAGAATGCTGGAGTAATAGATACTCTATTAGAACTCTATCCAGAAGCAGAGTATCTTAGATTCATTGGCAAAAGAAAAGTAGGAATATATGATGCTAGAAAGGCTGGCAAATTCGCTCCACTATATGTGGGAGAATGTGATGAGACAGAATTAAGAACTAGATTCCAAGATCTATTGGAAGTGAATCGAATTATTTATCTTAAATTTTATTATGATGAAGCATACAATTATAAGTCTGATTATTATGAGAAATTTATGATGGTAATGATTATACTTCAGACTATGTGTGATATGATCAACGAGATTCCAGAGTATATCATTAGAAAGGATGTATTCGATATTAGAACTATTCAATATCTCTTTGAAGCCTCTGGCGTTAAATTTTTCCCAGAGATTCCAATAAGATATCAGATATCTCTCGTGAGAAATCTCAATAAATTAATCAAGTATAAATCCACAGATAGATGCATCATAGATATAGTATCTCTATTTGGCTTTGATAATATAGAAATATTCAAATACTATCTCTTAAAGAGTAGAAAGAAAGATGCAGATGGTAATTATATCTTTGCCACTATGGAGAATGATGCTGGAGATATAGTAGAAGATGTGGATTCATCATATTCATTGGAGTTTCTTAGAGTTGGAATTAGTGAATTACCTGATGATGCTATAAAAACTGAAGCTAACATATTGGACTATGAAGAGGTGACTAGATCAGATCAATATTGGATTGGAGATCATACAGAAGATGAAGTTAGACAGGATATTCTTGAGTATAATTTCAATATGCTCAGGACTAAATATATGTCTATCAAATCTGTATACTCTATGTCCGAATATCTATTCCAGATTACATACTTCATTAATTTGCTTCTGAATAATGATATCGATAAATCATTATTACTTGTTAAAGTTCCAGTATTGAATACATCTGTTACAATAATGGATGCATTCATATATATGTATGCTTTAGCACATGTATATTATGGAACAGAAGATGTTATAATTACAGATGTAGATGAAAGTCTTAAGATATTGGGATTTAATTTTGAAGCTGATTTATCTGAATTGGCTACATATCTCTGGGAGACTGGAGTAAAGACATTTGATGATATGGGTATATCTGGATGGAAAGATCCGTCTAATGGCATTTTCTCATTTACTCAACTTATGGAAGTCTATACAAATAACAAGAATATCTATGACCATGTAGTACATGAAATGATGACTGCTAATAATGCTAGAATATATAGATTATATAAAAAGATCTATGATTCTCTTATGCTTACTAGAATAAATCTTGATTACTTTGTTATAGATGATGAAGGTACAATAGCCACCAGTTATGCAGAATTTCTTCAATATAAGAGAAGTGATCTCTATGAGAAGTATTTAGCATTAGTCAATGTAAGTGAAGAGTCTAGAAATGAGAAGATTGCCACTCAAGTATATAATATAGCATGCTGTATTGAAGAGTATGTAGATATGGGAATTGTTCCTTATCTATTTGCTGGATTACCTGCCGTATCCATCGAAGCAGTAAAAGTATATGTAATGGATATTATCAACTTCTTTAAATCATTCAAGATAAGTATCTTGGATTTAGATACTGTATATGTAGCAGATGATAAGCTTACCAATACTTGTCTTATTATAGATGATGCTCTATTTAGAATATTCTTTAAATCTAAAGAGCAGATTCTTCCAGATCAAGATAGAATTGCTAATCAATTAAATGACATAACTATCTCAGAAGAACCATCTATACAAGATCATTGGTATAAAGCTTACAGATGGTATAATGATTTTAGAAGTAATGATGGTATTGCTAAAGAAGTAATAAATAAGAACGTTAATAAATCTTCAAGAAATCAGTGTAATATTGCTGATAGGGTAGATCAATTAGCATATGTATATGACAAGACAGATTATACAGGATTTTATGATACTGCTTCTAAAGTAAAAGCAACTTATGATACTTCTGAATCTGGTGGAATAAATAAGGAGAATGTATCAATACGGTATGTTTAGTACTACCGAAACATTTAAGTAAAATTGTATAAGGAGGATCTCTAATATGGTTAAGAAGAAGCTAGTCTTCGATAAAGGTGGAATCAAATTAGATGGCGTTAATGTCACTAATAGTGTCGCCGATAGATTTGTTGGTGGGCCTAAGGGTACACGAATTTATGTAAAGAATCTGGATACTGGAGAAGTTAAAGAGTTGCATAATAAGACCCTTATCTCTGGTGCTCAGTGGACTGCTACTATGCAGTGGGGACTTGATGATATCATTCCATTTCCTACGTATAATAGTGATATGCAATTAGATACACCAGCAGAAATTACTTCTCAGAATACAAAGAAAAAGATTTCTTTATTCTGCTGTGGCACAGGTGGATGTGGTGTAGAAATGTCTCAGGTATATGATGTAGATTATACCAAAAGAATCCAGCCATCAAATATGATTCCTTTTAGATATCAAGCTATTGATAATGATTTAGCTCCATCTATGAGAGAAGTATACTTTGGTAGAAAGACTGTAGGAAATAGTTATTATGCATACTATTTCAAGAAGCCAGAGACAGATCCTCAGATGTATGCTCAATATATTGATGGTACTTCTATTGATGCTAATGTATTTAATTCAGCAAATAGAACAGAGGCAGAACTGTATGTAGAAACAGTACTTCTTATTACTAAGAATGATTGCCGTGATTACTTCATTGCCACTACAGGAATTAATACAGCATTAGTAAATCAGTTCTCATTATGTCAGGCATGGCAGGTTACTGATCCAGATGGATATGTATGGTATCAGGACATCTTGCCTGTTACACAGTTTAATATGAATAATGAATCTCTTATTGACTTAACCAAGGGCATTGAGATTACATATCAGACGTATTATTAAAAAGAGGCGAAACTATGGCTAAAACCAGAGTGTCTAAGCCTATACGAAACCAGGAGGTAATAGATACTCTTCTCAATATGACTGAGGAGAGTGTATGCCAATCATTTGTACTAGATTTATTTGGTGAATTTGATGGTAATAATGCTTGTAATCAATATGACACAATAGAAATACCTCCTGGAAAATTCGTAGTAGGTGGAAAACCAAATAAAAATACATTTACCACTACTGCTGGATTATGGATATTCAATAAGTATTTTATTGAACCCCATGTATCACATGTAACAGGATATATAAATTATCCCATTACTAAAAAAGCTTATGGAAAGATACAGAAGAAATTATCATATGCTCTTATGGAAGATAGAATTACTATAGATGATCTTAAAGATTTTCTAGAAAAAACTCAAGAGTTTATGAAGTTTGTTACTGTATTATCAGGTAGCTGGTCTGAGGAAATGCTTACCTTAACAGATAAGGTAGATAAGAAAAAGGCTGAGCTTATTAAGAAGAATAAAGCTGCTATAGATGCAGGTGATGTAAAAGTAGTAGAAGATATGGAGAATGAACTTCTAAAGTATGCTACAGATTATATCGGAAATGACCCTGGAATGGATGGATTCAATTCAGGTGCAGGTGGATCTATTGATAACAACTTCAAGAATATGTATATCATGAAGGGTGCCATGAAGAATCCTGATCCTAATGCCCAGAAGACATATAATATTGCATTCTCTAATTATATGGATGGAGTATCTGCAGATGAATATTCCATGTTTGCCAATTCATTATCTGCTGGCCCATACTCTAGAGGTAAGAAAACATCTATGGGTGGATATTGGGAGAAGCTATTCCTTTCAATGACACAGCATCTTAAGTTATTGCCAGAAGGATCTGATTGCCATACTAAGAATTATGTAATAGTACATCTTACTGAAAAGAATGTAGATGATTGGATGTATTCTTGGATGATAATAGGATCTAGTTTAGTAGAACTTACCTCTCAAAATATGGATAAGTACATTGGAAAGAATGTGAAGTTCAGATTTTCTTCTATGTGTAAGAGCAAAGGTGGATTCTGTTCTAAATGCGCTGGAAATATATGGTATAGACTTGGACCTAATATGAGAAATGTAGGTGTAATGACTGATGTAATTCCTTCTACCTTAAAAAATATTTCTATGAAAGCATTTCATGACTCTGTAGTACATACAGTAGAAATGGATCCATGGAAAGCATTCTCTATGGATGATTAGAAATTAAATATTAGATAACAATATGGTAAATGGATTTGTTGCGGGAATTCATTTACCTCCCATGTTGTTGTGCGTTCATATTGCTCACTCCTCTGCCTGTGGTTGGGCGGGGGAGTTTGTTTCTTTTTTAAGCAAATTGCAAGATGGACATATATTATATACTTAGAAAGGAGATATTTTAAAATGAATTATGCAAAGGAGAAATACTATATAAATGAACACCAATGAAGAATTTGTAAAAACTATTGTAGATAAAGTAATGAAAGTAGATGATACAGATACAGAATTTATAAAGACTACAGTAGATAAAATAACGAAAGGAGATAAATATTACAATACTATTTATGGAGATCTCACTGTGGATCAAAAGTTAATTGGATTGGATAAGAGTATAGATGCTCTAGTTGATTATATGACTAGCTTTGAATACAAATCCAAATTGAAAACTAGTTATTCTAGATGCTCATGTGGCAAATTCATAGTGATTAACCCAAGACTGAGTTATATTTGTCCATTATGTGGTTCTGTCACATTACCTAATTCATAAGAAAGGAGGAGTATAAAGTTTAAAAAGTAACTAAAGAATGAAAGGAGAGATGAAAAATGGCAACTACAGAAAAGTACATGAATGATTATTCTAATTTCATGCAAAGAATATCATCGCCATCTGATAAACCTATGCATACAATGCAATATCCGGATGATCCGATGTATATGTATTTTACACAATTGGAAAAGATCAATCTAGATTTAGAGATGGAGAAAGATATCCGTGAGGGCAGAGGATTTATATGTTCCGCGGCAAGGGGGATCAAGAAAGATCTTAAAGATCCTAATGGAATATTCTCTTCAAAGTTTGGACAGACTTTGGGAGATCAAAACCCATTCATAGATAGATATAAATGTGAATGCGGTTATCTACATTCTAGAATCAATCATGGGATTATGTGTCCTAAGTGTGGTACTAGAGTTAGATATATGGATGATGATTTTAGTTATTTCGGTTGGCTGGTGCTTGATGAGCATCAGATTATTCATCCAATTTTATATATGCAGATAGAATTTCTATTTGGAAATGGATATGGTAAAAAGAGTAAATTAGATAATATTCTAAATGTCCAGGGAGAGAAAGATAGAGATGGACATGTAACTCAACTCTCTGAATGTCCCAAAGGAGAACCATTCTATGGTATTGGTATGATAGATTTTGTTAATAGATTTGATGAAATCCTTGAATACTATGCTAAAAGAAATCCATCTAAGTATGAGTATTATAGTCAGATAATACAAGATAGAGATAAAGTATTTACTCACTCTATTCCTGTATATACTACTCATCTTAGACCATTCCAAGTCACAGGAAAGTCTATGCAATATGAAGGTACTAATGGAATTTATAATATGATGAATTCTATAGTGCATTCTATTAATAAGAATAAAACAAGATTCGATCGTGATAAAGAACAGAAAAATCAGAATCTTTATAAACTCCAGATGAAATATATGGAGTTATATAATGAAGTAGTAAGCATTCTTGAGGGTAAGAAAGGAATCTTTAGAAATCTTGTATCCGGTAGATATAATTTTACTGGCAGATCTGTTATCATTCAAGATCCAAATCTTGAGATTGACCAGGTAATACTTCCATATTATGAATTGGTAATAGTATTAGAGCAACGTATAGTGAATATACTTAGACGTAGTTATAATGTTTCATTTGATGAAGCTTATAATATCTGGTATAAATCAAGTATTTCTATAGATCCAAGAGTAAAGGAAATTATCCAGTCCATTATAGATAATTCATGTGATGGCAGAGGACTACCAATTCTAATAAATCGCAATCCAACGCTGGGATATGGCTTAGCATAATAGGGCCGGTTATGCAGCAATGCATAGCTTAAAACTACTGTACGAAATTTGCTGGAACTTGCTAATGCCCAATTGCCGAAAGGAGACGAAAGTCAGAAACAAGTATTGGGATGGTATATGGTGAGATAAAAGTCTATCATTGATAGATCCTAAGTACCGATACAATGTAAGATCAGCTTCAATCAAAAATTACAATTTTTGATTGATCGACGGCTATCGAAAGCTAATCAGCACCATACTGCTGAGTAAAATAAGGAGAGAAATCTCTGAAGTGAGTAGAGTAGGGAACAGC